GGGATCATACAAAGTGTTCCATTTGAGCAGGTAATGTTCACAGAGAATGGAGTATATCGGTGGACATCGGAACCGTGATAGTGTTTGCCGCATCTGTGGGTTTATTTATCTGGCTGGTAGTCAATATTGAGCGGCACTTGCGATTATTTTATTATCAGCAGGAGTGCAAGGCTCAACAGTACAACGAATGGCAAACCAAATTGGATTACCTTTCCTGGTGCTATCAGGTCAACGAAACACCTAGTGAGGTTGGGTACTTGGCTTACAAGCTTGAGCGATCGACTGTGAAATGGAACGGGCATGGAAACGTTGAGGAGGGCGAACAGCAATTATGATGGATGCACAACTTTACCTTATTCCAGAAAGCACCATGAGGGAAGAGGTCACGCCTGTACAAAATGACCGCTGTGCTATTTATATGAAAAAACCAGTGGCGGGTACAGGATTATGGACATCGGCATACCGAGAAGAAACGGACGATAGCGCATGGGTGGAGTGGTGCCATTCAGAGACGTACAGCAATCCTGATCGTCAGTACTGGCACCTGCTTACCCCACGTCATGATGCACGTATCTATACGATTGATGGTCCTAACGACTTCATTGCCCTTATAGCGCGGTACCCCTATGTCTCACAAGAGTTAGAGCGTTGCCTGCCTCCTCGCGCATTCTTTCGCCATTACTATACAGGTATAGACTTTGAGAAGTTGAGTCAGGATTATGACGGATTGCATTTGACAGAAGAAGGAAATGCGCAGTTACATCTCCCTTTTGACTATGATTTTGATATGAATGCCTGGGATGTAGAGTCAACCGTCTGGTTTCGCTGGTGTTTTGAAAAAGTAGAATGTATCAGGACTCCAACGATAGTTGAGACAAAGCATGAGTGCAGGGAAGAGAAAGAGCAACCAGTGACATCGATACAGTTTGAGGCGATATTATGAGAGAAGACATCGATAGTTCGAGTTTCATCCTGGCTGAAAAGTACTTACCAGATGGTCGCAAACTGACGATAGAACCACAGACGTTTGGTTGTGCTCGTATAGGTATAGGGGAATACCCGCCACATCAGGATAGCATGACCTATGCCGATACCTGGGATTTTCCGAGTAAAGCTGCGGCACTTCTTGCATACGCAAACTGGAATGCTGAAGAAGAACCAACCGACTGGCATCGACATCATGCAACAGGGCGATACCGACACGGGGGCAATCCAGATCTTGAATATATCCGATGGGAAGGGACGGACGAACAACACATCAAACACGCGATGAAAGTACTGAGAAGTGAGGAGCGTTTCATTGTCTCGATACACGATGAAGTGCGAGAACCGTTCTCACTTCCTGACGCTCGTATCTATCTAGTGACAACAGAAAGTAATACTTGTCAGTGTAGGATACCTTGCACATGGTATGACTACGCTTACCTCTATCTTGATCGATGCGTCATCCTGAACATTGTCGATACGATGAAGATAAGTCTCGCAACCCTCAAGAAACGATTATACGGATAAATAATATGGATATTACCGATATATTTGAAACAGCCAAAGAGCAGATTTTGAAGAGTGGCGATCATACCCCGATGATCTTTGCGGAAGAAGAGAACAGACAACTTACCCTTTTCGCTCTTGCAGTGGACTTTGGCGACCATATCACGACACACGAAAAAGAAGCGATGTTCTTCAGCACCGGTCGCAAGTTCGCAAAAGAGAAAACACCACTCCCAACACTCAAGCAACTTTGTTTTGTAAGTGAAGCCTGGATCAGCTATGTAAACAAAATGGAAGAACGGAAATATCGCTTTCCATCAGATGATCCGGATAGGGAAGAAGCGCTGATGGTGCTCTCACTTGATGTACCAACCATGCAACATACCTTGCATATGGCGACGATGATCCGCTCAAAGACAGGAAAGTTATTGGAGTTGCGTCCACAACCTGACATGATGCAGAAGAGTCTGAAAAGCGACTTACTCCCTTCGTTCCTAGCTGGCGTCTTGAGTGCGAAATATACCGACTCAGAATTTAGTAAGTGGAAGAAGAGGTTAGAGCATTGACCGCCACAACACAACTTATCTGCTCAGATAGCACCAGTATCACTCGTAGTGGCACCAGCGCTTTCACGGTTACAGGCACACGTATAGGCAACAATGTCTCTGTACGCATGGAGTTCGATGTTGTCTCGAAAGAGGAATGCATAACAATGGTAGGTCACAAGCTGCAAAGTTCGTTGGTTGGCTCTATAAGCGCTATGGGAATGTATCTATTCTGGTGATCGATAGCGATTAAATAACCAACTTCACCTTCACCTTTGCGCCATTGCATAACACCTTCTCAACAGTCAGTACAACCGTACTAGCGCAGTTACAAGGCGTAACAGGCGGCTTCTTTGTCGGTGGCTTGTGATGGACAGGAGGAAGGTGTACCGGTCTGTGATGAGGCTTACACGGCTTCACACAGGCATGATAGCCACTATGACAGATCGGGCTACCTCCAAGTGTTGCAGCATGTACTTGAGATGGTACGATCAGAACAAGGAACAATCCAACTATAAGCGAAATAATGACAAGATGTGTTCTCATGATGGTGTCTCCTTTACTTTTAGTGTAGCAAGGAGACAAAAAGAAAGAGCCTGGATGATATCAATTCATCCAGGCTCTTTCTGCTTAATTGCGCTTTTCCCACTCATCGGGGTTATTCAGCCACATCTCAATGCCTGATTCCACATCATCGACATCGGCCCAGGCTGCGTCTGCTCCCCATGCAATACCAAGACGCCCATCAATGTGTACTGCCTGTGCTTTTTCGACACTACCCTCGATGTTAATAAGGTAGCAGCAAACATCATGTGAGTTCTCAATGTTTGCTACAGGTATCTCTCGTTGAAGATCGGTTGCCGTGATGAGATCGCAATCAATCTCATCAGAGGACCACATTTTACGGATCTGCATTATCTTTTCCTTTCTTGCCATTTTCCATCAATTAGATGCCCATAGCATTCAGCTATGGGGTCCCTGACTAGCGTTTATCTCCATGCGTGAAGTATTCAGGTGCTACACTACGCTCTCTACATTCTTGAGCATGCTTGCGCCCACGCTCCCATACGTACTCCTCATGCAGATTTGCCATGTCAGCCTTAGCCGCATTGTACCGCTTCACTGCCTGCTGTTCCTCTTCACTAATACGCAATGTCTCGCTTCCATATCGATGTGGTACACGTCTCTGGTATGCGTGCTTTGCCAGGAAGCCTGCCACACCAGACTTGATGTTCAACGCTTTGCACTGAGCAAGCGCGGCGTCGAACTCTGTCTGACGTGCTATGCCCATCTCAGTTGATTTACAGTTTTTGCACATAGATTATTCCTTTCATCACTACTTAAAAAGATGATCGATACGATCGTCTGATGGCAATTGCCTGGTAAGCAATGCCTCTGTCTTGCGTAGATTGTCAATGACTAACTCTAACTCGGTCTTCTGTTGTGTCAGTTCGACGACGACAATTTTGATATTTTCGATGGATTGCTTGATTGCTGTAATGTTTTGCTTTTGCATGATAATCGTCCCTTCTAGATATGTAGTGTCCCTGTTCGATCGTTGTTGAGGAAATGATCCTCCTCAACAACTTGCTTCATTGGTCTACCATTGCGTACTCCATCGACTGAGACAACGGCAACCACTTTATAGCCTGCTTGTCTATCGGTTTTGTCGCAACGATCTGCATAGACGAGGTTGTAATGCTTCTCGTTCTCCAACTCATTGCGGAGTGCGATTGCTTGCTTGTAAGTCATACTGTCACCTCTGTCAGATTGCGTGCGCACTTGCTACACCACTGGCTTGCATCCTTCATATCGACGCGTGCTTGTGACATGCTGGTGCTACTCACCATTTGCCCATGCGCCTCACAGACGGTAATGTATTTTCCATCGGCATCAATACCCTGCTCAGCAGCAAGATAGATCACATTGTGAATAGTGGTAAGTGCGTTGATCCGACTGGCAAGATAACCAGCGCGGTCATTAAAAGGTTTCCGGTTGGTCATAGTGTTTGCTCCTTTATTTGGCCTGATAGTATTCAACAGTAATCCATCGTCCGTCTATCAACTCTTCAACGGAAACTTTGTTGTCGTAGGGTTCGCCATCGTCAACGGTACAACGCGATAGCCATACTCGGTACTGCCCTGTATCGACTTTCAGATCATCGGCCTGTCCAGTTGCTAATGTATCCATGCCTTCCAACTCTTCTAGAGTGTAGTGCCTCATAGTGTTTGCTCCTTTATGAATAGCGTTCCATCAAAAACGATGGATATGCACTTGCTAAATCCCCGCTCTCAGTGAGTAGGGTATGTACGACTTCGCACAACTGGCGAATAGTCATAGCCTGTAGTGCGAGATAGGTTGCTGAAGGAAGAATGTTCCGATAGACAACCAGCCACAAGCCGTACGACGCGGGATTGTACCCGTGAGGCAGTGCATCCTCATACACGACATCACGTGCCTCGTCAAAGCGCTCACACAAGTCTCGTATCGCCGCGAGACGGTCTTCTAGTGATCGCTCAACTTGCAGGTGAGTCACGCGAGAACGCCCCATCGTCTTGACGATATAGGAGGCGAATTGCCGTTTGCTGAGTGCTGTGATGGTTGTCATGATGTTATCCTTGCTTCTTTGCGATGAATGCCCTGGCTCCACGCTCCGATTTGAATTTGTATTCCTGGTTACCAGACTTGCCTTTGTGGAGGTATCGCGCTCCATCAGCAAACATCTTGATTGGGTAGTAGAGACCGGTTTGATTTGATCGGTCAAAACCGTAGATGTCATTGATCATTGTTCGCTCGAAAATTACTTCTGCTGTCATGTCCGTTTCCCTCTCGCTAGTCAACTCTTCTTCATGTGTTAAGTATATATCATCATGTGATGATTGTCAAGTAAAAAGAGGCGAATAACGACCAGTTTCCAGGCACGCTCAAGAATTGGTTTGTTTTCGTATCCAGTTGCCTATGGTCTGTTTGCTTGTACCTAATTTTTTCGCTATGTTCTCCCTAGACATGCCAGTTGCTAGTAATCGAAAAGCCTCTTCACGTACAGTTGGTGGATACCCCTCTTTTTCTATGCTTTTTTTTCCTGCCTGGGAGGGCTTGCCTCCTCTAGATGGATCGATGCGAACAGTGTTGAGGCTGTCAACGTAGTAGTAGATCGCTGTGGGCATGCGGGTGCCTTCAATTTTACCGTCTCTAAACAGAACATACACGGTATTCCTTTTATATTCCTTTTCATACCCTGCTGCCCTCGCTCGTTCACTGAGAATAAGGGCAGCAGGGGTAGCGGTCGTCGCCTCACGCCCATTTATAATGATCCGTTCTGGTATTTCTTGTTGATTGCTCATTGTTCCTCCCTATGTTGCTTGACTTTTTCTTTTCGTTAGTATACACTATACATCATTATAGAATGATAAATCAAGAGGGAAGGAGACGAGTTTTTGAGTGGTGGTTTTGTAATGTGGATTGTTCAGTGAAAAAGAAAAACACCCCGGCGTCGCAACTAGGGTGCTCATCTTTTAGAAAGTGTTCTTATGAATAAGAGTAGCACGCTATTCAATGCCTGTCAATGTGCCTCTTCAGGATATGAGGTGCCAGTATGGTAGCAGCACCAAAGTTAAAAGCGGTATCACGTCCTCACGAACTGGCATTTATTGAGGTTGCGCGGAAGATACGGGAGAAACAGATCACTTCTCTTGCAGATATTCCGACCGATCTCAAACAGTTTACTTCAGTTGCGCAAGCCCTCTGTACTGCAAGGATAGACTTTGATGAGGCCAATTTCTGGACAGTCTATACCTCCCTTGCCATTGATCATCCTAAGTTAGCAGAATGGCGCAAGTCGATTGAAACCAGTTCAGAAATTGAGGAAGAGGAGGAAGACCCGCGTTTTGTCACTGGTACGAATGGCAAAAAAGTGTTTCGTACTCTTTCTATGCAGGAAATAAAACAACTCCCACGTGCTGAATGGCAGATCCCTGGTATCTATCAGAAGGTGTCTGTTTCCATGACCTACGGGGATGCAAATACAGGGAAGACCTTCGTTGACCTGGACATTGCGCTTCACCTTGCCTATGGGATGTTCTGGCAAGGTCGGCAGCTCATGCAGTCTCGCGTGCTCTATATCTATGGAGAAGGGAATGAGGGACTTGCCAACAGGGTTGAGGCATGGCAGAGGAAGCATGGGAAGGAGGATAGCGACTACATACGGTTCATCTGTTTTCCTGTGCAACTGATGACTGAACTTACTATCCTGTGTGACACGATTGAAGATCAGGAAGAGACACCTGGACTGATTGTACTCGATACGTTTTCAGTCTGCGCTAGTGGCATCCCTGAAAACGATAATGTGGAGGTTGCAAAGTTTATCGCCTGTGCCTCCCATATTAAACGAACGTACAAAACCAGGGTACATATCATCCATCATGCAGGGAAGAATGGCGACTATCGGGGAGCTGCCGCGTTCAGGGGAAATGTAGACACCATGACGTTACTAGTACGAGAGAGCAATGAGTCTCCAATAGTCATGGTCTGCAAGAAACAAAAGGATGCAGCCTACTTTAGTGACATCAAGTTACAACTTGAGCAGATCTCCCTTGGCATCGACCCAGATAGTTACGAACCGATTACCTCCTGTGTTGTGATTACGTGCGATCTGCAAACACATACAGAAGAGAAGACAGAGCAGGAACGGGCAACTATGTTGAAGGTGCTTGCTGACAACGGGCGTATGAGCAGTGCGAAATGGAAAGATGCTTGTATCGACGCCGGGATCAGTCGCAACGTCTGGTACACACAAAAAGACTACTTGACCCAAACAGGAAAGATACAAGAGGATATTACCGGTCCAGGGAAGCCCATCTTTTATAGTGAGAGGAAACTATCATGAACCCTTACAGCCCTTCCCGAACCCTTCCCGGTAATGGTCGTAACCCTTACACCCCTTACACCCTCTATAGAGGGTGTAAGGGGTGTAAGGGTATGGGTACCCCTGAAGAGGCAAAACAATGAAAGATGTAGTAACGCTTGCTGAAGAAGATACGAACCTGCATAAAGCGGCAATAAATGAGCTGGCTGGTCCCTGTCCTGGCTGTGGAGGAAGTGACCGTTTTCGGGTGCGCTATAGCAGAGATACTGGTACATGGCGGTTTATGTGTCGCTCCTGCTATGATGCCAGTCAATTCATCGCTGAGAGAGGCAAGAAACGCGGTTGGGGAGATAGCATTGACTATCTACGACACTATAGAGGAATGTCTTTTAGGCAGGCTCAGATGGTAGTAGGAGAGCAATCAGGGACAGACTACACCCCTGAAGAGGCACAACCGCGCTATCTCTCCGATACATGGCAAAAGATTACACACGACGCAATGCAAGCACATAGAAACCGTCTATGGTCTGATGATACGTTGGCCCTGGACTATGCACGTAGCAGGGGCTTGTATGATCATACCATACAGCAATTCCAGGTAGGGTACTCCATTCATAAGAGCGTTCCCTATCTGGTGATACCTTCCATCAATGACGGATGTTATGTCACGGTCTATCGGCGTGATTTGCGTCTTGATAGGCCAGAGGGAGTACCGAGATGGAAGGATGCACCAGGGGGAGCAAAGAGCGAATTGTACCTTGCAGATTGCTTATTCTCGCGGGTCAATCTTCCTGTGGTGCTCTGTGAAGATGCGTTTTCAGCGCTTACCATCTATCAGGAATGCGGCGATCTTGTCAATGTGGTAGCAACGGGCGGCGCGGCGTGCTGCATGACAACGAAATGGATAGCACGTCTGGCCTGTATGCCCCTGATCCTGTATGCCCCTGATCCTGGTTGCACTTGATGCAGACCGTGAGGGTGATAAACACTCCCTGGAATGGCTGAAACGCCTCAAGAACGGGCGGCGCTTGCGCCCTCTGCTCAAAGATGCCAACGATATGCTCATGGACAACTGGAACATACGCGAATGGGTAGAAGACGGATTGAAGGAGAAGTGTGTTGTCTGCAAGGCAAGTATTGACGATCCTGAGTATGAATTTGAGTATGATGCACGCGGCGTTTTGTATTATCGCCAGCACTGCCAGCAGGCTTGACGAGTTTCTAAGCAGGTTCAAAACTGATAGGGAAAGTACTTGACAATCATTATGTGATGATATATAATACTTGTAGATGAGGACCAATAAACATTCAAAAAATTACCGCCTCATCTACAGGAGAAAATCATGGTAGCAGTAATTGCAAAGGTACGCAAGCCCTCACCATCCATCATTGAGCGAACGATGGAAGCCACAATTGAGATCAATTCTCATGCTGATGTTATTTGTAAAGTCCCTGGCAAGTTGTACTTCGTGAAATCCGATACCCTCACCAATCGGTACTATCCAGTGATGTGGAGTGAGAGCGATCATTCATGGACGTGTAGTTGCGGCGGTCGTGCTCATTTACACAGCCACACGATCAAAGCGCAACAGGCATGTGCAAGGGAGCGGATGGAGCAGAAGGATAGGGAGTATGCACAGTATCGGGCATACGAACTGAGCCTGGGGATTTACAATTGAACGACCAGACATCAAGAGGAGTGGGCAACCCTCCTCAGTGGTGGAATAGTGACGAATTGAGGGATGAAATGAACGATTATTGGCAAGAGCGGAAAAACATAGAGCGTGATTATATCCAGGTTCCAGACACGAAGCCTATTACTCACACGGTGGTCGTGACCGCTCCCATACAGTTGAAGCGGTGGGCAACCAGTGAAGATGCGGCTAATCGTCTGGCAGGTGTCTATCGCCTGCGCGGGTACGCCGTCACAATTGAGCAGGGTGCGAAATAGAGTAATCGGGCGGGTACTCACTCCTGCTCAAAGGATACCATCATGAACAGCCTATTCGAGAAGTTGAAACACGGTGAAACGATCCATGTAGTCTCTACCACGTCAGGTGTCAAGTTCAGTGTTGAGGCTGTGACGTGGGCAGGAAACAGGGTAGGGTATGCGTTCAAGGACGAACAGGGACAGGTGATACCAGGATACCGCAAGATGTTTAGTGACGAGCAGATTAAGGATGCTAGCCAGTATTGGATGGAGGTAAGTAAGATGCCAACAGTTGAAATGCGCGGATACTATCAAGTAACCATCTTCTCTGATCATGAGGAGTGGCGGCTGAGTTATACGAATGGTACGTTCAGCCAGCCAAGTGAGGTGACTGCCGAGTCAAAATTTCCTGAGTGCGTTGGGTGTCATCGCTGGTGGTCTCCCCAAGATCGTGACATCCGCTTTGATGACAACGGACAGATGACCTGCCCTTATTGTCAGTAGTGTGTATTGGGCGGTTGTAACATCGCCCACGGAAGGATTACGATGATGACTTTTAACCCCAAAGAGCACTTGATGCAAATATCGAAAAAAGATTATCTCCCTGTAGCATGGCGACTGGTCTGGTTTCGTGAGGAGTGTCCCAACGGAACGATTGATACGGAAGAGATCGAGGTTGATCTTGACCGTGAGGTACAAGAAGAGATCCCTGTATGGAGTAATGAAAAGCGGCGCATGGAAAAAGTGACGAAAACTGCAAAGGGGTATGCCCGTTTTCGTGCAGTGATTACTGATGGCAAAGGTGGGAGAGCCACTGGTACCAAATCAGAGAACGCGGCTAGTTTCCCTGATTTTATTGAAAAGGCTGAAACTGGAAGCATCGGACGAGCACTCGCCGCTCTAGGGTACGGTACACAATTTGCCCCTGAACTAGACGAGGGACAACGTATTGCTGATGCCCCTGTACAGCGTTCACCGTACTATTCTAACGATGCGCAAGACGAGACATCCAATTCTACCAATGAGGCAACAAAGGCTTCCTCTCATGCTCCTACACCCATTAACAAGGTATCTGCTCAAAGCGTTGTCAGTGAGTCTCACGCGCAAACAAATCTGAATGACATTCCTTCTGCCAGGAAGTTACGCGAGATAGCCGCCGCGCTCGGTATCGAATGGTCATCAGTCCTTGAGGAAGCATTTGAACGCCCGATAGCAGAGGGAAAAGTCACATTGCAAGCCCTTGAGAATAAAGGTGATGACTTGCCTCCTGGGTACTGTAAACGTATCGCCTCTTACCTGCAAACAAAGCAGGCGGCATAACCATAGCGGGTTCCCTGGTACCCTACAAACCAGGGGAAGGATTACATCATGACTACCATTTCAAACCGACAACAGACTGTCAAGTCAGAAGTGCTTGACGTACTACGCAATGGACATACTACAGGGATGAGTTACTTTCTTCCAACAGGTCAACTTGACCGCAAATTGTACCAGGAAGTCAATGAAGTGCTTGAGCGGATTGGCGGCAAATGGAACCGCAAAGCAAAAGCACACCTGTTCGAGATTGACCCCGCCGCGCTATTGGACCTTGTTTCAACGACTGGTGAGATGCCGCCACGCAACCCGACTGCATTCTTTCCGACCCCTGACGCGGTGATTGAACAACTCTTATCGGGTGTCTGTCTGCCTGAAGAGGCAAGGATACTCGAACCGTCAGCAGGCAAGGGAAACATAGCCGAGTATGTCCGTGATTACATGACCTATGCGGTGCTTGATTGCTGTGAGATTGTCCCACGCTTCCGTGAGATGCTGCAATACAAAGGATTTATCGTTCTTTCTGAGCCTGATTTCCTTGCCTACTGTCCAGGTTCAATTTATGACTTGATCGCCATGAACCCGCCCTTTGCTGTTGAGGGTGACGCCCTGGCATACGTCACGCATATAGAGCATGCGTGGTCACTGCTGGCATCAGGCGGCGTGTTACGAGCGGTTGCGCCTGCTGGTTTTGCATTCAGGGATGACAAACGTATTGTGCAGTTGCGCAACCTCGTAGAAGAGTGCGGATCGTGGGAGAAGTTGGAAAGCCAATCCTTTGCTGAGAGCGGTACAGGTGTCGCAACCGTCATCATTTCAATGCAAAAGTAAGAGCAGTAGGTTGCCAGTCATCCTTAAACTGGCATGGAGGTTTAAATGAACATCACACAAGCGAGAACTATTGTACAAGCCTACGGGTATGGGCTACGGAAACTTATCAATGTGCCAGGACACTATAACTTGACATGGAATGGGAGAAGTTGGGTCACGCTCAACATTGCTGCATTAAACGCGACGACACTACGAGTACAGATTGAGGCAGAGCGTCCAAATATCACCCTGGCGAATTGTCTGTAGCGCACACTAGGGAGGTCGGTGTGACCTCCTTTAAAACTGGCATGGAGGTTCTTATGTTTCTGGATATTGAAACCAAGAAGTTCCACCAACGCCCCCCCCGCAACCATAGTTAATTGACATTGCTTGAGCCTTGTTTTATCCTATACATAAAGAGTTTTTATTAGTGTTTCATTAACGAAACAGAAAAAGATGCATGAGGTACATTATGCAAGAAGCGTTTTCAGAGGAAGAATGGCGTGAGCGGCGGCGAGGAAACAATCAAGCCCTGAGTGATCAAATCGCAACATCCTACTTGTACAGAAATATCAAGCAGTATTTTGGTTCTGAGCGAGGTTTAGCCATCATACGGTGGCTGCAAGTTGGTTTAGGAGAGAAGCAAACATTTGATGAGAGATGTAAAGCCTGGTTGCTCTCAGATGACTTTGTCAACGAGGTAAGAGAAGCTGCCGATAAAACCGACTACTCTGCCTTTAGTGCTGATGATAACGAATGGGTTCAGACTACGCAAGATCGCTACAGAGAACTGGTTGAACATCTTTTTGAAGCCTCAACTAGTGAAATCGAAGAACCGAGTAAAGATGGTATTGTTCAGGAGGTGAAGATAGAATGAGCAGTACTGTCTACCCTATCGGCTACTCTGCCCCTGGTTCCCTCCCACGTATCGATGAGTTGATGCAACAATCTCAAATGCTGCTCATTGATACCCGTTATAGTGCAAAGAGTTGGAACCCGCAATGGCAAGAGAGCACTCTACGAGAACGCTATGGTGATCGGTACAGGGTTGCAGGCCGGTACCTGGGCAATGTCAACTACAAGGGAGGTCCGATCAAACTAGCTAATCCAGAAAGAGGCATATGCGGGTTATGCCAGTACTTGGGTGAGGGCTACGATCTTATCCTGCTTTGCCAATGCAAAGAGTATGAGACATGTCATTGTAAGGTAGTGGTACAGGCGTTACAAGAGGCAAGGAGTGATGTGCAGGTGATACAGCCTGCCAGTATGACGTGTCATTGTTGCGATGTGCCAGTGACGCCGGAGACATCGGAAGTGTATGCCGATGTGCAGCACGAGTACTGGTTGTGTTTTGAGTGCATAAAATAGGAAGGATGGAACCATGTTCAAGGTTTGTCGAGAGCGGTGTGATGAGTGCTTATTCTCACCTGATAAAATCGTGAGTCAGAACCGCAAGAATGGCATCATTCGAGACTGTCTAGCCAATGATCAGTTTTTTGTTTGCCACAAGCACAGCGTAGAGGATAGCGAAGGAGGTCCGACAGGGGAGCAGGTATGTTGTAGAGGCTGGTTCGACTCCTACGGAATGGAAACCAATATCATCCGTATTGCGTCCCGCCTCCATGCGATAGAAGAAGTGGATGAGCCAAATGCGTGAGAGAAAAGTTGACCCCTGGGAGATCCGTAACTATAAAGTGCAATCCGTTGTCTGCGGTGAAGTCTTTGGTGAGAGCGGTCTAGGCTCCCATTGTGAGTACGATTTCCATGTATCGGGCTTGAGTGGCGGTCTGATATGGGTCGTCGATCATCTTGCCAGTGGATGCAAGATCGCGCAATTCAACGGACAGGCAAGAGTGCGTGTCTTCATAGAGGAGATTGCTGGCTATACCGATTGGACTACTTCGCTTGATGTACTCAAGTCTATCCGTGATGAGAAGTTCTGGAAAGAAGTACAAAAGGCGGCGGCACTGGCTGAAACCTGGACACCCAAAGAGGCGAAGAAGTTGCTACAAATGCGTAAACAAGTAAGCCTCTGGAAAGAGCAAGGTGTTTCGTGACGAGAGGATAAAACGATGTGGATCAATAACTATGACGACCCTGAAGAGATGGATCTACAAACCGCCTTGAAGTTGTTGCAAGCGAACGGGTATACCAATTGCACAACGGAAGCGAACAAGCAGAATGGGACTGGCACCATGTATGTGTTCAACGACCCATCAGGCGAAGGTGTCCATTATTGTGATGGAGAGGAAGAGGTGATTGAACTGGTGATCAGCCAGGAACTCACCTTTCCAGAGAGTCAGGAAGGATAAAACGATGATTACTGTCGATTTTGCAAGTTCCTCAGATGGAAAGCCTTGTATCACCATGACAACTGATCAAGGCAACCGCTATATACTTCTTACCACGAAGAAGGCACCATTGGCAGGCGCAATTATCAATCAACTCAGGACTGATTTTTCTTGTGAGTCTCTTCCTGGTATCCCTCTTGATTGGAGAACATCGCTAGAACAAGGTGAACTGATCTTTCATAGCGAGTCTGGTGCAATTGGCATCTATGTTCAGGAGTCTCGTTTTGACGAACTGGTATCGATATTCAGCCACTTATAACATGTCACTGCCTGGGGAGCGTGCAAGATCGCTCCCCTTTTTCATGCCTCCAATAGCGTGAGGTATAGGCTATTTAAATGGCTATACTATTCCCCTTGCCTGCCTATTTCATCGGCTTTTCGCTGTGTCAGAAACGGTCGTTTCCTGATCACTTTCCAACCCCATCAAAAATACCCCCTCATCCCTCTTGACATTGTATCAAAACTTATGTTATAATCAAAGTGTTGAAACGAATGAGTTAGTGAGACAAGAAGGAGGATACTCATGGCACAATACTATGTTCACTCTACCAATATCGTTGGATATACACACTCCGATGGCTACTGTCTGTGCGTCGAGCACGGAACAGATACGCAAGGGAATGAGTTACCAGATCCAGGGAATGAGACAGGTAAAGTTTTCCCCATTTTCGCAGGGGACGAAACGGATACGGATCTCATATGTGATGTATGCCTGAGTAAGGCTATCGCCAATGGGGCAGATCCCCATACGGCGATCATTCTGGCGGCTAATATTGACTCTGGTGAAGAGGCCGAACCAGAAGGGGATTTTCTATGATTCCATTCGGGGTAAATGTAAGCGAGCACAAATGATCAAGGAGCGATGAAATGGAAAAGGCGACATGTCAGGTTTGCGGCAGAGAGATCAAAGCCTCAACAGGGCTGATTGCCCATCATGGGTACCAGCGTCCCTATGAGGGGTGGCAAACGTCTTCTTGCGAAGGTGCCAGATATGTATCGTACGAAGTATCTTGTGACCGTCTTCAAGAAGTCATAGAAGTGATGAGAAACTTCATCACTTCCCAGGAAGAGAAACTGGTGGTGTTCCTTGAAATACCACCAGAAACCATTACGGTTTCTGAAAAACGTTCGGCGTGGGCAAGGGAGGAGGAAACAGTCTACGAGAAACCAGAAAACTTTAATCCAGACAGTTACAAATCTTCTAGACCGCGAACGTATGAGAACGCCTACGCTGATCGAAGATATCGTTACTATCAAACAATCAAAGCAGCGAAAGCAGACCTCTCAACTATGGAGAGACGCTTGCGAGAGTGGCATGCAGTTACCGTTTAAGATCAAAACTATTGCTGTAGAGGAGACCAAACGCTATGAATTCTCATTTGATTTTATCAAGTTGCAATCTTGCTTACGAACTACACAAGGATCAGACAAGGCGTGAGAGTGGGCATCCATTCTTTGATGCTCACCTCGTACCGGTCGCTGAAATGGTACAAGCAAACGGTGGCGATGATCTGGCTATCGCTGCGGCTTATCTTCATGATGCTATTGAAGATATTGGACCGCATACCCGTGAGCAGATTGTGGCAATCTCGCCTGATGTACTGGCAATCGTGGAGCAATTGACCGAACGTGGAGATAGCTGGCAAGAAGAGAAAAGTGGTTATGTGGCTGGTGTGGCACAGATGGACCAACGAGCGTTACTGGTAAGCATCTGTGATAAGTTGACCAACGCTCGTGATTTTTCGGATGAATGGGAACGGGGTCAATTTGGCAAGAGACCAGTGCAAATTATCTGGTTCTTTGAGCAACTTCTCGATGCATACGGAAAACGAGATATTGCTTTAGGAGGTGCATGTAAAGGGCTATTGTGGGATCTGCATGCAAGAGTTGGATGCATGCAAGAGTTGGAGGGGAGGTAAGTAATGGCGAGCCAGAAAGAGCAACAGGCGTGGGACGACGAACTCAGAAAAGATAATGAGCAATATCTTGCTGAATCCGAGAAAAGCAGATACGTTCAACTTGAGATTATAGCGGCACTGAGTGCACTCATCCAAACCGCGATGAAGCACTATCCAATTGAAGATGGAGTAGCGTATCCCCCATACCAGATATCACAAATGATCGACACACTCATCTCCTTACGTCGTACATTTCAGGAAGAAAAGATCGAGGTCTTTCTTTTAGGACAAGATGATCCTGTATATTACGTGGATCTTCCTGAGTGGGCAAAACTCAAGGAGGTATAAATGTCTCGAATTGGGTATGCTCGTGTTTCAACGCACCTGCAAAATAAGGAACTCCAACTCGATGCACTCAACAAAGCAGGGTGTGAGCGCATCTTTGAGGATGAAGAAACAGGTTCAAAGCAAGAACGTAAGGGATTGAATGAAGCGGTTGCCTTCCTTCGTCCAGGGGATACGCTTGTTGTGTGGAAACTGGATAGAGCAGGACGGTCACTACAACACCTGATCGAACTGCTCAACACGCTAAAAATGCATTCCGTTGAGTTCCTGAGCCTGACAGAGCAGATTGACACCTCTACAGCAGGAGGAAAATTGATCTTTCATCTGATGGCGGCTCTTGCGGAATTTGAGCGCGATCTGATCAGGGAACGTACCAATGCGGGACTGGCGGCAGCTCGTGCTAGAGGCAGACTTGGAGGCAGACCGCGCAAACTACAGAATGGTAAACCTGCTATGGCGCGTCGGTTGCATGCCGATAAAACGCACTCCATCGATGAAATATGTACGACGCTAGGGATATCACGCCCGACATTGTACCGGTACCTTAGAGGAGAATAGGTGAATGTATGAGTTGGCTTTATGTTCCGGCATTGGAGGACTCTCGCTCGGATTGCAACGATCAGGAGTCAAACCAGCATGTTACGTTGAGCGTAATCCCTACCGAGTCAATGTCCTCATCTCACGATTCAATGATGGATCGCTCCATTCCGCTCCCATCTGGGACGACGTTACCTCATTCGACGGGCGACCCTGGTGTGGACGAGTGGATATCATCTCTGCCGGTTTCCCTTGTCAGCCATTCAGCAAGTCAGGACTTAGACGAGGGAGTGACGATGAACGGTATCTCTGGCCTGATATCTACCGAATTGTTTGCGAGGTTCAACCACGATTCGTGCTCTTGGAGAACGTCTCAGGCTTACTTGATGCCAATAAACGAGAACACTTGCCAGCACCACTATCAGGAGTACTTGCAGACTTGGCCCGAATCGGCTTTGATGCGGAATGGCAGATGTTATCGGCTCATTCCTTTGGAGCGCCGCATGAACGCAAAAGGATCTTCATTGTTGGCTACCCCCATCAAAGCCGATGGAGAGCAATTCTATGCCCTTTCGCTGAAATCGGCATTGAAGCGTATTCAGGATGGCCGACAATTGACATGGATACATCAAGCAGTTGTCTTCAAGCAATGGAAGATAGGACATGCCAATCCGCGATTTTCAGAGGCAATGATGGGACTGCCCATCGGGTGGAGCGACTTGCATCCATTGGAGAGTCAGTTGTTCCACAAGTCGCTGAATATATTGGAAAGTGCATCCTAAGAGGAGAATAGATGCATGAATAAACAGCTATCGCGTAGGATCATACGGGAGAGAGTCATCAATGTACTTGATGGTGATCTCAGTGTAGGAGGACTATCAATTTTCTTAGAGGCAGCAGGATACAGTGAGCAAGAGATAAGATTTGTTGCAAATGAGTATGAAAAGTTTGTCCACCAATTAATAGAAAAACAGCATCGAAAGAAATTAAGATAATGGGCAGAAAATAGGGTGTAAAGAAGGTTCTACTAATCAGCATTTGAAGCCCCAAAGGAAAGAAAACAATGAAACTATCAGACAAGATGCTCAATACGCTGAGCCAACTGCAAGTAGGAAAAACAACGATGTTCGGTTCAACGCAAAGTACGAATAGCGCGTGTGGAGGTGCAAACTACCTCAATGCCAACACGGTCCAGGCGTTGATACGTCGTGGCCTATTAGAGCCATGTGGAGAGGCACCTAGTGGGCATGGAGAATACTACTACCGTATCTCAGAAGCAGGGCGGCAGGTGCTCCTTGACGATGGGCAATCAATCCTGATCGAGATGGAGCCTTTTCAAGTTGATCCTGCCCTTGTGCAAATGGCGATAGACTTGCAATATCGTGACCGTTTAAAGCAATGGAAGCAGCAGCAGGTATAAGTATTTCAAGATGAGAGGGGCAATCAGCATGGTAGCGATACCGGAAGCAAAATACAACACCTGGGGAGAAGAGATACAGGAGCGAGAGGATACCCCTGAAGAGGCAAGGGTACGCAAACTGTTACCAGTACTTGACGTTCAGACGGTGACACCCCGCGTCTGTGCAACCTGCCACTATGGACGTATCAGGAATGGAGCATTTGAGTGTCTTCGTGAGGGTGGGTATCATCACGATGTTGGAGATATGCTCCATTGGTACCACGCTTGCAAGTTCTACAGGAAAGAGAGTTAGATGAAAAAGAAAGCATTGCCACATCCAACGTCACGCCTCCATGTTCTCTGCCCATTCTGCAAGCATAGCGTGTATCGGTTGATGGATGTCTCTCAATTCTGTGGAAAGTGCTGTACAGAATATAGTGTAAGCAAAAACGGCACTTTGATACTGAACTGAACCGCTACCCTATTGCAAAGATGGCAGTCAAGGTAGGTGGTATAAGGATGGAAGAGGGTTAGAGTTTGCGGTAAAGCTTTTCCAGGTACAACGAAGGACACAACAAATATGATCATGCCGTGGGAAATGAGAATATATCTCACGAATGCTGGCTACGAGAGGGTGGAAATATAATGGCAACTGACACAAGACTTTTAGAAGTACGCAATGGTATCCCGTTTATCGGATGTCTTGAGACTGCACTGCATAGCGATCTGGTGAAAGAGTGGGAACGCCTCTCAGGAAAGAAGTTGTTGCCAGCCAGTCCACTTGATCGCATGATTGATAGCGCAACTGGTTATGACATGGTAATGATGAGAGAGTTTGCGGATTTTGTGTATGAGTACGTGTTTCTCGCTCTCCCGATAGAAAGCGAAAACAATTGAACAAGAAGTTTGCCCTCATCCTCCTGCTTATCGCGCTTGCAGCATTTGCAATAGGTTTCTGGATTGGAAGACATCAAAATAGTGAGTGAGTGCAAGAAATTTCCTACCCGCATGTTGCCTGATAAGTGAAACCGCTCTACAGGCCCTTTCATCAAGTAAGCGTTACCAGTAGCGCTGAGAAGCTCGTAGGACGTGCTAATTATGACCCATACAAACACCTATCCATACCCTTGTAAGACAGTCTGTTGCCCCTCCTATAGCGTCATTGTGTGAGTACGCTATAGATATTTGGTAGGAATGGTTATACTGGACTCAGGTTTCTTGGATTTGAGCCATAACCGACCAATGAGAGATCAACGACACGGAAATACCCCTCTTGCCAGGGGTATTTTTATTGTATCAGGGTTTACAACGTCATTATAACTGGGAGGATACTAAGCACTCCACAATGTACTCTTGGCTGCTTGCTATCCTCTTTAGAATGCTCCCGCTCCCTTTGGTGTCCCCCATCCAGTAGGTCCGTCATACCCTGGCCCTGCTGTACACAAGTACTTCGGTGTACAATTCCCATTAGAGCCTGAACGAATGCTGTTGAGGTGGTTTGTGTGCGTGTAGAGATAGTTAGGGGTGATTGTACTGGCGTTGCCTGCAAGCGCAAAGACACCCGCAATAATAGGAGCTGACGCGCTAGTACCTCCATAAGTCTGCCAGCCACTTGCCTTGTAGGAGTTGTACACGGCTACCCCTGTCTCTGGATCAGCCACGGCAGACACATCGGCAACGGTACGCTGTCCGCATCCCTTATCCTTCTGCCAGGATGGTTTACTGACGTACTGACTGCATCCTGAACCTGACCCACTCCATGCACTTTCACTCCATCCTCGATTCGTCTCTGTTTGTATTTTGCTGAGTGTTGTCCCGCCTACAGCCACAACTGTATTCAATGCGGCAGGTAACTGGACACCATAGCCATTATCCCCTGATGAGACCGTGATGATACTGCCTGGATGGGTATAGAAATGTGCAATAGAGGAGGCTTCTTGTTCTGTCTCATTGCTTCCGTAACTATTGCTGATCACATTTGCGCCAAGTTGTGCTGCCGTGTCTACAGCCATGCCGAGATCCGCAAAGGAGGCACTATTCGCCTCTACTAAGAGGATATGGCAATTCGGACAGATGGCACTCACCATATCCAGGTCAAGCGCAATTTCACCTGACCAACTTGTATTCGCCATAGGGTAGCGTATTGAGCCTGCTTGATTGACTTTGCGAAAACATCCGTTTGCAGAGGAGCAAGGGGGAAGATGAAAGAAGGAGCGATACACGCGCAGATCAGATTCGGCGTGAGAATTATCATAGGCATCCACAATTGCAACGGTCTGGTTCTTGCTTGCAGTGTTTGTATCACTGTCCAGGCCATAGGCAGATTGCAAATCGTCGGGTTTAAGGCCCGACGACGTTGTAGCAGTAGTATTATCAAGGAGACGCAAGAATGCAGAGTCAGGTGCTCGTACGCGTATCCCTGTCCGGTCTAGGAGCACTTTGTTGCATCCTCCAATGATCACACTTGCCTTGAGCAGTGCTGTATGTGCGTCTCCTTGGAAGATTAACTGATATTGACGCGAGATATAGAAAGCACAGATTTGATGGTTATCATGTGCCGGTAACGCTGTGAGGTGCTGATAGATCGTCTTGACTACCGTTCTATCGCTAACCGTTTGCACGGTGGTGTGCAGTCCACCTGACGGTGCAGGACTACGCACAATGGTTAAGAGAGTGGGTGTATTTGCTTGCGATTGAGCACATGCTACAGGGATATTGATACTGAGACCGACGAGCAGGAATAGAACAAGAATAATGAGATACCGTATCTTCAACGTTGCTTCCCTCCTTGATTGCTTCCCCTGCTGTCAGTATAGCCCTCATATCAGAATTTTTTGAGCATGGGAAACTGATAGGAAAAAGCCTTGACATTGTACTACAAATTGTAGTACAATGAGAATGTACCAAGTGAGGTTACAAACAAGAGTAGCGAAACGGAAGAAGATATCATGCAAGCATTAAAACAAGCCCTCGAAGCATTTCTGAAGTCCGACGACTTTGCAGAAGGTATCACGAAGTCCACAAAAGCTAGTTGGGGCGGTTCAGGGTACAGCGTAGAGTTGTTTGAAGATGAGACGTGGCGCGTGCTGTGGAACAACGAAATCGGCAACTTGTACGAGACGCCAGGGCTTATCATGAAACTCCCCGTTTGGGACGATAGCGATTATCAAGAAACAGTCAATGCCGCCGATCCCGCTTTGCAGTTGAGCGAGGAGGAATACTTTGAACAGTGTGCTATCAACGAGAAAGACGATTTAGCACAAGAGATGCGTGACGATTTGTACGACCGGTCAGTACGCTATGCAGAATAAGGAAACAAGCATGACAGACGTTGATGAAAGCAAGTATCCCCGTATAATTCTTCGTTCAGGTGAGTATCTTAACAAGAAATTGTCGGAGCGAAGTATCCAGAATGATGACATCGACAAAAAAAACATCAGTATGAATCAAGTCGGTAAACGCGATCTTATCCGATGGTACGAAACACTTCAAGAGGTTCTTCCTGCTTTCTCACATGAAGAGGCACGCACTCTCTGTGCGTGCCTGAACGGGGTCAGGTGTTCAGCAAGCACTCTCTATGGCAATATTGTTTGCGCTGATGAACTGGAGTCAAACCAGTGGAACATCGATAGAACAGACCTACTTGAAAGGATTAGAGTATTGTCCACTATCGAGGCATGGGCAATAATTGACGCTGTAGAGCGTGCGTGGAACGCTCCTACGTACAGTATTGATTTGAATAAGCGTATTATGTTTGTTGGATTAGTGAAGTGAGTGCCAGCAAACAGCAAAAACTAGAATGGTACCATCGTAACAAACAACGCCTTGCGCTTGCGCGTTATGAGAAAAAGCGCAATAAGCAGTTGACGGATGAGGAGCGTCTAGCCTATGAATGGTCACTAGCGCCGTTTGTAGAAGCATTCCCATACCGGATAGAACAGGAAGAAGGATATACATTTCTCGACTTCCTGTTAGAATCAGAAACAGTATAAGAAAAGGAAAAGGAATCGTGAATTATAGCGAATGGAGCACTGATCTTCTTATCGAGCAATATAGCGTAGCACTTCAGGCTATGCAACCTGAGTCACTGAGCGAGTCTGTAGCACACACGCATGATGCTACAGACTCGCTCAATCTCTCTGTTTTTCTGGGATGCAAGGCAGAGCAACTTCACCCGATAACATGGGAACTACAAAAGCGAGGTGTTGAAATATCAACCATACCAACATTACAAACAATGGTATGGAACTCCTAACCAATTCGTAGAAAAGTAGCAACTGGTTTGGATGTATATCTGAGCAAAATCGGGTATACATCGAAAAAGAAAGGATAATAATCATGGAAAGAATTGATTTAGCCGCATTAGCGAATGCTTGTCCTATCCTCTGTTCTCCCCAGGAGAACAGTGATGAGCGATTAGAACAAGGATATCCCTATAGTCTTGAGAATGGATATTATGCTTTATTCATGCCCTCTGAATATCAAAACAATTGGGGCAGGATGAATATTGCCCACACGAGTGATACAGATCGTGCTGTAATATACCGTGCTGATTGCAAAGATGCAGAGACAGGCGTTGCACAGTGGCACTGTGATACATCTGGATCAACTTCTTATGCCCCTTATAGCGCATAGAGGCGAAACATGTTTGCAGCAGAGTTTGAAAGTTTCTATGCTGACTTGCTAGCAAGCGAGGATATCAATTCGTAAGGAAGGAAATAACCATCATGGCACTTACAAGAAACAGTCAGGACGAGCCAATTTGCGACCTCTGCGGAAATAACGCGCTGTCAATGGATTTATGGTCAGATGAGCAGAAAGATCACGATGCCCCTACCGATCCATTGATAGATCACTATGTATGCAGGCATGAAGAGGAGTGCCAGGAAGCCGCAAAGTCCTGGGGGTGGCACTTCGTTCGTTAGTTGACAACAACAGGGAAGGTATGCTATTCTTTCCCTGTTCCCGTTTACGGGATTGAAACATTTCTTTCTTTACACAATACATGCACTCTATCCCGCTTGCGGGTTTACTACGACAACAAAAACACTTCTCCTTTTTTACAGGAGAAGTGTTTTTGTTGTCAGGCGAAGAAATATACGTATTGCAAAACTGCAACACCTCTACCTTAAGTATATCATCACAACCAGAAAATACTCATTCCTGGCATCGTTGCTCCTCCGCTAATGGTAATGCCATTCACGCATCCAACTCCCTGAGCCGGACCGACATCATACCCAAGTGGCGCGGATGTCGTAAGCATGCCCACAATTGTCCCAGAGGTTGTCGTAGCATTATCGTATGCAGCAGGCGAACCTGCTCCAACCGTCGTTACCAGGAATCCATAGAATATTCCTGCACTAGCTTTAATGATCGTTGGCCCGGTTGCACCAGCGGCTATCGGTGTTTTGTTTACTCCGGCAAACGCAACAGTTGACGAGCCGCCTACAGAGTCAACGATCACATGCCCGATCACATTTGTCCCGGCAGGAATGGCTGTAGTCACTTTTACTGACGCGTTACCGGATGCGTCTATAGCAAGCTTTTGCGTTGTTGTACTGGGATCATTGATGGTAACACTACTGCTAGCCTCCGTGGTCGCGTTAATGCTCCCATCGCTATTGATAGCCAACAAGTGCGTTATATCGGTTGGATCGGCAATAGTTACAATTCCTACGGTCCGGATTGGCTGTACTGGTGTTGTCATGTATCGCTCCTTTTGTTCTCATCTAGAATAGTTTGTCTCGCGTCAGCATTTCCTTTCGTATCAGGTGCACCATTTTTTGAAGTGAGAACCTCATTCCGTAAAAAATGCTGTAGAGGAATGAACGTCTCAGCCTGCAATGCAAATGTCGCGGTCACAATGATGGGCAGATCGGATACAGGGTTACCCGTTAATTGTCCCTGGATGAGTAGGTCAAGCACAACTACCAGGATAATCGTACCTGCGGCTAGCAACATATTGATCTGTTTGGGCCATGTATCACGTTGCAAGAGATACGAGACAACGAAGGCGATAGGAGGAAGGATATCAGTAACTTGTATGTGCATGAGAATACTCCTCTTTCAATAATGCACTATGGCGCTCCTGGTGGCTCTCTCTTCTCAAGCAGGACAATGGGCGTCGGTTCTGCTCTGATGTGTGCTGGCTGCTCTGGTAGAGGTGCTGCTGGTACCGTTTGTTGCGTGTGTATCCATCGTAAAAATCCGATGAAACTGAGGATAACGAGAAGTGCGACGAGCATAACCAACACGGTTTCTATGATAAAGAGATGCCAGAATACTTCATCGATCCTTTGTTGCCAGAATATATTAACCTGAGACATCACGATATAGTAGTTGTTTTCGTGGTCAAGCACAATTTGCAACTGGATCTTCGCTTTATCTGATTGATCGGTAGGATTAGCAAGAATATGTTGAAGCGCGGTATTGATTGAGGTGTAGTCTGATTGTGCCTGTGTAACGAGCAAGAGAATATTGGCAGGAGGGTGAGCAGGAAGTCCTAACGCGGGATCACCTACCTGTAAGCCTTTTTGTGTTGCCTGCCAATTGGGAAGAATATTTTGTGCCTCACTTACCGCTTGTGTGAAGTCAGAAGGACCGCCCGACGTACCAGCAATGATCAATGCATCTTTCGTCAAACGCTCTACTCTGGCGCGCTGTAAACCCACCTGAGACATAACATTAGCTGCACTTCCATAAAGTACCCATACACCCAGGAAGCCCCACAAGAGCAAACAGAGAAAGAGCGTTCCTACGAAGCACATCCATACATAGGTTTTCTGTTTTTTTGACATACGCACCTTAAAAGTAGTGAGTGATGTACGCGGTAAGAATGCTAAGTCCTACGCCGAGTGTAATTGAAATTGCTGTCCAAAGTATTTTGACATGCGCCTTTTCCTGTTCAAGCCGTGCTTGCTCCTGCTCTTTACCCATATCTTCTACTCTTGACTTCATGCCAGTCAGTTCCGTCTCAAGACGTGCAATAATCTCTTGCATATGTTGTAACTTGAGTGTATTTTCCTTGACTGGCTCATAGGCTGTAAGTTGCATCTTGAGTTGTGCAAAGTCCTTTTCCATCATGGAAACACGGTACAGAAGCACTTCAAGCGATTCTGGCATGGTCATCCCTTTTGCATCTTTTCTTGTTCTCGAATAAGGGCATCGAGCGTAAAGTTCCACGTTAGTTTCAGTTCAGGGTGTCGGCGCTCAAAGAGTTCAGTAAGCGAGATGATCGTACTTGCAATACTGTCGCGCAGTCTACCGATAGCATATTTCTGTTCGCTATCCAACCGTTCCCACTCTTTTGATAGTGATGAGTGGGTATGACCAGGACATAGCCCTTGATCCGGTATGGATTTCGGTTCGTGGCGTACTTCATGGGGCGAACACTGCTCAAATACTAGTGTCCACTCAAAGCGTAACAATCCCCCGCACTGCTTACAAATGTTCTCTTGCTCACTCATTTCTTTGAGGCTTTGAGATCTGCTATCTGTTTTTGTAGTCCCTCTACCAGTTTCATGTATGCATAGATCTCTTCGCCTGAACTGCACACAACCACACCGCGATCAGGATAATACACGAGTTTCTCGTTCTTCAGGATAACAAAGGAACCTTGTTTTGGGTCAAGATGTATTTCTGGATGTGGAGAACCGACTTCCTCCATAAGTGGTTCGTCATCAGGGGGCCACGTGGGCGCGTCAAGCACGTGCTGTCTGAAACCATGTTCCAGATAGTGCCCATTCTTTGCAGTAAGTTTTCCGTCTTTATCAGTCCATCCGGCGGGTACTGGCATGGTATCTCCTCCTGTTGGTGGTGTATTGTTTGCAGGTCGTGGCATCCAGGGTGGCACGATTACGGTTGCAGACACGAATCGTAAACGCGATGCGTCATAATGGCGCGGTCCAGGTCGTAGCGAGTTTGGGTTATATAGATTGGTACAATTTGCAGGATCACGCACAACAAAGTTTCCATCAGGGAGTACGCCTGTCATGAGGAAGATGTGATTACCTGCTGGATTCCAGGGATAGGGGTTATGTCCTAATCCCAAATCAAACACCGATGTCTCTGCAACGGCTACGACGATAGGGTACCCTGCCTTGAGCCAGCCTTGCATGACATGAATGTCGAGTGGCAAACCCTGATAGTGCAATCCCAGGTGTTGCAAGAGATCGTATTCCTCTTGCATAGACATACCTGCTGTATTAGTGCCAAGATTATTTCCATGATCTTTTGCATACCACGCTTCAGCCTGATCAATGACCTCTCGTACACTCAGTACTGGATTTTGCCCGACCGTTGCCATACTCTTTGCCATCACGCAAGAAAAGTAGCCGCAGGCGTACTCGGTAAGTGGCTTCCCGTTACTCCACTGAAACTGTGATACCTCTAATACATCCACTATCTCTAATGTGCTGTTTAACTTGACCATGCATTCCTCCCTTGACTGATTGCTTCCTCTCTTAGCATACACCTGACCGAACAACGAGTTTGACGGATGTTGGGAAGTTGGGATGATATTGGTCTAAAATCCATTGACAATCTGTACATTATGATGTACAATATGAGAGTAGAAGAGAGTACAAATAACGAAGGGAAACGGACATGACAGCACAGACAACTACCGACACATTCAGGGTCATTTATACATGCAGGAACCGCAACTGCACACATATATGGGCGTTGGAGTATCGCAACGAGGGTACAGACCGTTTCGGTCTTCCCTATGGCACGCGTGAATTAAAAGCACATGAGACAGCAACAGCGTATGATATCCGTGATCGTGGGCGATCACATCAGGCTGATGTTATGGGTGACTTGCGTTGTCCTAAATGTACTTGCAATCTGCCAAAGAGTGTGCGTGTGAACGGACACTATAGTGAAGCCCATAAATGCGATGCAAGGTGTATGGGAGCAAAGGGACCTAATTGTGATTGTCAATGTGGTGGAGAGAACCACGGCGCGAGTTATCTCTAGCAATTGAGACAATTGAGTACCGTTCCTGGTACTCAATGGATGGAAGGGAAAATAACAGTTATGACCAAAGCGAACGAAATTGCATCGAAGTTTTTAGTGCAGGCACTCGACCATGCCAAAGAGCGTCTGGTCTTTTGGATTGAGGATAACAATCTGAACATCATTGATGATGTGTGTTCCTTCGGCCTTGTCTCTAATCTCCTTACTGCAAAGCAGGGAGATTGGATTGAGAATGTGATCAAGGCGACACCAGGGTTTCGCAACAAAGAGATCTTTTGTACGTTCGATGGTGAGAGAGTCGGAACGTGGAAGTTGAGGGAGTTCAACTATCACCTCTACATCGACTTTGAATTAAGTGTGGAGTTTGTAACCCGATACCTGCAAGTCGATCCTGAGATTGTGGCAACTGCAAGAAGGGAGAGCAAGTATGCAGTCTAACTATCAAGAGAGTTACGCTGCTGGTGTGCAGTACGGCAAAAACTACCGCCGTACATACCGCACATGGTCAAGCGATACAGGAGTAGCGCGTAGAGCCACTGACGCGATCATGGGTGCTTATGATTACTCAGGCTTCTTCAATGGTGTTATTAAAGGGTTGCAGCCGCTTTGTTCTCAGGACTTTGACCGTGTGTTTAAGCAAAATGAACAGAGCGCCTCTTACAAGGCACAGGCACTTCTGAATGGAGCAAGGTTGCAGGTTGCCACTCAAGACGCAACACACTATGACGCGACGCTTGAGCACTGGCAGAAGATAGGCGCACTGCTTGTGGTTGCGTCGTGAAAGACTATACCACAAGCGAGGTTGCTATCATTCTCGGCATGCAACCCGAAACAATCACACGGTACGTCAAGCGGGGAGTGATTGAAGGTGTCAAGCGAGGACGTGACTATTTTGTCACTCAGCAGACGCTAGAAGCGTACCAGCAAAAACGACGACGTGCAGAGAGAGCCAGGAAAATGCATGCTGAAGGTATCTCTGCTCAAGAGATTTGTAAAGTATTGAAGATAGCAGAAGGTACCTTGTATCGGTACCTGAAAGGATAAATAATCATGAAAACAATCACACTGCTGTATGCCAGTGAGGATGCATCCTACGCACAGCAACTAGAGCGTCAACTACTTCACGCAACCAATCGCACGGTACGCATCCGTCATAATGATGGTTCTATCCCTGGCAACGAGATCGCGCAAGCCTGGAATGAGAGTCTGTACGGTTCACATCTTTTCGTTGTGCTGGTGAGTGCCGATCTCTCCAATGCAACAAAGAAGTTAGCCTATATACAGCAAGCGAACACACTAGCACCTGATCGAATAGTAGCCGTTTACTTGCGTCCCTGTTGGATTGAGGGAGGGAGATTTGAAGGGATAGCAGTCATGCCCTCAAAGCCGATCACCTCTTACTCAGGGTATGCCAAAGAAGAGGCGTGGGTACACATCGTACAACACATCATCGGCATGGTTGCACAAGTGAATGATAGTGATTTGCCAATACGACCCGTAACTAGAAGGGATCAGGTATCTTCTTCTCCCGCAAAACAACACCCCTGGCAACGAATGCAAGAACCAGTTGAGGTGTGCGTGCAAAAGAATAGAACCGTTGAGAAGAAGGTAGAGCCAATTGTGTTTAAGCCTGAGCGAGAAGTACAGGAGTGGGATTGCACCTTGCTCTATGCATCTCAGGACGAGCGGTGGATACCTCTTGTTGAGCGTACATTACGGGTACTACAGCGTGGTATCAAAATACGGTTCACTATTCTAAAACCAGCAGACGTTGAACAAGCAATAGAACAAGTACAGCACTCACGCCTCACATTAGCACTGCTTTCACCCGACTTTCTTGCTTCTGATTGGATGGAGCATTACAAATACCTTAGCATGTTACTAGAGAGGAAGGAACAGGTCATCGTTCCAGTAAAGTTACGCGATTGCCAATGGACAAGGACTGTGAGCGTGCCACGTCAGGGAGCCATAGGCAAAACAGGCAATGATGCTCTATGGAGTGAAGTATCTCAGGAGATCATAGCGGTATTGCGTAAGAACAACCCTGACGATATCCCACCTGCTAATCCGTATTCCAGATAGCAGCAAGAGAGAGTGACATCAAACACCGCTCTCTCTTATTATTTTGCTGCAACATCCCATATCCCTAACAGAAACGGCTCAGTACCCCCAGAATACGCAACCCACACTCGTACCTCATACATCCCCGCGCTAGCAGTGTCGGCAACCGATGGTGCAAACGTGATCGTTCCATTATTCGGTTCTCCTACAATCTGCACAGTGCCGGTCATGGTACGCTCAACACCGCTAGACACATTTTTCATCGTGAGCGTGATACTACTGGCAAGGATAGTGGTCAGGTCAATGGATGCGCCGCTATCATCAACAAGCGGAATAGTCCATACAGGTATTTGTTGTGTCGTGAGCCACGGATTAATTGGCATACGGTTAGTTTCCCCTTCCTGTAACTACTGCATCCCTGCCTATCGCTTCTCCTGAGCCTGATGGTGCTACACCGATTACATGTGCATCCTTGCCTATTGCTCCTACAGAGGTGTGAGGTGTCCGATCTGGCTGCAAACAAAACCTGCTCATGGCATCATGCCCGATCACACCCGATTTTTGAGCAAAGAGTAGAGAGACATTCAGGGAGAGTGAGAATGATTGCAGACCTAGCCTGAGTGCGATAGTGTGAACCGACGTATCGAGCAAACGAAATCGTGTAAGCGCATTGACTGATCGTGCTATCGCCTGCTGTAAACAAAACCGTGTGAGACTGTCCAGGGATTGAAGCGCAGACTGAAGACGGTACCGTGCTACGAGGTCATACGGATGGACACTTGATTGTTGTCTATAGCGAAGTTGACCATCCCGCTGTGTTTCTGCAAGTTGTCGAAACCGTGCAGCAAGTGAGAGCAATTGAAGAGACGACTGCACACGAAATCGGGCGATCAGGTCATGGAACGAGGTACCCGATTGCATACCGAGACGAACCTGAATATCCTGCAAGAGAAGGGCAGATTGTAAACGATAGCGAGAAGCAATACTTCCACTCGTCGCAACAAGTAATCTGAAGCGCGCAATGAAGTCCAGCGTCTTGACCAGTCTGAACCGTGCGAGAACATCTGATGCTTTGACCAATGAGAAACGAGCAATCAGGTCATGCAACGTGTCGCCCGACTGCACACGAAATCGAGCTTGCACATCCTGTAGAGTTTGAACGGACTGCACACGAAATCGGGCGGCGAAGTCAAGCGCCTGTACCACTCTGAACCGTAGGAGCGCATCAAGTGATTTGACTAACCTGAACCTGCTGACAAGGGTATGATAGGTGTCCCCTGACTGTTGACGAAATCGCGTGAGTGCATCAATCACCACCTGATTGACCACTTGTAGTCTAAATCTACTGACGAGATCGTGATAGGCCGTACCACTCTGCAAAGAGAACCGTGTGAGCGTATCTGTCAGGCGCGTGATGACCAATGAGAAACGAGCAACTACATCATGTAAGGTTGCACCGCTCTGCTGTCGAAATCGGCTTACAACGTCTCTATTCTGTATAGCAGATTGAACACGAAAACGAGCAACCAGATCGTGGAAGGTGCCACCTGACTGTACTCTGAAGCGTGCTTGCAAGTCTCCTGTCTTCACTAGTGAGAAGCGTAAGAGGGCATCCAGGGACTTGACGAGTCTGTAGCGCGCTACAAGATCGTGATAGGCCGTACCACTCTGAAGACGATATCTTGCAAGCGCATCCTTGAATTGAAGTGCAGACTGTAACCGGTACCGTTGAGCAAGATTAAGGGTGGCAGTAGCGAGTAACCGGTATCTGGCTTGTACATCGTGATTAATGACACCACTCTGTTGCCTGAACCGAGCGATGAAGTCCAGTGTCTTGACTAAGCGGAACCGCGCAAGGAAGTCTAGTGATTTGACGAGTCTGTAGCGTGCTACGAGATCGTGATTGAGCACTCCTGATTGCTGTCGAAATCTGGCAACTGCATTGACACTCTTTGCAACAAGCAAACGGTACCGTGCCTGGACATCATGATTGAGTACTCCACTCTGTTGCCTGAACCGTGCTTGCAGGTCATGATTAATGACACCACTCTGCACCCTGAAACGCGAAATTGCATTGACACTCTTGGAGACAAGTAATCTGAAGCGTGAACCGATGTCGTTGTAGTTGACTGCATCTGTGATCGTGAGGCTATCAAAGTCCCAGGTGCCTGATGTCGCTGTTGCATTTATAGTGATACCAAACCCACCCGCTCCTGTGATACTGCCATCCGTTCCGCTCACACTCCAACTTGTGGGTTCAGTGTTCCCGTCGAGCCAGATTTTACACCCCAGAAATGTCCCGACTGCTCTGAAGCGTATCCAGTAAAATGAGCCAGTGGTAATAGTCAGGGATGTCGTGAACAAGTCGGTATTGGTGCCGGTTACAACCTTACTGATAGCAATACCGATAGTGGAGTTATTGGCTGATAGGCGTCCCATGTAGTACGTATTCGTTGCGGTTTGTCGTAGAGAGATACCAGCTCGTGTAACAACCGAAGAATTAACCTTGACGCGTACCAGACCTTCAGCATTCGCGCTTGTAGTTGATCCCAGTTGGATGTTAGCGGCAGCAGAGATGCCCGTTGCATGCAGTTCATTGGACGCGATGGAGAGCGTAGGAGACCCTTGTGTCGTGGCCCAGGTATCCCCGCCTGATGACGTGCCCCATCCTGATTGATTTGCGCGTGTCCCTGTATCGCTACCGATTGTTTTTGTGCTCATTGGCTACAACCTCAAACCGAGCACATCAGCACTCAACCGACCAAGTGGCAAGACACCTGCACGCCATGCACCGAACGCATACACGGAAGAGTGAAAGAGGATAAGGCCGAGTTGCCTATCCCAGATGTAGCAATCACACGCCCCGCTCAATTTATCCATTACTTTGCCAATGAGATGAGACTGTACTGTTCTCATGCCTGTCATGGTACCGAGACTGGCAATCTTGAGTTGAAACACGGTTCCAGGTTCTTCTATCGCAAGTGAGGCGATTTGCCCATTAGGACAGTGAAGTGACACTTCTTTGATCTTGTAGATATCCCCTGTTGACACGACATCCAAACTCCAATCAATTGGGCGTAACCCTCCATAAGCTATACCAAAGACCACATCCCGTTCTGTGATCACTCTGCTTGTTGAGAGCGTGCATGTCCAATAGGAATGTGTCGGATCGGTGACAGTACTGATAGCCGTGAGACTTGACCTGATACCCATTCATTGCACCTCATAAAAATTATGAGGTGATAGGGGATAAACTTGCTTTACAAGTGGGTTTGTGGTATACTTGAGTGGTAATAAATGTTCAGCCTGAAAGGTGCTATCAACACCAATCAGACCTAAGCGACGTATCTGAATTGGAGACACGAAGCTATGACCAAAGTATACCACATTATCCAACTGAGTCTCATCCCCCTTACTACTCCTACACGCATCTGTAAGACATGTGGAATTGATCAACCTCTGGAAGAAAACTTTCACAAGCAAATGGTAAGAGGCAAACTTATGTATAGGGTACATTGCAAAGTTTGCCGATCTAAAAAAGCAAAAGCCCTTCCACCTCGTCAAGAATGGGTAGAAGTTACTTCTAAAGTTTGCCTGACATGTGATCCTCCAACCGAAAAACCTATCAGTGAATTTGCATTGAACAAAAGCAGTCGAGATGGGCATTGCTGGAAATGCAGAGTATGTCAGAGCAAATGGGCAACTAGTGAGGAGCAAAAAGCAAAAGCGCGCGAACGATTGCGTAGGAATAACCTTGATCCTGAGTTCCGACGTGCGACACAAGAGGGACAAAAAGCGTGGAGACAGCGAAATATTGAAAAATTGCGTATTCAGTGGCGTGAAAAATATGCAAATGACCCTGAGTATGCAGCACGTATGCGTAAACATGCACGGAAGTGGATTGAAGAACACCAGGATGAAATGAATGCCCACCAGCAAAAACGCAAAGCAATATTGCGCGGAGTAGAGGCAGAAGTTGTAGACTACCAGGAAGTTTTGAAATACTACGGACCCTGGTGTTACATCTGTGAGTCTCAAATCCTTGTGTCCCATAAACTTGAGTTCGATCATGTAGTACCACTCATTCCACGTACTGGTGATCCACAGGGAACACATACATTTTCCAATATTCGCCCAACCCATAAGATTTGCAATGCACGCAAGACAAATAGACGTCTTGAAGACATGACTCCTTTTGATCGTCGCGGTCCCGATGTCTCTTAACTAACATTACTCTTATTCGTAGAATAATTCTACGAATAAGAGTAAGACCATACGATTACAGGTAACATCGCCGAACTTGTAGACATGTTCGGACCAGTCCACAAGGATAACGAGAAATATGCTCTATTTGCTGTAGTAGCAGCAGGAGTAGTACGAGCGGTTATAAACTGCACAGAACCTTGCAGACTTTGCCACGTAGTCAGCCATGCCGCCGAACCTGGACTCACGCTACCAGCGGTACCCGACGTGACCAACAAGGTTGTACCCGCCGCGCCTGCACTTAAGTTTGCCGTTTGGAACGTATCGAATAGGTTTCCCTTCAGGTAGGAGGTGCTTGATGTATCAGTGGCATGCCCGTTAATGATCGGTGATCCGCTTTCCGTTCCAGGTTGCGTACCAGCAGAAGGAGCGGCATGTGTCGTGTCTGAGTAAGCAGTGAGGCTAGGAGCCGCCGCATACGTTCCCAGATTATCCCAATCTATCCTAAAGACGTTGGAATTTGTCTTATCCCCGTCATAGGTTCCTACCTTCACACCGGTAGTATTTGCGGAGAATGCCCAACACTCTACAACTTTTTGTGTACTTCCAGGTCGGGTATACAGGGGCCATGATGCCGATGCGGTACTGCCTGCACCTGCACCTGATGATGCAAAGCGGTACTCGTTTGCTCCCGCCGAACCCGAAAACGCGATACTCGCCCAGGTTCCAGGTGATGCATCTGTTCCTGGTGCATACTGCGATTGCAAGGTAGTAAAGTCCGAAATTTTATTTTCCTCATTTCTTCTACAGAACCGTCTTATATGCTCGTTCTGTGATATAGCTATATTAACTTCTATTGCAGGTTATCTATCTATCACGCACTACCGTACAACAGTAAGATCGGCTGTTTGTCTCTCTTTTTCAGCATACACCCAGACATAGATATTTTTAATGTACTAACCTGAGCACCAGAAACACAATGTCAAGCACAATCGTTATAACGGTAATAATGACCATAATGATGTTGAGCACATTACTTCGTGTACCCTGATACGTCCCGCTTGCAGGCCATAACGCAATCACAAAGAGATTGAGAATGACGAGAAACTCGAAGTCGAGTAATGAATGCATACTATCCTCACTTGCTTTCTTTCTTCTCAGTATAGTCTTCATGCCTACAAGATGAACACCTGACAACCAAACGTAAGTACATCTTGACAAAAGAGAATAAATGGTGTAAATAAAGGAATAGGCCATTTGAGACATATGTAGTATAAGAAAGGGAAATACATGAAATGTATCGTTAAGAGTACGGTGATCGACTGGCAAGAGAAAACAATGGAGGTTAAGACCGTGGATGGAGAGGCACATACTATCCCGCTTGACACGACCATCACCGTTACGATGGTTGGCTATCCGGATCGTGAGCAGAAGACAATGCTAGCACGAGAGTTAGGGGAGTACATGGGTAAAGGGTACACGATTGAACAGATTGAACATGAGGAGAGCAGGTAATGAATAGTCATCTTTGCCATACTAGCGCACGGTGTGATCTTAATCAACCAATCAAGCGCTTGGATAAGAGAGAGGATCAAGCGACCGTTCACAACGTTAGGCAGATGAAAGATGGTATTGATCCTCTCGTCAAGTCAGACCATCGCTTCAGAGGCTTTACCAAAGATGAGCAAGGGCACCGTCACGGTGTCTACAGACTTATAGGAACAGTAATCTGGATTGAAGAACTATAGGAGAGACAATGAATAATCTAGAGCATGCACTCAAGGCAATGAACGATTTTCAGACAGGTATGGAAGCGATACAGACCGGTACAGGAGAGTCAGCGAACGATATGAAAGAGATAGGTAATACTCTTTTGCGGCTGGCAACACCAGAAGTATCCGTACTCGACTTACCAATAGCAAAGTTACAGATTGTCCAGTCACATGATACCGTCGAATCAGACTGGCTCAAACGCGGGATGCTAGAACCAGCACTTGCGCAAAACACTGATGGGCTATGGGTACTCTCAGTCCGGAGACAGGGAGAGCATAGCAAATTCGAGATCCCCTTTATTGGAAGTGAAATCATCCTTGCTGATGCTGAGTTGGGACTCGTTGTTGTGCTTGTAGGCTATCATGGTTCATCTACTGAGAAGTATGGACGCCTGGGATACATGACACAAAAAGGCCAGTTCTACCGCTACTACCGACAAGAGGCTAGCGGTGATTGGACTACGGTTGCATGGCGCAATCTCAACGACGAACTACGCTCATTCATCATTTCAACGATAGAGGAGAGCGGACTCGCTTGGGCACGAAAACCAGGAAAGTTACAGGCAGAACGCAACTCGCCTACAGTGTACCCGACGATGACTACCTACAAAGTAGTGAGGCTGATTGAGAAACGGTACTACTCGCTCTATGATCCAGCTCAGGAGTACGTGTTAGGGGAAAAGGTAAAAGAGCCTGTCAAGAAACATCATGGAGGCGGGTTTTTCTCTTATCCAACTATCGAAATGGGGCAAAAGTACTTTGCTGATTGCCTCACATCCATCCCGTTTCATGCAGAAGTAGACACATCACAACTTGCTTTGTTGGAAGTTGAAATTGGCGGTAAGTGCATTAATTACGGACATAAGATGTGCTCTACCTACCTACGCCCAATGAAGGTACTAGAGATACGGGATATCCAGAACTAGTTGGCACCACTTGCAAATTGAGCACGTTTGCCTTATACTGAGAACAAGCGTGCTCTTATAGCAAGAACATACAAACATTGTCCAATGGTAGGACAGAAGCCTTTTAAGCTTTGCATTACAGGTTCGACTCGCACGCTTAACCCACTACTGATCCACAAAGACCTTGCTCCAATCCCCTACGTTCGGACCTGACGTGCATTGAACTGTGTAAAAAACTAATGTTGAAGCATCAGAACTACCTTGCTTTATAATAGTATTTACGTCCGTGACGAGCACTAGCAGGTCATTCAACGAATATTCCGGACAGAAGATACTCAAGAGTTGCCCTGATTTTAAACCCGCTCGTAAGGTAGTAAAGTTCCAATCCTGAGAGAGTATTGCGTACTGAGCAACCCGCGAGTCAGCAAGGTTTTGCGCCGCCACTGCATCAAGCCCTGCAACGGTTTCAACCACCTCTACAATACCGGACGAGCCTCCACCTTCTAACGCCGCGAGTGCTGTTTGTTGCGTAAGGCTCTCGGATGTCTTGACGACTGGTTGCTGTCCGTAGTAGTTGAAGGTAAAGGTGTCTGTATCAGATGGAGGCGTGAGCGTCGTATCTTGCGTGATGGTCTTACTACCCACTTGATAGTAAAAGTCCATGCCAGTATCTACTCCTTGCACTCCATAGGTTGCAGGTTGTCCGTTGAGTGAGATGGAAGAGACGCTATCCACAGGATAGGCAAGTATCCAGGTCTGTGTAAAACTGTCGCCTGTGCGTGTATCGGGGATGATTGCAGTAGCGTCCATCCCTCCTACCACGACATGCCTATTGCGGTACAAGGGAGAGTACTTTTTGAGTGTTGGCTGTGTTGACCACTGGATATCCCCGTTGACGGTGGCAAGAGGCCAATCAGCCGGTACCGCTTGATGTGATTGAAAAGTGAGTACGCCTGTATCCGTGATACCATCGGTATAATTGGGACTCTTCTTGGCAAGGTCATCTAAAGCCGCTAGCACGCTACTGGTATACTGATACGCCGTTACCCCGACCACGGACCCGCTCATCAATTGTTGACCCCTCACGCTCGTTACAAGGTCACTCACGCCAGGTGTCAAGGTAGGATCGGTAGAGGTGAGGGTTTGTTTTGTCCACACACTCTTACCCGTTACGTCGTCTCCAAACTGCTGCCCACGCACACTATACCAGTTAGTTGCAATGGCACTACTTTGCAGAAACCCGGCACTCCCTACTGAAGATAATCCTGAGTCAGTCACACTGGCTACGCTCACACCATCGAAATAGACTATGATCGCGGTACCAATCATCGTGATACGCAAATTATGGTATTGTCCACGCACAAAAGAGATCGTACCTGTTGCCAGGACTGCACTGGTAACACTGGCTACTCGCTTGTAGATCTTGACCGTGTTGGGGTTAGAACCTGCACTAGCATCGGCAATCACCACAAAGTAGAAGTTATTAGCATCGGTATAGCGCCATGTCAACCCTGCCGATCCTGCTTGATTGAGTATCGCTTCAATCTGCATATCTTTTGCACTGAGTTGGTTCCAGACGTACAGGCCATTGGTCCCATTCGTCCCAACTAAGCGACTATTGGACGTGTCAAAAGTCCAGGTTGCATTCACGCCTGCTGCATAATTGGTTGAAGTGAAGTTACCCGAACTACTCACGGCAAACGTATCACTCACACTTGCAGGCTGACTCGTGATGGTAGGGATAGCCGCGCCACTGGTAGCAGTTGTCCATGCCCCTGTAGCACCGATAAGAGACTCCTCAGTAAGTAGGGTGGTACCAGAGGGTACATCAGCAGTCCAGGTGATTGATGACGAGCCTACACGTCCCACCGCGCCAATAGCAAGCGATGGTGAGACACGTGTACCGGTTGCGCTATAGTTGCCGATCACAAACACCCCGATACCGGTTAAGATCGGGCTGCTATTGGCATTCTGGGTAGTCAGTGTTTCTCTAATGAGGAGTGATACACCGGACACGTTCGTTCCTGGTGTCAAGTTAGGAATAACCGCATTATTGGTACAGGTCTGATAACTACTACCCCCATTGATGCTACTCTCAATCAGAAGCGCCGTGTTGCCAGGGGTGGTTGCATTCCAGTGGATCAGTGAGTTCTCGACCGTTGAGAGTGCCGTCAGTGAGAGTGAGGAGTGGACACGGCTTGCAGTAAAGGCGCTACTCATTACGCCAAAGTTATCAAAAAAGGCAGAGATACGAGTTGACGTGTTGTTATACAATCTTGCGCCGAGATAGCCAGATCCGCTAAAGGTGCTATCAGTGGAGTTGATATAACGAATGTTGTTAACATACACTTGATGGGATGACCCGCTCACAATAATTTGAACGTGATACGCCGCGCCTGCTACCCATCCGACCGTCGTACGCTGTATAAGCGTAGATGATCCCGCTCCACTACTGCTATTGGTCCCTCTCACGAGCGCAATGCTCGTACTTTCCATCTGAACACAGTAGGCATAGGTATCATTATTGTTTTGCCAACCAGTCGTACGGTAGACTATTCCATTATTTATGTTTGACGTAGTATCAGTGTAATGGGTAATATCCACTTCACAGATAAAGTTTTGCCATTGCCCTGCAAAGTTGAACTGACTCCTCATCTCATCAGGTGGAGAGGATGAACCACAGCGTAACTCTAGTTGCCCATTCTCAATAGAGGTATCAGGGTTGCCGCCTGAGTCTCCATATTGTGTCTGACTCGCAAGGCTACCATCTTGCCATCCTTTATAACTACCAGTTATTTGCTCCCCTATCCCGGTAGTGTACTGCACATTAGTACGCGTCCCGGTTCCAAAGTCGGTACTATTCGCGTCAAAGTCGAATGCATCTGTTTTCGTGACAGCATAGGAAGGTGAAATAGAAAAGGTAACATCATTGAGGACAGGAGTAATCTCAGGGTTCGGACCTCCCAGGTTGAGCGTTTCCCGTAGCGTGATTGTTCGTGATGTCAGGTTCATACCTGCAAGCAGATCAGGGATCGCCATATGATTTGTACAGACTTGATAGGTTGCCCCTCCATCAATACTTGTCTCTATGATAAGAGGGCTTACAGCAATTGAGGATTGCCCTGAAGAGGGTTGTGTGTATGCGGGAGATGTCCACGAGATGAGCGATGATTTAGCAATACCCGCGCCACTGATGCTATACGCAGATGATACCCGATTGCCAGTGTGATTATAGGCTGTGACTACGCTCACAGACGTACTATAATACCCAAGTGTCGAGATGACAAAGTTCTGTGAAAGGGAAGAAGAGAAGATAGTGGTACGAGTTGTCCCGCCTGATGTCTTGATAGTTGCAGATCGCACGTAGGCAGTATACGTCCCGCCTGCATCCCCTTCTAGTCCAATGGTCACTTGTCCAATGGTTAGACCCGCTAAATCTTCATTGTTTGTACTGAGTTGGATCACCCGATGCATCCACATATCATTCGCGTAGCCTGCTAGATTTGCTCCTGCATGTGATATAAAGCCGTATTGATCTCGAAAGTTCCTATCCCTCAAGTTTGATCCATCAGTAAAAATCAGGTCAAGCCCACAAGAAATAGCAGGAGAGGTTGAAGACACAAACACATCGTAGATTAACTGATCGCCTGTGTTGAGGGTGATACCTCCACCGGTACTTATCTGTGCATAGTAGTAGAGGTTGTTCCCAACGCTTGCGGCAGCAGTGCCAACGATCTTGATTGCGCTGGTTGAGGAGAGAATGAGGGTATTGTTGGAGGCTGAAACATTGGTAAGCGTGCCCGTTGTAAAGTTTGCAGTAGTGGTTTCTGTCGTTGTTGCGGTGCTCCCTGCAAGAGAAAGTTCAAGCACCCCACTCGTGGCTGTGAGATTAGTCAGGGTGCCTGCTCCAAAGGTGGCAGCACTGTTATCATGACGTGTTGCATAGTTGGCTGTGACGCCCTCAGCAGCAAGATATTTCGCGTGCAGATCCGTCACCACGTCACCCGCAAGAGTACCCGTAAAGTCAGCTTGCAAGCATTGACGTTTTGAGGCAAGATAGGTTTTATCCTTACAGATGATATCCCACATCTTATTCGGTTGCGGGTTGAGAAGTCTGGGAGCGGCTGAGTCAATGTAGCCTGCAAACTGAAGACCGAGCACGCTATCCGTAATAGTTACCGCCATATTTTGCATGTAGGCAGCCGTACCCGCGTCATCACGTACCGTAAACTGTGCAGTAGAACGCTGTGCCTCTTTATCCGATATCTGGATACTATCGACAAAGATAGAAACGTTAGAACCGGCAACGGATACGGTTATTGCCATACCAGCACCCCCTGAACTTGCTTTATAGGCGGGTTTGTGGTATAATTGAGAGGTGAAATAATTTTGCTCAGCGAGTGCTGATACACCCCTGAGCGTGATGACAAGGAGTAGACCTTATCATGACTAGAGTATACCACCGTACACTTCCCGATGCGACCTCGAAAATTTGTTCTTTGTGCGGTATTGAAAGACCTCTTGATGATTTCTCGAAAGACCGGAGACAAGGCCGAGTGTCGAGATGTAAAATATGCAAAGCTGCCCCACGTGTTCAAAGAACATTCTCCTTCGTAAAAACATGTTATAGATGCAAAGTGGAAAAGTCCCTTGATGAGTTTGCGATCAGCAAAGAAAAGAAGGATGGACGTTGTTCCCTCTGTAAAGCATGTAAGAATGCAGACTTCCAGCGTACTAAAGAGCAGACGAAAGAAAAACGGGATGCTTATGCTGTTTACTACCATCAAACTCATTACGAGGAAAACCGTGAGAAAGAAAATGCTAGATGTCGTAAATGGCATAGAAATAATCCAGAATGGGCAATAGAGAATGTTGCCAAACGGCGCGCACGTCTCTTGAATGCGGCTATCATTGAAAAGATTGACTACAACTTTATCAATGAGCGAGATAATTTCACTTGCCACATTTGCGGTAAGAGTATCGATGAGAAACAAGGTATCCACTATGATCATGTTATTCCACTTGTACGTGGGGGATGTCATACCCATAACAATATCAAAATGTCTCACGCAACCTGTAACCTGAGAAAAGGGAAAAAGTTGATGGAAGAGTTGACTGAATATAAAAGACGCGGGGTGTAAAATTATCATTTGACCACCCCCGTTACAAGCCGTATTTCTTGTGCAAAGTGAGGTCCGAGTGCCTGTGCCAGTTGCCGACCATCAACCATGAGGTTAATCGTTACACTGCCGTTACCGCTCCCGCCTCCTGATCCGTTGAGGCTTCCCCCGATAGGTGTCAGCAGATGGTTCATGGAGTCAGAAAGAATGGAAGAGTTATTCATGCCCTCTGCAATCTGCTCAGGGATGAGAGAGCCTTGCTTGACGAGATCACGCAACGGGCCGACCTTTGCAGGGGAATGAGGTAAGTGCGAGGAGATGAATGCGCCGACATCAGAAATAGCACTTCCCACAGCACCGATAGCCCCACGTATCCCGTTGGCTATGGCGTTGACGATATTGGCGCCAGCATTAAGAGCAGCACCAGCCACGCCTCCCAGGATACCTAATACCTGACCAAGTATAGGCGCGAGTGCTCCTGCCGCTCGTCCTGGTGCCTGTGCGAAAAAGTTGACAACTCCTGTAATGAGTTGTTGCACTTTGGCGGTGGATTGTGCAGCAAGATTGAGAAACACACTTCCGATTGCCGATAGAATACCAATGACCGCGCTTACGGCACGCCCTGGCAAGCCTGCAAAGAACTGTACAATGGCATTGATCATATCCGGTACAATCGAATGTCCTACAATCGCGTTTGCAAGGTTCGTGAAAATGCCCACGATGGTTGTCCAGAAACCTGTTACAAAGCCAACAACCGCGCCAACACCTGCCTGAAACACCCCTTTGATCGTATTCCAGAAACCTGTGATGACGGTGCCTATCCCATCGAATATCGTGCCTATATCCTGTCCTAACTTAGAAAAGTTGCCAGTCACCAAATCGACAAAGAAGGTGATGATACCAGTCACGATTTTTATTGCACCTGAAACAATCTGAACTACCCCCGCGAAGGCAGCAATCAAGCCAGTCAAGAAGCCAGCGAAGCCCTTGATCAGACCACCGAGTATGCTGATCAGTAAGATGATTGCAGTAACAACGATCCCCCCGATAATCTTTCCTAGTGTCATCAGCGTAGGCATGAGTGGCTGGATCGCAACTACGAGATTGTTCCAGATAGGGATGAGTTGACCGCGAATGGTTGCTACGAGTTGATCCCATACAGGTTTAAAAGTAGACATCAAAAATGTTCCGACTGACTGTAGGAAGGGCAAAACATACGTTTGTATCACTATACCGATTTGTTGCATAGCAGGGATGAAGTTTGCCGTGATGATTGCCCAGAGTTGCTGAAATCCCTTGACGAGATTATCAATAAACGCCTTGAAGGGAGCAGAGGTTGAGTAGAAATGCATGAAAATAGCCACGAGACCCGCAACTGCCGCGCCGATTAATAAGAAGGGCCACGTGGCAACTACCACCGAGACTGCAAGGGAGGCAAAGGCGGGAACAAGAATTGCCGCCACAATCGCACCGAGACCCGCAAGAATAGGAATGATGACTTGTGCGTGTTGATGGAAGAAGAGTAGCACATCGTTGACTGCATGTCCTGAAGAAACCCAATTCGCAAATCCTGAGATTACCGGGGTGATTGCACCTAATATCCGTCCCAGGACTGGTAAGAGAAGCGTCCCTATTCCGATCTGTAACGCATTGACCGCCTGATGCGCCTGATCCATCTGGAAGTTAAATGTCTTCTGTACTTCTTCCCACCCAAGTACCGCGCCTGATCCACCCTTCATGGCTGCATTCAACTTTGCAATATTCTGCTCGGTTGTCTTAAGGCTATCACCTGTGAGCATAGCTGCAAGTTTTAACCCGACCAACCCACCCATGATGTTTTTTAAGGCCGTGACATTTTCAACACTACCAGCAGGAAACTTCTTGCCCACGTGATCTTCAATCAGTTGTAGGGCTTGTGGGAGTCCCTTATTGACAAGTGTATCTTTGACCTGTTGTGCGGAAAGTCCAACTGCATTCATCGAGTTTACCGCAATGCCGGAAGGAGATTGGAGCGCAACGAGTACGTGTGCAAGGTTCGTTGCTGCAATGTTACTACTCATACCCGCATTGGTCATCGTATCAATGGCACCGGCAACTTGAGGGAAGGAGATACCCATAGCGCTAGCAATAGGTAGTACACGACCCATTGAAGCACTCAACTCCTGCAAGGTCGTTTTGCCATTCTGAACCGTCACAATAAGTCCGTTCATGGCGTTACTTGCTTGACTAACAGGCATGTGGTATGCGGTCATCGTGGTCGTAAGTGCCCTGGCAACCACATCAAGATCGGCATTTTCAGACTTTGCCCCCTTTGCAGCAACACTCAAGACGCTGAGAGCTGCCGCGCCATGATTGCCAGCACTCTCCACAAAGTACATGCCCTTTGCCAGTTGCTCAGTGGAGGTACCTGTTTCTACACTCATCTTGAGAATGCCAGCACTGACCATTGCTATATTCTTACCTAGTTCGCCTGCACTTGTCTGAAGACGTGTCATCGACGCCTGAAAGTCCCCTGCCTTCTTGACCGACTCGCCGATAGCCATACCGACACCCGCAATACCTGCAACCACAAGCGCCGCGCCTGATGAAAAGCCGCTTACTTCAGCTCCAAAATGAACCATCACGGACCCCAACAAGGGCATAAGCGGCTTTACCTTTCTTTAGTACAATACCTTATCCTAAGTGTATTTAAGTGTAAATCTCAACCAAAGCTAGTTTCCCACCTACGTCTTTTGTGCGTCTTTGATGCGTCGGGCTTTTATCTCAAAGTAGGCTTTCCACTCAAGGACTTTGCTTGCGGGTATCTGTGCTAGCATCAAATCGGGATCGATGTAGCCGAGCCGTTCCGCGATGTAGTAAGCGTCGAATCGATCACCGTTCCCCTCAAGTCTTTTTTTTCGTCTTCTAAATCTTCCTTGTTGAAGCCGTTCAGGGCCATAGCCGGTTCCGCTACCAGTTCAAGGACTTCCCCTGGCATGGCTTTATTCATGGCGTCACGGTCAAGCGGTTGAAAGACTAACTCGCCTGCATGTGGATGGTCATAGGTGTAGGGATGTGTGAGCGCCTGTTTGTCTCGGTTGTACTGTGCCAGTGACTTGTCATACTTTGCCTGATCACGTTCAGAAAAGTTGTCAGGGATAGGATCAGGCTTGATAGGCTGCTCAGGAGGACAATCAGGATCAGGGTAGTGCAGTGAGCGTACGAACAGTTCTGCATACATCACTTTGATGTCTACACGTCCCGTTTTCTGATTGATACTATTGTTGAGTACTTCCCCCTTTTCATCTCCCATCAATTCCCTGATGGTAAACCACCCGCCCAACCGTTCAAGGTATACGGCTTGTTGCTTGACTTTGACCTGTCGATTAAGCACATACTCACGAACATCAATAAAATCTGACATACACACTCATTTCTAGACCGCATAAAAGGGGCCGGTAATCTGGAACTCTAAATCTTCCGTCACCACTTTATCAATTGCTGATTTAATGCTCATTTTGCTATCGAAGATATAGCCCTCTAGTCTGTTGCCAGCAGGAGTCACACACGATGCAACAAGAGGCGTGCCAGCCGTGACGTAGGAGAACACTGTCCAGGTTAACTCATCTACCCACCAATTTTTTAGTTTCATACTGCCCTTCATCACGGTTGGAGTGAACACTCTAGCGCGTGATCCTCCAATGCCTGTGAGAGCAGTCGTATCTTCAAGTTGCCACTCACCATCAAAGTCCCACTCCGCTACGTTGGCAAGGGTCGTATAGGGCAAATACTTTCCTACTGTAATGCGTGCTGAAGGGGTTGCACCAGTTACAGCAGCAGGGAAGGTTACTTTGCCTCCCACGTATTGTACTGAGAGCGGTATGACTGTACCCCAGGAAGTTGACCCATCAGGTGAGGTTTGAAACGTCATGGCTGTACTGGAGTCCCAATAGCGATAGGCGGCATTGGCACTACTCACCAGAAACGTGGTGTGATCCCCGCTATCCTGTAAGGGAAAGTTTGCAGAGAGCGAGACCGCCGGTATTGATGTGATAAGCAAACTAGAATTAATTGCCGCTGTAGCGCCCATACTATCACCTCTTGCTGTTTATGCCGCGCTTATGGTTGACGTAGGCTGAAGCTCGATATCATCGGCTATTGCCTTATCAACGGCAGCCTTAATACTCATCTTTGCGACGTAGCAGGTCATGCTATACGTCGTGTTCGTCGCACCATTAGCAGGACTAAACGTCATGGTAAGCAAGGTAGGAGGTGAGGCAAAGAACGCATTCTGAATGGCTAGTTGACCATTGGTATCAGTCATGTCATAAAATACTTTTGCCTTGATGCTTCCCTTGTACAGCGTAGGCAAATACTGACGCCCTCGCTGTCCCATGACAGACACTTCTTCCATCTGGTTCTCAAAGTCAGCATCCACCTCCTGTACCTGTGCGACGGTCGCGCTAGATACTTTTAATAGTGCCTGATATGCAGCTATTGCACCCATAACACGTCATTCTCCTTATAGGTTTTCTTGCGAAAATAGATGGTAACGCGCTACGAGATGCTGAGAAATACCATCGGGGTCTTGTACAAAGTTGGCAGTATCAAACCACGTCCCTACATGCACTTGGGCAGACAACACCAACGATTGACGATGTAACAGGCGTGTCAAGCTTCCCAGGATACTTTGCAGTTGCTTAAAGCCCCTGGTTTGTGACCATCCATGCAAGGTGTAGATACCATCGTAGCCACGCGCATTCACGGTTCCCATACAGTCCATCGGGCTTTCATAGGTTTCTCCTATGGTCACGAAAGGGAAGATTTGTGGCTGTGGAACAGACGACGCATCAAAGACGCCTTTGAGGATTGCCATCAGTGTTGCATCACCCGTCAGGCGTGTGTAAAATGCCGTTTGCACGGTTCCTGTCGCTGTCCCTATCGCGGTCATATCGCGTGACACTCCTCAATCAGTGTTTGGCTTGCGTCAAGAAAGGCCGGGTAAAGCGTTGGTTGAGCCGCCATATGAATCGTTCCCAACTCCACAAAAAGTGAATGCAGCACATCATTGATCGTCGAGCTGGACAATGGTCCATTATTGATTGCTTCAAATCCATCTCGCATTTCTCCTGTATCTACTGGACAGATAGCTTGCGCGTATTCTTGGCAGTTGACTGCCGCTCGTTGTACCGCATCATCAATACGTTCGTGTGCAAGTTCCTGGGTGCGTGCAAGATTGGTAAGTGCTTCAGAGATCCCCGTTGCGCCGATACTCAGCATTATCCATCACACTCCTCTACTCGTCGTTTGTAGTCAGAGGGGCCAGGACGTTTGACAGGAATATTCCCTTGCTGTCGTAATTCCTTGAGCAAAGACTGTTCCAGTTCGTCTCGTACCACTTCGCGGATATACGCCTCCACCCGTTGCTGTAAGGGACCACCGGTAAGTGCAACCTCGATCGGGACAATAATCTTCTCTGCCATGCCCTTGCCTCCTAACTGAGTGTTCCACTTGCCTGTAACTGCTCACACACCATCTCGATATTCGTCAACGCTTCCTCAATAATATCTACAGAGCGAATGTTGTAGATATGATTTTTGTGCAATATTCTCATGGTATCGGTAATATCGAGATCTGACCGATAGCGAATAAGTACCCGTTTCCAGAATACTGGATAGACCTGTCCAGCCTGCCACGACTCAATCCCTTTCCACGATTTGATCTTTGCCCATGTACTTATGACTGTTACCCATATTCGTGTAACCCCTCCCTGGCTATCACTCACATCTTGCGGTGTCTGGATAGTTATTCGCTTGTTGTATGCACCTGATCCCGTTGTTGCTCTCGTATTCGTAAGAATCGCATCAGGCATCGGCATACTCCACTCTTGCAGGGATGCTGCACTCAATGGCGGCAATGTCTACACGTTCGGTATGCCCCTGCTTCCTGAGTGTCTTGGGAGGGACATAGAGGTGTAGTCGTGCCTTATTTTCCTTATTGTGTACAGCAATGTCGATTTCAACTCGCGTCACATTGACAATCTCTTCTCCTGTATCTACATCGTAGACATGCACTGACCAGGGTTCAAGATGCGCCCCCGCCTCAATCCTGATCCGCTTACCTACTAAGTTGTCATGTGTGCCTATCATCGTATCCTCGCTTAGATGCTTGCTACTTTCAAGATACTCTCCTACTCAAATCCAATCCACCCGATGACTCAGCAACTTTGCTTCAATCTCTTGCATCTGTGCAGGATTGCCCCCGCCTTCACGAAATTGATAGTAGTAGGAAACTAACTCGTACACGGCTTGAAGTGCATCAGGTGCGGCTTGATAGGAATACACAGGATCGTAGCCTGCATAATATTGAAACATCCAGAAATTGCTCGTAACCGGATCTTGCACGAACAGGCGTGCAGGTTCTTGCGTATCATCAATCCAGGTCGGTCCTGTAAACACAGTCCAATCCTCAAAGGCAGTTACTTTGGTTTGAATGACTATGGGTCGTGATGCCTGCACAGGTGGCATACTCAGGTCATAGTAGTATTGAGCGACACCGAACGGGTTCGCCCCTAACTGTTCCTGGAACTGGTACCAATTTACTCCCCCTACAATTGGTCCTGACAAGGTACCGCCTGTTGGACGTTCAATAGTGACGACTTGCTGTATCTGTTGTGAGGCAAAGGCACGATGGGTAAGCGTCTCAGCACGCGCACGCGCACGTACAATCATCCTGGCAATCACTGCATCATCGTCAGGAAAATCGACACGTAGGTATGCTTTGGCATCAGTCAAGCTAATAGGCTCTATTGATGGTTGAGTGATCACCTTGCATGCGCTACTCATCTACCGCCTTGATCTCGACATTGAACTTCTGTCCAAGTTGAGCGTCATGAAACACTTTTGCAGCAGCAGGGTTGACAATGAGCAATTCAAGTGTTCCATTCGGGGTTGCAGGTCCGAATGGTTCGCCCTGCACTGGTACAAACTTGAAATTTGTTGCTTCTCCTGATGGGTGATACATGATACGCTTTGCCTCTACAAGATGGAATTGCGCGAGAACACTACTCATGTTGTGTGAATACCTCCAATGTGTCTACATGCACCTGATAGCGACCACGCTGTACCTCAATCCCTGCACACTCTACTTTTCGGTAGGACGGGTCGTCAGGATGTATTTGAACGCTATAGCGCGGTGTGATTTCTGATGGGTAGAACTCTTCAGCGACAGGCGGGAACTCAGCAGCATCAAGCAGTAAGAGCAACGTATCCCCAAAGTCCCGTTCTTGCTGTACCGCCAGTACCTTGCAATCATCAGGCATCAGTAACATCCCCGCTAATACTTTGAGACTAATCCTGAGTAACGCCTGTCCCATGTACGTAGTACCCCTTTTACGCTTATTCTTCAGTGAATTCTACGTTAATGTCAAAAGCCGCACCTGTAGTTGTAACGCCATTCAGGTTAATCGCAATGACTTCAGCGATACCACGAATCACTGGTGCCTGGGCAGGTCTATCACCAAAGGTCAAGAATAACTTCTCAGGTCCGGTGGTAGCGGTTGCAGGGGCAGACAGGTACACATAAGCAACTTTGATGTTCCCGATAAGCGTCCCTGTGGTGGGATTGGCTGTATAGGCAAGAACTGTTGCTGTAGCCGCCCCACTTGCGCTATCATGCGGTACAATCGTTGGCGCTGTGCTGGTGCCAACAGTATTTGCCACCGAGCGTTTCAAGAGGACAATCTGAACAGGGACCGCCGTTGTCGATTGTCCTGAAATCTCGATACGGGTAATCCTGACGGTCTTCGTTGCCGATCCGGTGATAGTAAAAATGTCGGTTGCGCTTGCAGCAGTCACCAGACCAGTGATACTTGCTGAGTACGTTGCTTTCAGTCCGTCAACAGGCGCTATGCTGTTGGGAGGTACCGACGGTACAATAACTGGCATATCTTTTCCTCTTTCTTACAGGGCTGCTAGACTGCTGAAGGCATAACGCGGGGTTCGCCCTCGATCCATACCGCGTCATACGCCGCGCCCGTTGAGCCTGAAGCGGTGACATCACACCTGACAAAGCGTTGCGCTCCAATGTAGCCAATTCTCTGATTAAAAGCGGTAGCCGCGCTACTAATCGCTGTCGGCTGTGCATTCCCTACTTTGACCGGTGTATGGTCAGTGGCGCTCGTAGCTTTCCAGGCAATCAGATCAGTGGTTGCAACGGTGGTCCACGAACCGGGGCTTCCACTCCCATTATCAGGCGCTTCCTCAATCAGAAAAGTGTGCGTCCCATCCGTCCAGGTACCAGTCATGATGTACAGGGTAGCCGCATTAAAGCCAGCAAGATCTACCGTCGTACCCGCCGCAACCGATGTCTTATTGACCGCCGCGCCGAGTGCGTTGACGACTGTGCCTAGCTTTGAAACATTATCTCTCATATTGTATTTTCTCCATGTAAGTGAGCATGCTACAAAACAGGCATATCAGGAAACACTAACTTTTAGGACCCTGAACGCTTCGGGGAGCGTTACATCTCCTCCTACCCGCATACGGGCAATAAAGCCCACCATGCCGGAAGACGCGTATAACTCGTTTAACTGGCGTAAATTCATATTTACCCTGTCCACGATGAGATAATGTGAAAAGTCACCTACGATGATAGGATACGCATTAGCAGCTATTTCCGGTGCATCCGGTATCTCGATGTACGGCCTATCGTAGATGGTTGAAGGAAGATTACTTGCTCCAAACGGTTGCCAGATCGCACGATTCATGGAGTCTTTAAACAGGCGGATCGAGTTGAGTGTGCTACGTGAGAATGCCCAGGTGACATTCGCGGCGTAGGCAGACTTGAGATCCATAAGCAAGTTCAGTACGGCATCTGCACTGAGGTTCGCGGCACTGCCTGACGGGACATAGGGGATAGCGTCGGTGACATTGTTTTTTCCGGCACTCCCACCTGCATAACTGGAGCTGGCTTTAATCGGGTAACTGAGGATGCCACGCGGCTTGCCTACACCGTTACCAGCCACGAATGCCTTACTCTCCAATTGCGCGAAGTTGAGTCCTAGCCTCTCCTTGATAAAAGCTTCCAGATCGAACATGCTGTCTTCCATGTTTTGCTCTGAAATCCTCATCAGACCACGCGCCTCATGCACCGGAATGTTCAGCATGCCAAAGCTCGTCTCATTGCTGTCAGAAAAGTTTGCCTGCTCAGTTGCCCAATACGCACTCGTGTCATTGATGAGCGCTGGCATCTGCACTTTTTCCCCGTTAGTCTGCATGACGCGACACACCTGACGCATCGGGGAGATCAAAATTTTATATGCCTGCAATTCGGCAACGAAGTCGGTAGAAGCGAAGAAGCCGCCTGTTGTGGCATCGCCAGCGTACAGGGCTTTCTTCTCAGGCGGCATCATGTCAGAAACAATGTACTGCTTTTCCTCATGAGAGAGTTGCGCAAGATCGCCTTTGCGTTTGATGGCTTTCAAAAAAGCGTTACGAGCAGGGTGCGATTTGCGCTTCAGTGGAAAGGCTTTGCGTTGAAGTGTCTGCATGATGTCCGATGTACGTAAGAAGTGCAAGTTCATGCAAGGCAGAGGTGCATCGTCGTCAAACTCTCCTTCAGTGAGAGAGGGAGGGCGCAACGCTTCAACTTTGGCTTTATTGACTTCATCCATCAGTTCATTGATGCGACCGTTGAGACCATCAATGGCTGATTTGTATTCAGCAGGCATGGCACCTGACTTTGAAGTCAGGTTCTCACCTAGCTTTTTTTGTTCGGAGTCAAGAGTATCTACACGGCTTCGTAAGTCTGCGGAAACTTTATTGACTTCCTCCATGATATCCGTAAGTGTCGGCATGCATTTGTCCTTACCTGTGTACAAGTACACTAACTAATGCGTAACGCCCGTAGCGAGTCCAGCATTGCTGTTAGTTCTTGCTCGTTCACAGTGTCTTGTTCGGACGAGTGTGGTTGAGCACCGCGTGCATCGTCATGCGAGGCGGTTTTCCCTTCTGGCTTATCAGGAGTGCCAGGGTCGGTTCCATAGGCAGGCTCACTGCCTTGTAGAATGGTGGCTAAATCATCGGCAGCATTCATAATTGCTGACTTGTGGCTCTTTGCCATATCGTGCAAGGTATCGATGTGTGACTGTATTTTTTCTGAGGTGGTCTTACTGATAGCGCGTCCAGCTTTACGCGCAATACGTCGGCTACTAGCCATACCATAGTAACTGCCATAGTTGGGCTTGCTCTCAGATCCGTACTGTATGAGGTTGTCGGCATCAGAACGAGAGTAACTATTCTCTTCCAGGTAGTCAGATAAGCTGTACTCAATGGCCTGATCAACCCACTTCATCACGGCGTCATTGAAGGCAGTAAGCGCAGATTGCACGTCAGGCTTTGGCTGATCCCCGATTTTAAAGGCATCAAGGACCGCACAAGAAAGCGCGCACACGAGCACATCTTGCCAGTCTTCAAGCAAATCTTCACAACTTTCCTCTGCAAAATGTTCTTCAAATGTTTTACGTTGTCTGTCCATTGTGCTTCCTTTGTCTTTCCAGGGTGGCTCTAATGGTGTGTCGTCGCCATATTTAGCATTTATCCGGTTGTAGAGAGTTTCGACTTTTTTCTTCATACCGCCGCTGTCTGAACTTGAGTCAGCCCCACGGGCACCTTGAAGGGCATTAGCAACCGCTTTAACGCCTCCCACGCAAATATGAGGTGAAGTGTCTGCATACCAGAAAGGATAAGAATAACTTCCCTTCTGCTGAACATCCCCGTTGACACTCATAAAATATTTTTTAGCGAGTGTCGTATTGATTGACCCATCGTCTTTTTCACATACTGCCCATATTTGCTTCTTTGCCTTTGCTCCATCCCAGACTTCATCACGTGGTCCGATTGGCCCTGAGGTGTTGCCACACACGGTTTTCGTATCTATAGATTTCACATCAGTAACGATTGCCAATGTATTCATTGGGAATGTAACGATCGAGCCTTCCCACAGTCGCACTTCAATCAGGTCTCGTACATTCTTGTCTTCAACTTTGACCCAACTAGATTGAAGCACGTCATAGCCCATACTCTGATTGAAGATATAGCCCTTCTTGAGTGCACTATAGGCTTCACGCCCCTGCTGTACATCCAGGTCAATTTGTAGTTCTACAAACAAACCAGTTGCATCCTCGCGTGCCTCAGTGTACCCACCTATAGGTTGATCAGTTGAGTGCTGCCACAGGAGGGGGAAGAGGTACTTCATTTCGTGTTTTTGTTTGTACTCATACTTGTTGGCAAGCGTGCGCTTGAATGCGTTAGGAAGGACACGATCGCCCCCATCGTCAATATTGTCAAAGGTCGAAAGGTACCCACGTACAATCCCTTGTTCATCGTCGAACTCTTTGACCTTGAAGGGAAAGGCCTTGTGCTCTCGTATGATCTCCCTGGTTTTGCTCATGCTTCCACCTCCCATAGTGAGCGGGTTGTGTGTTGTGGTACAGGGGTGTCGATTGCGCGTGCAATACGTCCGAACTTTTGAAACTCTTGTATGAACTTGTGTTCGTGAGGTCCGAGATAGACAATAGCAAGAGGGTACCCAAAGTGTTGAGTAGTGCCATCCGGTCGATCAAACTTTATGTAACCACGATGGAAACATATAGGGTAGTCATAGAGAGGCTGAAACCATACGCAAGAAGAATTGCCGCCGCAAAGAAGAATTGCTTGACTTGTACGTCCCTCAACATATTCATGTAAAAGCTTCTGTGTGAATACCTCTTGAAACCCATATGTAGACCCTAAAAGTTCTGGGCGTATACGCCCATAGGGGGGATTGAGCCACACGTTACCCTTCCATTCCTTACCTAACCCATCATCCTCTTTCGTGTAATAGCGTGCCGCCTTGACCGTTCTATTGGCAAGTTCACAGGAGGCAGGGTCTAAATCTATCGAACCCATAACACGCCTTGCGGCATCAACATATGGAGCAGGAGTAAACCACTCATTATCTTTGCTTGCTTGCGCTGGTAGAGACATGACATCAAACAGTGTTGCCATATCACTCTCTCGAACTATCTGCATGTTGCCTCCATAAACTCTCGATACGGGTTGTTCACCGGACGGTACCCTTCTCCATATGCAGCACTCTTGCTCTTATCTACAGCTTTCAACACACAACGACAATGAGGATGTGCGACAGGGACGCGGTTCCCACTCGGAAACTTAGAACCAACCTCACGTATCACCCGATCATTCTTCTGACATCGCTCACAAGAAAGTGAGTTGGCTAGCCATTGGATATGCGTCACACCCTGCTCTCGTAGTACCGCAAGTTGTTGTTCCTCACTATCGTCGAGATACATCAGTTCCTTCTCGTCATAGTCAGGTCTGTAGTGTTTTTGAGGCGGCATTGATTCAGGGACAGGCGCTTCATCCCCTGGTTGCGGCAACACGGGATCGTTCGCATCAACCGGCTCATGGATGGCTTGTGGTGCTCTTGCGGGGGTAGTGAGTGATTGCAACGCATACTCCATCAACTTATCGGCAGGGATGAGCACTTGACCGATACGATACACGTTACCTTCTGGCACCTCTGGCAAGCCCTGTAGCACCCTGGCTTCATTGAGCAGGCACGCGCCTTGCATATAGGACTGTACAGCGCGTTGGGCTTGTGCTGTCTTCTGTGCCTGTACCATCTCCTGTATGACCTCGACACTTTCCTTGTCATAGTAGAGATAGGCACCGCTATTCTTGAGGTCAGGGTACATCGGCACCAGCCAGTTATTCCACATGCCATACAAGTCGTCTAAGTCAGGAAATATCGCCTCAGTGTAACTAGCGGCTTTGGCTTCCATCATGTTGTTGTAGGTAGAGCTGCTGGTATCGCCAATGAGTTGCGGCGGCATGTTGTAAATATTGGCAATCAAGATCGCGTTATACTTGATACTCTCCAACCAATCCAGTTCAGCAGGAGGCAAGCCCATGCTTTGCCATGTCAAGCCTGCATCAAGAATAGGCGGCACGCCAGCATTACGCGATCCGCTTAACTTCTCTTTCAAGAGTTGCTGCAACCGAGTGCGATCATTGAGCGAAAGCGCTGTAGGCACCGTCCAGGCACCACTAGGACGAGCACTATTCTGCACCAGTGCGAGATCCCACTTCCTTGTACCGGTTTGCATGTCAATGAGGATAGCAGCAACCTCGATAGGACTCATGCCAAAGTAAGGATTGTCTGGATTGAAATATTTTGTATGACCAATATTCTCAGCCGCAATAGGCTGGTCCATCGCTTCATACTTGTAGGCAGAGACACCACGCACTTTATCAGGGATAGGCGCTACTCTGTCAGGACGTAAGCACCACAACTCGTCAGGAGGTCCGTTCTTCGCACGAATGGCATACTGGAAATTATTACCAGATATCAGTTTGTAGGCAAGGCACGCCTCACGATACGCTACCCCTGATTGCTCATTGTTGGGCTTGTTGAGCCTGTCAAGAAGAGGGTGTTTCTCTATCTTCTTTTGCTTTGTTTCATCGGTATATAGCAAAGGTGGGATAGAGCCGCCATTACGCGAAATGTAGCCTACGCATTTCCATACTGTGTTATCAGTGTATCCCTCTTTTGCAAAGGAGCGGTAATTTCTCGGCATCGTGACCGGTTGAGGCGCGTTCCCATACGCAACCAGACCAGAATAGGCAGGGTTGGCCTTTTGCTCTTGCCAGTCGGTATGCGTAGGGTTGAAGAAGGCATGGAACCGTTGCTTGAGGCTAACCACGTGTACCATCCTTCCTTGAGCAAATAAAAAAGGTCGCATCCTCCACACAAAGTAGAGTAGCGACCTAGCAGGCATAAGCGCCCTAGCAGTCTTATTGCTTGTAGTATAACATACAAGCAACCATTAATGTCACACTATCTGCAACTATTTCTCTTTTGTTTCTATCACAATGGATAATCTACATTTCCCTTGCGTATCTACCATCCGGAGTTCCAACTTATCTGGGAGCATAATACGAAATCTTGCGGTTGTGGTACGGGGGAATAACTCTTGATACGTGGTGCCATCTGGAAACTTAACAATGACATCCTCATCAGGAAAAGTGTCAATCGTTGTACATCCGTGTTCTTCAAGGATAGCCAACATCTTCAAAATGTCTTTGTAGTACTGCGAACTTGCAGGATTGGAAATCATCAATTCGCTATGGAGCGGCTTGATGGACTCTAACTCTTCAAACATACGAGCGTCAAGAGGATTATTTTCTGGATTGTTGGTATCAGACATGATAGGTTCCTCCCTGTTATTTTCTTCGGTCTAAGCATAACAGGAAAGTGTGTGTTTTGCAGCAATCAAGGGCTATATCCATTTGAAGTAACTATCGATATTCTCAGAAGTAAACATGATACGGATAACAGCCTCATTGTAGGTTCCGGCCAGCACGCCATCGTGTAGCACGTCCACATAGGCCACTGCATGCCATTGATGATTGAGTGCTGCTGTACCCATTTGTTGCTGAAGAGAGTTGCGTGTGGTGTATCCTCTGGCTTGCAGGGCTTCCTCAAATTCTACTATGGTCACTCCTCACCTGCCTTGAACGTCTTGTACTCTTGCAGCCACTTCAACGCATCCTCACGATCACTACACTCATGAAATTCCTCTATAAAATATTCAGCATCACAGAGTAGCCTATCACGCTCAACAAAGCGGCTATCAAACTCCATCACACCCTGTATCAATTTGAACTTTTCATCACCCTCACCTTTCACGAACAACTGCACATCTTCAGGATAAACCCACTTGATTGTGCTGAGATGCTTCTGAAATGCTGCAAGGTTGAAGTAATTATATGCGCCCACGTACACATGACATTGCAATGACTTTGACCCGCCATACCAACCACACGGTAACTCCTGAGCGTGCAGTCCAACGAGCGGATTATCAGGAATGCTATAATGCTCTGTGTCTGAGAAGTACTGATTGACCTCTGCAATGCGTTCCTCTTCATCCTCCATACCTGATATGTGGAGCAACAGGCTAGTAACACAACTCATGGCTTTAATTTCTCCAGGACGTGATATCTGGTATATTTTCAACTTCCATAGGATCTTCCAGATCGTACCGTCTATCTCCCTCTGCAAGTCTATTGAGGGTATGCTTCACCAGATCATAGGCACGTTGAGCAATAGTCTCTTCCCACTCAGCACGCCAATCATCCTGAAAAGGCGTTTCAACCGTGATAACACTCGCCTTCAATAGTTCGTCTAACAGCAACTTCGCAAAACCTGAAAAATGTGTGTCACGCTCCATGCTGTACCTCCTCTTGTCCCTTCAGATAACACGACTGGCACCAATAATCGACGCTCTCTAGTTTATCGTCTTCAGCACGATTGAGGACACCAACGACAACCACCGCTAACGCTCCACAGACGCACTCTAGACGCCCACCGCCACGTAACATCACAATGACTGGTTGCCACTTGCTATCCCCTTCAGTATCCTTCTCATTCACACGAACCTCCGTTCAGGAAGCCCTACGGCTTCAGCCAAGGGAGGAATGAACGGCTTCCGCAGAAGCATTATTGCGTATTGACGATATCCCTCTAAGTGTGCTATAATACTGACATGAAACAAACCATGCTCTTGAAACTGGCACCATCGCCAGAACAACAGAACGCCCTGCTTGAAGTCATGCATGCCTTTAATGATGCGTGTAATATGATCGCGCAAGTGGCATACGATGAACAACTTGCCAACAAGTTCAAGTTGCAAAAGTTGGTCTATGCCACCGTACGCAAGGACTTCAAGTTGTCGTCTCAGTTGGCAATACGCGCAATCAGCAAAACGGTGGAGTCCTACAAGCATGATAAGAGCATCAAAGTTTCTTTCCGCCGTGAGGGTGCAATCACCTATGACGAGCGGGTAATGTCCTTCAAAGGGTTGAATGAAGTCTCCCTGCTCACTCTGCAAGGGCGTGTGTTGGTTCCGTTTCGTATCGGCGGCTATCAGGAGTCTCGACTTGACCAAATCAAGGGGCAGGCCGATCTTCTCTTGAAGGGAAATACCTTCTATCTTGCAGTCACCCTGGACGTGCCAACTCCTGAACCCTATCAACCGTCTGAGACGTTGGGTGTTGATCTCGGTATTATCAACCTTGCTACCGCGTCGGATGGTGAGACGTTTAGCGGACAGGCGATTGAGCATACCCGCATACGCATGCTCTCGTTGCGAACACGTTTGCAGAAGGTTGGCACGAAGTCCGCAAAGCGCCACCTCAAGAAACTTTCCGGTCATGAGAAACGGTTTCATCGTAACACGAATCATGTGATCTCCAAACATCTGGTACATAAAGCGAAAGTCAATGGACAAGAACTCGCGATTGAAGACTTAAGGCACATTCGTAAGAATGCAACGGTTCGGAAGTCTCAGCGCAATCGACACGCCTCCTGGTCCTTCTGGCAACTGCGCTTCTTCCTCTCCTACAAGGCGGCGCTTGCGGGTGTTCCCTTGCACGTGGTAGACCCGCGTAACACGTCTCGAACGTGCCATGTGTGCGGACACTGCGAGAAAGCGAACCGCAAGAGTCAAGCCCTGTTCCTCTGTAAACAGTGCGGCATGTCGATGAACGCTGACATCAACGCCGCAATAAACATATCTAGGGCTGAAGTCATGCAGCCTATGGCATCGGGACGCGCCCAGGTGCAAGCCGTTGGGTTTTAACTCAGGCGGTCATGACTCTTGCGCTCCCTCTCCATACCGTTCAGGAAATTTACCCTTTGCCGTCTCTCTCTGGGGATAATCTGAAATATTCCCTATCAGTGGAGCAGAGATAGCAAATGCGTGTAATATCTCCTGCCGAATATGCTCTACTGCGTCAAGCCATTCCTGCTCGCCTGCATCTGAAAATGTTGCTCTTCAGTCATGCGGTACGCGCCCTCTCTCTAATCGTTCCATCTCCTCTAATTCTTGCCATTGTCGCTCAATCCATTCGCGTGTGTAGCGTTCCACCTCACCACGATCTGACTTACAGCGTACCTCCACATAACACCGTCCATTCTCAATACACAACGTAAAGTGAGTTGTCCCCCAAGTCGGGCATCGTACAGGGAGACGCTTGTTGTCAGTCATGATAGGTACACATTCCCATTCTTCACAACGGAATGCAAGAGCGTAACGCTTGCTCTGTTCTCTGTCCAACTGGAAACATTGCTCACGGTGAGATATAGCGTACTCACAGTATACCCGATCGTTGGCTTGAATGCTGTGTATCCGTCTCTACGCATCGCTATGGATCTTCTCACGTACTCTGAGACAGTTTCATGCTGTTGTGTAGAGACGTTCCTGATAGCTTCCATCTCATCATTAGGCAACCGAAATGCAATTATGTTTGACTTCTGCTCACTCATGCGCTACACAACCTCTCTGCTATGGCTTGATTGAGATCACGTACATACCCTTCAGCAATCCAGAAAAGATAGTCACGATGATCATTATTCTTGACATACTCTCGTAGTATCATCCAGTTGACACCAATAATACCGCCGCCGATATACTTTCTTATCCGCAACACCCCTGCAAAGGCAGATACCTCAAATCCTTGCTCATGGAAGTAGGTAGCCAGCGCTTCAATCATGGGATTATTCCCTTATCAGCCATCCGTTTCGTCAACTCGCCACCATCAATAGTACAAATACATATCGGATGTTCAGGCGGTACCTCTGCTTGCTCAGCAATCTCAATCAAGCGGTCAATATAAAACCGCGCCTTCTTGAGATCAGCAATCCCATCCTTCCGTTGCCAGCGAGAAACATACTTGATGATATTGCCCTCATGAAAGCCTATCCCGTTTGCCTCTATGTAGCACAATGGGTCAATCTTCATGGTCCGATAGTGCTGGCTGTCAGGCGGGATTGCATCAGTCATGTTCACCCCACACGTGCTTATTCCACTCATCCTCAACAGGCGGCGGGTCTATCGCTTGCCCCTCGTCAGGCTTGCCGCAACAGGGACAGATGTGTTGTATCTCAGCATCGGCAATCAGATCAAGCACAGTACTGTAGCAAGTCAGTTTTGCCGTGATGAGTTGGTTCGCGTTGAAATCAATCTCCACACGAAACACATTGTCGATACTCTCCCCTGTATCGGCGTCAGTGACTCTTGCCTTGTAGCCGACAGTGTCCTCGCTTGCAATACGTACACGTTTCAAGGCTTTCACTCCTTACGACTCTGCATCAACCCACTCTATACATGTTGCCCCGCTTGCGCTAACAGTCTCTTGCATAATCGGCTTTGGTCCTAATTTTCCTTCACTCCATCGTAATGAGTACCCTTCAGGGGTCATAAGGAACTCTAGAATATCCTCTGGTGAGTGTCCTAGCGACTCTACCCATGACGCAAGATAGGGATAGCATTTCAATGTGTGCAAAGGTGGCACGTGCAAAATAGCCACTATAGGAGACTCCTTTTCTGGATATACTCAGCATTCCACTTCTCATAGGCTACTAAATCAATCTCCGGATCTGCTACACGCAACTTCCCCATGATAGGCTTACGGTCATCGTCTAACCAGTCACCCGTTGAGAGGATAGCGCCCTTCTCGTCTGTCTCATAGTAGGTTAGCTCTGCCTCATTGAGTTCCCCAGGGCGTAGATAGATGACAATACAAGCCACATGAGGAACAAACTCACCTGTATCGAGATCCCATACAGAGATGCCATACCCGCATTCAGCATGAGTACCTTTTCCCTCGATACGTATTTTTCTCTTGTAGTGAGACTGCTGCTTGTCACTCATTGACAATACTCCCCTTATTGAAAACAGGGATACACCCACAAACGAGAGCATAATCAGCCACTTGAGCCAGCGTAATATCAGGCTTAGGTGAGTTCTCCCACTGCATAATCTTGCGAGAGGAAGCACCCATTCGCAATGCAACTGTTTCTATTGGCAAGCAGGAGGCAATACGTACTTCCCGTAATCTTTCCATCAGGAAGCAAGTCAAGCAGTCCTGACTCATAAATACTTCCTTCGCTCTCGCTTCTTCCGTCGTTGCATTCGCCGCTTGACACACTTCCTGACTTTACGAGAGGGGAGCACATACGCTTTACTACAATGCCGCCACCACTTCATTGTACGATAGGTTCTTGCGGGTATCATCCATTGTACAGGTGCCTCAGTCTTGAGATCACTTGCTAAACGTAACACATCGTCGGCAGTAAGGCTGCATCCTGAGATCCTGTAGTCACTTGCCAGATCGTAGACTGTTTCGTCATCCATACCTCTATGATACACGTCTATAGCCAATCGAGTTAATGCTTGCTCGTTCAATGATTATTCCTTTGTACTGTCAGGAAAAAATGAGAGGTCTAATGCACATTCCCCATGTCCGATTGAGATGGTATAGGCGATTCTCCCATACCTTCTGTGCGTAGGTTCACCGATTTGTCTGATTGCATACCCGTCAGTTATTTCTCTGATAACATCCTCTGCTGGTGAGAGGGTTTCAGACCAGGGGATAGCGATGAGATCAAAGTCTTTTGCAAGGCTCCCATGAACAGCAAGTGCGTACCCATGCCTTTGAAATATCTTTGCCAGTTCAGGGTACAGCGCGGCGGCATACACGGGCGCATAGTTCGGCTTAATCTGCTCAGCCTCTTTCATCTCATCATTCGTCTCCATAGCCATGTGACGACGCCCAGGCAAACGGGTCTATCCGTTCAATCTCTGCAATCGTTGGTATCAGTACGGTTGTTGAGGTGACTTCTTCACCTCTCAATGGGACATTAGGACAAAACTTGTACGCGCATAAGTAGCGTTCACAATCTTTTGCATGATCAAACTTCTTCACTGGTGCTTCATTCACTTTTTTACCATTAGAGGTATCCCAGATGTAATTCTCAAATTCAGCTTCAGAGCAAATAGGCAAACTTTGTTTCTGTAGCACCGGATCGACTTCTACTAGACTATCCCGTAAGAAGTACATGCCTGCTCGTCCGTTGGCATTCGGGCGTAATCTTGCTTGCATTTCTTGTATACCCACTGACACCGCTTTGTTTGCAGCCAGGGTGCTATATCCAGTATAGCGTTCAAGCGTAGCGCGGTCTTCAGCATTATGATCGCAAATAATTGCAGATGGAGGTGGTTCACCCTGTGTTATCTGCATGATCAGTTTTGCGTGGTCTTCTACTAGTGTACCGGTCTTATAAATCTCATGGTAGCGGTACAGTTCGTCGTCGGGTGACTCGGCCCAGGCTTGCCATACAAACGGGTTGCGAAAGCCAAAGTCTACCACCCAATAACGCGGCCAATCGGCAGGGATATCAAAACGGTTGACAATGTGCAGAGCAGGGTTCCATTCCTCCTCATACACCATACCCTCAGAGCTGGCCCAGATACCTTTACGCAACCGTAAGTACAGCACCCCTGATAACGCGTCTAACGTGGCAAGGTCTTCAGCAGTGCAGGCAGGGTTATCTTCATGCTTGCTATCAAGGAGCAACGTCTTACCCGCGTCACAGCGTTGTTTGAGCCAATGGTTAGCAGGACCAGGGTTACAGTCTCCAAGCAATTGCTGGTAGGGCATGACGTGATTACGTAGTCGTGATGTGAGGCTTTCCCAATCCACTTGATCCAGTTCTATCGCCTCTTGCGGATAGATAAAATCCCACTCTGATGACATGATCTTTTGTGGATCATCTAACCCGCCCACGGCTATGATACTCCCGTTGGGATACTCATATTGCTGATCAGTCACATTGAAGCGTATCAGGCTGCCGAGCCAGCCTTGCGGTAATACCTTCGTCTCATACGTCACCATAGCGGTTTGTGTGAGACTTTTGCGCGTTTTACGTACCATCAAGCCGCGCATACCCTTATACTTGTCAGCACAGTAATGCAGCTTTTCTATGGCACACCTAGATTTTCCAGTATTTGCCGCTCCGCACAAAAGCAACTCCCTACGAGCTGAGCGCCATGCTTTAAGAGCACCGCCGAAGGGTTGATACGGGCGCTTCTCTTTGACGTAGGAAGAGGCAAGAGTGATCACTTCTCAATACCATCCTGAGCAGGGTCAAAGGTGTACTCTTTGGGGAGCGTTTCAACCGTGATATGTTGCCTGTCTCGATATTCACTCATTCTGGATTTGGCGTGAAAGATCAAAAGAGTGTCGCTTTTCTCTCGATAGGTGAGCGGCTTCCCATCTGCACCATACACCAGTTTGCCTTGCGCAACCACAAACCGTTCCTCTCCAAACATGCCACGCCTGAATATCTCAGCACGTATAGCATCGTCAACATCGGCTTTTGCAAGGGCGTACTTCATGTTGAACGCTTCATCATGCTCTGCCCACTTGTGAACCGTTGAACGGTCAATGCCAGCAGACATGCAGGCCGCTCGTACATTGCCGTTGGAGGCAAACGCTTTCAAGAATTTCTCTTGTGTCTCCGCAACTTCTTCTTTGGTGAGTCTTACCCCTTTGCGGCGTACTGATGTACGTACATGGCTACGTGCGTTTTTTGTGTGTGTTGACGTGTTGGTGTGATCAGACATAAAACTACCCTCTCGTATGCATACTATTGCCAGTATAGACGAGAGGGCAAAGAACAAACAAATTAAAATGAGAATGGATGCTGTATCTGACGAGGGGCAAACACTATCTCCTCTGGCACCTCGAAGAGTGTTTGCCTCCCTCGATAGGGCACAAATGGTAATGCGAGTGGGTGGGACAGTACCCACCCGTAGAGGCCGCAAAACCAGGGACTTGCGTTCTCTGTTACAATATCCACCAGATCGACAATTCCAATGATCCCGCCTGTCGGGTGGTGCTCACTCCTGAATTGTACAAAGGTTTTTTCATCAATAATCCGCGCTATTTGCTCGTATCCTTCAGGATCAATCGTCTTACTGGCGTGTATCAACAACGGTCCTCGGTAGGGAGTAGTCCAGGTACGGTTCTCTATATGCTTCCACCCCTTTATGATGACGGAAGCCCACGGCTGACGGACGCTAATACAGCGAATACAGCGAATACGCATACACACTCTCCTTTCTACGGATAATAGAGAGAAGGGAGGAAACTGCTCCCTTCTCTCTATTATCCGTAGAAAGGTACCAGACTAACGGGCAGCGTCCATTTGCATAACTACCGCCTCAAACCCAGGAACACGGTCAAGCGTGAGAGAGGATGCATGATGTTTCGTTGTCCAGGCACAATAGAGCATCGACGCAGGTGCAACACTACACACATCAATCAGGTATTGGTAGTTGTAGATACCTTCCAACTCCTTGCCCTCAGTCGCCGCACTCACCAACACACTCATTGGCTCAACCATCCCATCCCGTTTTGCTTTCACGTTGAGCGTTCCGTCATGTGGATACAGCCGAACGATGTTGCTATTGTCTTTCGCAATCGGCGCAATAGCAAGCAACGCAGCCTTGAGTGATGTACTTTCGACAAGAAGCGATGTCTCAAGATCGTCTGTTTTAGGAATAATCTGCTCGTAGCGCGGATAATTCGCCTCAATTTCACGAATATGGGAGGTGAGTATTCCGCAAGTGAGTGTCGCAAAAGCAGAGGAGAGAGAAGACAACGTGATCTCCCCTTGTTTGGGCATCCGTTTTACCATCTCAAACAAGGATCGGGCAGGGAGTAATAGATCACGATCCCAACTCCCCGCACCTACAAGGGTTTCGCGCATCAAGTGAAGACGATGTTGATCACAGGCTACAAGAGTAAGTACGTCTTGACGTAAACGGAAGAGTATTCCACTAAAAACAGGGCGGGTATCATCCTCTGCCGCCGCAGGGTAGACTGCGTTCACCATCTGCCGAAAGGTAGCAACTGGCAGACTCACACACGACTCGGGCAGACGGTTCTCCTCTTTCACGGATGGCTCAAAGGGATACTCATCTGCATCAATCGTGGGAAGTGAGACGGTCATGTCTGCCCCGCTAATGAGCACACTATCCTCTTGAGCGACAAGCGTAAGCGTGGATTTCTTCAAGGGTTTGATAATATCTAGTAACTCTTTATAGTTGACAGTGAACACTCCATCGCTCTGTACGTAGGCGGCAAGTTCTACTTTTGAGTAGACTTCCAGGTTGGTCGCGGCAATCGTAAGAAACGGATGACGTGCCTCGATCTTGACATTTGTAAGAATAGGGAGCGTTGAACGTTTTGCAAGTGCAGATGAGATGCTAACAAGCGCATCTGCCAGCACTTTTTGATCAATCGTAAAAGTTGTAGGGGATGCGACAGGGAGAACAGTCTCTTTCATCGTAACTGTAGTCATTAGGGTTCCTTCTTTTCTTGTAGTATAGGAAACTTCTTTTCTCTACACGTAGTATATCATACGTACGTATATGTGTCAAGTGGCTTTACAGGCGGTTTTTGCGGTACTTTGAAAAACCATTTAGAGGTTGACAAACGTACGTATATGTGGTAAGGTAAGAGAGAGGAGAGGTGCACCATGAAAACAGGGCGAACCAAAGTCTATGCCGACGCACAGCCATTTGATATAAAAAATCTTTCTGCCGATCTGAAGAAGAAGTTTGAGGAAGGGCAAGTTCGATACAAAGAAAGGACAGGGCAAGAAATGACGAGACGGGGATATCTTGAGCATTTGCTCAGAACACACCCCGAATTGCAGAAGGACTAAATTCGTATACGTCCGTGGTCATGCCAAAGGTGCTGTCGCTTCCAAGCGTGATTACGGACTGGTTCACGATACATCCTCCCTTTGAAAGACACGACGCCCTCACGCGCCTGCTCATCAAAGTAGTAGTCCTCGCTATCCCACGGTGTACGCCCCTCACGCTCAGGTGCCAGCAGTAACTCACCTTCCACCAACTTCTGCATACAGGATGACTGTCCGACGCAAAAATGTCCGATTCGACGCTTTCCGTAAACCGCTAATGACTTGAACGCTAGCCATAACCCTGCGGCAGTATCCCCAATGTAAAAGGGTAGATAAGGACCATATTCCAGCCAACTTCGGCATTGTGCCAGCATATCAAAGGACACTTCCCCTACTTCACTGCGTAGTGACACCCACACACATTGCATTTCATCGGCTAATTGCGCAGGGTCAACGTCCCACTTTTCTAGCGTCTGTGGGCGAAAGTTATCAAGCACGATATCAGGATAATCCAGGGGATGCAGATCAAGAAGCGAGAGGATATTCTTCTCTTCCATCTGCTTACCCGCATTAATCCATTCCCACAACTCATCACCCTGGCGCAAGCCAAGTATCGGATCTTTGCCAGTATGCCACTTTGTAACTTCGCATCCCTGCTCGGCCAAGATCATGCCAGCGTAGGCAACGCTTACATAATTGCCCAATTCAAGAACGCGCATACTGCAACACCTCCTGTACCTGATTATCAGGAGTACAGTATACGACGGTCACACCACTGAACACTTCTTCCTGACGATAGGCAATCACAATACACGTATCTCCCACTTCACCAAGACGAGCGCCGCCGCCATTGAGAGTAAACACACCCTCCTCAGATGGCAGGGCATATGTTACCCACCTGTTGCCATTCGAGAGGTTGACAATATGTACTTGCTCATAGGGATCGATGCCTGCAATCTTAAGCAAAGAGGCATCGATACTCGCCGAGCCATGATACCTCAAACTTTTATCGGTTACGTACAGATTATGGAGTTTTGCACTTACAAACGTTTTCACGTAACAACCTTCTACTATTGTTCAATGGCTCTACATGTTGCGAGATACTAGAATTCACCAACCATCGCGGGAGGAAAGACGCATGGATTGTGTCACTTCCTCAAAAAGTTGTCGTAGCATCTCCTGAGCCACTTTACCACACAGAGAACAAATATTCTCCTACTTGATGGGTGGAGCGTACTCAAAAGTAGCAGTTCCCAGGCGGCGGTACTGTGCTTGCCGCCCTCGCAAAACCGGATCGGCAGTTTTTGAGCTAGAGAGTGATGCCACATTCGTGTAAGAACCATGATGACTCTTCTGCATATTCAGAGCATCGCGCTTCTTGTCTAAATGGTCGTCTAGGCAGACTAGACGACCAGAGTTACTGTGATACAACATTTTCTGGTTCTTCTTCCACCTCGACGACTCTGACGCAGGCGATGGACCCGATGCATCCACGCCACATTGCTTCCAGCGAGGGCTACGTGAGTAGTATGCAATCATAGCAGGATGGGCAACCGTATTATGGTAGCGATAGCCACGCTCATACAAATACTGGCCGAGCCAATCATCAAAACGTCCACCTAAACCTAAACCTTGATAATCAGGACGAACGACTAAGCGGTGCCCTTGCTTGATATTTCTGGTTTTCGGATGAGGAAGGTGCAAATAGGAAGAGAACGCTACGCACTCGCCTCCAATGAAACCAGCAAAGCATTGGGCCGCAGTATGGAGTACTCCACTTAGATAGTGATACTTGCTAAACAGTCTCCATGCGGTTTTATCACACTGATAGATGCGGAACTCCAATTCTGGATGTCGTTGAAGTAACCTCCAATTGAAGGTATTAGTATGCGGCTGGTACACCCAATCAGGTTGTAACCAATCAAGCACATCATAATGGCACGTTACCGCGACCAATTGTTTTCCCGATTTGCGCACACTTTTCTGGATGCTGTGCGAAGCAACCTGCGCTACCTGCCGATCGACGACGCTGGTAAACTCATCAAGGACAATGAGATTCTCTGGTTCTAGTAACGCACGAGCCGCAGTGACACGGAACTGTTCACCCATGCTGAGTACAGCGTAGGGACGCATCCAGTTAGGAGGAGAACCAAAGCCGACACCGCACAACGATCCGGTGATATCCTTGATCGAAAGTCCTTTAGGCATTGCATCAACCACACTTTTATCAACGGGCCAGTCATCATAACCGATACGAACACAATCACCATAGAGAGCACGCGCAACCGTTGTTTTGCCACTACCAGAGGGTCCAACAATAAGCCCGATGGACCAATCCTTTTGGTTGAGCGGCAAGTCAATATCCCAAGACTCAATAGATCGTTCTGAAATCGGGATATCGAATAAACTCTCTAATTGTTGTATACGTGCCGTTCGTTGCACGGCACATTCTTTCACGATATGCGCTTGCATTACAGTACCAGTGCCCGACATGTAATCCCCTCTCCCTGAAAGCGATCTAAGAGCACCAATTGCTCTTGCTCATTCTGGCAATCAATGATAATACCCCATCGCTCGGCAACGTCTGTTTGTTCAGCATTCCCCTCCTCTGGTAACTTGTCAGCATTTCTCCCTATCACCTCATCACCCAAACCCTCCAACATTTGCCGCAATGTCTCATCATCGCTACCAAGTGTCACCAGATCGTACCCTGCGTTTTGTTGTTCGGTAAGCAATTCTGCTAAAAGCGCATCATCGTCTACAGCATCCGCACTCAGGAGGTTATCGGCTACAATATAGGCATTGCATTCTAAATCAGAAAATGTTGGAGGCAGGATCGTTGCGTGAAGTTGGCTCATTTTGAGTTGTTGCGCCGCTTCGACCACACCATGACCTGCAAGGATCGTGTATGACCCATTCCCCTCATCCCTGCACACAATATCGCGCATCTGCCCGAAGCGTTCAAGACTCATCTTGATTTTATGTACTTGTTCGGGTGGATGCGAACGGAAGTTCCGCTCAGATGGGTAGAGGGCAGCAACGGACACCTGATAATGCTCTTTGACAATCTCTTGCTCGATCATACCCTACTCCTGCTTTGCTGGTTCCTCTGTCGCTGGTTGCTGTTCTTCATCTCCCACAACACGCTTCACTTGTCTGCGTAATGTCTCAAAATGCGGCATGATCTGTTTTGCCTCTTGATGCGCGTACTCTCCCATACCTGCAAACATATTGTGTGCCTCACGATAGAGGATATCTAATCGTGCATGCAATCGTTTCAATTGTTGTTTTAACTCTTCATTCATACTGTATCCTGTCGTGTTGCCCGTAACTCTACAAGTAACGCTTTGATATCACATATTTCTTTCTCTGCTAGTCGGTTCACCATTGCATCATGCTCCACCGTACACCTGTCTCGCTCAGCCTGCTTATTCTCTGACATCAGGACAAAAATACTTAGGAATATCGCCTCAAGACTTACGGATAAGGTCAAGAACGAGAACGGGTACGCATCGAACCGCCAGAGTGTGAATGTGTTCAACACAATCCAGAAGAGGAACACAAAGAAATTAATTGCTAGAAATGCAATCGATCCACAAAAGACAGCAATCCATTCAGCAATCCGCTCACTCTTACTCACCTCCGGTGCCTTAATCATCCCTTATACTTTCAGCAATGCAGGCGGGACAGTCCAGATACAAGAAGCATTACCCACAACACTATCCCGCTACATCTAGCATACAGTCAGGCACAAAGCGTTGCTCATTCCTCTTGCCTCACCGTTGCTTCAAAGTGCAAACCAAACACCGTTACACCGCCTGGGCAAAATGCCAATATCGCTACAGCCTCACAGAACCGGCCCATCATTTTACCGGTTTGCCCCTTTACGTAATAGAGCAGGCTATCCCCTTTTTCTCCCAGGACGAAACCGAATTTTTGCGCTTCCTCAAGGTGATATTCAGTCGGACCTCCCATCTGCTGCAAGTCAAATATCGCTATTGGCACGAGTGCAGAGAGAGTACAGCGTATGAGGTGTAGTTTTGTGGCGTTGTTATCGATCATACTTTCATGATACTGAACAGGAAAAGCAAGAAAGCAGTATTGCAAAAATGGACAAAAAAAAGAGAGAGAGCAGGCATCTGGTACCCACACTCTCTTTTTTTTCTGGCAGATAGTAGCGAAAGGAATAATCATGTACAACCAAAGTCAGTATAGCCGATACAACAAAAGAGAGAGGTGTTGCCAGATCGCACCTCTCTCTTTTTCTCAAGGACCAATTGTGAATAACATGACGTAAAGCAATTCCCTTATTCAGCATACCAAACACCACAAAAGCGACCTGGAAAGATTGTTCTCCCAGGTCGTGATATCATTGGCTATTTTGCTGCAACTATTATCGTTCTACGGGTACGTTTACGAGGTCGTGTGTTTTACCGCCAACACTTCATGGGCAAGCTGTAGGGAAATACCTGCTTTTTTTTGCAAGTCGCTCAGGCGTAATCTCTGGGTAAAGTTTCATGATGACAGAGACTCTACTTCCTAATTCACCTTTTATTAATGGTGAGCTATTTTTAGCCTGCCCTGTTTTTGATTTGCTTTCAAAAATGGACTGAAAATCTTTGTAAGTGAAAGACTTTGCAACATCCAGATTGAATAGACGCACCCCCAAGGAGAGGTAGTAGCGTATCCAATATTGCTCTCTTCCTTTAGCTTTCTCTATTGTTTCCACTTGCTCAAGAGTACGCATGATAAGCATGAAGCTTTCACTCTTTAGTTCCTGTATCCACTCATTCTTGTCGATATTATTCCCGCTACACTGCACATGCTGAGAGAAGCGTTTATACACATCATCAGTAATGCCAACATAGCGTACAACATCGTTGCGAGGATCGATCAGGACGTAAACAGCAATCATAGCATTGTCTCCCTACTCAAAACCCATATCGTCTAACAGGCTACTTGCAGCATCTCTTGCAGCATCAGTCACAACAACCCCTGAAACTTTTGCCTCATGCTTTTTCTTCAGTTTACGATCAACTTTCTTCTTTGAGGCAGGCTTTCTTTCCTCGTCTGCCTCATCAGTGTAGGCAAGAATGGAAGCGGATTTAATGAGTACCCGCAACGGAATGGCTGACTTCTCAGCATGTTCTACCATCCGTTGCGCTGCCTGATTATCCTTTGGCAGTGCAATCTCAACATACCAGTACTTCTCATGGTCTTTCATGTTTTACGCCCTCCGCAATGCGCGGCGCTGTCCGATCTGGTCTGCAAGAACGGCATACCCGCGAGCATTCGCTTTCTCAGGATCGGCTATCTGCACAGCGTTCTTGATGATTTTTTGTAGCGATGAATGGAAGTAGTACGCGCCGCCGCCGCAATGCAGCACTGATTTAAAGCTAGAAGCTACTTTGCCGCTCTGGTTACTCCACACACTAGAGATTTTTGCATTCTTCTCATCACCAGTTTCCTTGATAGCGGCTTTGACCCACTGCTGCAAATCTATCCCTGAAACTTGTATTCCATCAGCATACAGTTCTGGATAGGCACCAATATTGATACTTGCACGAAGGACAGCCTGCATTTCTGGCTCTGAGAGTTCACGCCCGTATTTCGCCTCAAACTTTGTGCTCAACCGATAGAGGGCATTATTGACGCCGATCTCGAAACTATCGCACTGCTCAGTATGTGCCTTGTGTCCATCAAAGCGAAGCATGTTGGTCGTGAGCGATCCGCTATCAACTATTCCTATCGTACTGGTCTTATCAAAACCGTGATAGATAGCAGCTCCCGCGCCCTCCATGAACACCTTGACCGTCTCGACGCTGATCGCCATATCACGCCCATTGAACTGATAGCGATACACGCCGGTTAACTCTTCAACGATCTTGCTAGACTGTTCCTGGTAAGCACGCAAAGGAACGCCCATAACCAGATTGATGGAGAACTCCTGTATCCCAGGCCATATCTGCGCGGCAGCCAGCGAAGCAAAGCACATGATAGAAACCTGAGTACGTTTGTTGTGATAGCGGTGCTTGTCTTTAAAATCTGAAGTTGGGTTAAGTCCCTGCTCAGCAAGATCAGACAAAAAGTACACTGATCCGTCATATTCCACCATCAACTCGTTAGGATTGATGGTTTCACCGAGTCCACTGCCAGATTTCAGGGATTGATACTTCTTTAAGTTCCCTTCCGAGATGAGGCTTGACGCGTCGAACTCCAATAATCTGCCAGTATCCGTCATAACAGCGATATTTGTACGCTGATTGCCCCTGTCGAAGCCTAAATTCAATGTTTTCATAGTGATTATGCCCTTTCTTTTGTACCGAATAATATTGAACTATACGGTATAGTTCGTTACTTTTTACCAGGATACCACAAAAATACCGAACTATCAAGTACTTTCCTGAACAGTTCGGAACTGATAAAATGGCCTAGTATAAGACAACACCTTTGTTTATGGAAAAATAAAATGCTGCATAGTTTGCAGCACATTACCTTCTACCCAGTCTCTTTATCCCCTCAACATCTGATGAACCCGACCTACAACAAAACCCACAATACACACCAGCGATACAAGCGTACATACCGCCTGTACTGGCGCTACCACTGGCTTGATGTCAGGAACAAGCTAGATCGACACAATGAGCAGGGCGGCAATAACTCCTGTCATTTGCGCTAGCCTGAGCACTGGATTGTTATGCATATCGGTCCTCCACAATCGCACTCAGTACCCACCACACGAGCGCCATACCCGCTATAATGGGTACAACGAACGCCACTACACTCTGTTCAGCCGGATACGCCCACAACAGGACCAGCAGGATTGCCAGCCAATTGAGGCACTGCTTGTAGAGTTCATCCATCTGTACGCTTAATCTGTTATGCATTTTGATTTATCCTCTCTGTTCGGTTGTTATCCACAAGTTATTCACACTTACGCTCTTCTCTTGAGTCCACATTGCTCTAGAACATAGGCGGCGTGGCGACGATAGCGGCTATTGGTGATACCCATTTTCGCCAGGGCATCATTCACATTGCCAACTTTCCGGTACCAATATTGCAGGTCATCATGTAAATTTTCTGGTAAAAACTTGTCATCTCCTCTAGGGATATACCCATCACGAGAAGAGTCGGGTCTATTTTTCACTTCCAGTGCTGCAACGGCTTGAATGGCTATTTGACGAGAAGCCTGCACTTGCAACTTTTTAATCTCTTTGAGTGCTAATCTATGGGTAGCATTTGTAAGAGGTTCACTTAACGTCTCAAAATGTTTAATCCAATAAGCCTCTCGCTCAAGGGAAAATTGATAGTTTCCAACTTGTTCCAGTGTCTCCATAATGACCATGCGATTGAGCGCACGCAGTTCAAAAATCCAGGCATTCTTTACAAAACTGCTGCCCTCTCCGTTAATATGCTGAGTAAATCGCTGGTAGACATCAGTTGTTTGACCGACATAGTGAACGGTGTAGTCTCGCGGATCTACCAGCGCGTAAATGGTATACATGTTATGCGTCCTTCTTCTTTAATCCCAACTCTGCAATCACGACTCTTGCATGCTGTCGATAACGGCTATCGGCTTGACAAAACTTCAGGCTTTTATCGATGTTGCCAGTCATTTCATACCCTTTTGCGAAGAGTGCAATCTGTGTTTGGTTGAGTTGTGGCTGTGCGTCTGAGTGCGTCGTATGCGCTGGCTTCTCATCTGGACGCACAGGACGTTGTACCGACGCACTGACTATTTCAGCTAAAATGAGACGATAATCAGCCTCAGAGATGCTGGTCAAGGCTAGAATGTCACTATCAAGAAAACCAGCTTCACGCATTTTACGTATCGCTTCTACCTTGCCCATTGCACTGACAGAAGGCTCTAATCGCTGTACCGGTTGCGCAGAACGTTTTGTCAAGCAAGGGTTGCGTAACCGCTCAATCCCTGGTGTCTCGCTATAATCCTTTGACTCCCGCTTATCAAACTGAACCACCATTGGCTGTAAGGTGAAACCGAACACAACCGCTCTCCCAGGTGAGAGCATATTGATCTCCTCACGTGTAGCAACCTTTGCGTCAATTTCCTTCTCGCAGGCATCCAGGTCGTTTCGTTCAACGTGCCGCGCAAAGATACGTATCTGGCAACTCTTGATCGCCCACTTGGCAATATAGGTCAAACTCTGTGTTGCAAAACCTACGGTATAGCCTGCTGATCGTCCATTGCTCACCAGCGTAAAGTACGAGTTGTTCAGTTCGTTGAGAAGTGGTTTATTCTCTCTGGCTTCAGGTGGAAGCAAGTCGATCTGTTGCGGCAGGTAGAGTTGCGCTTCATCTAGCAAGAGCCAGCAAGGGAGTAGCGTGCTGCCAGGAGGAAGCCCGTTCGCCATATCTAACTTGCGTTGCCTGATTGCATAGCGCATAAGCGACTTCCCAACTGCCGCTACAATTTCAGCCTTTGGCAACCACTTATCATCAGGGCCACCGTAGGAGGGAAGATTGACAATGGCAACACAACGCTCCTCCATGACCATCCAGACAAACTCATCGACATTTTTGAGAGTCAGTTCAAAGAATTTGGGTACTCCTGCCATTTCAGCAGAGCCAGCATGGATGCCATCAATAAAAGGCAAATCCAGAATAGGCGGGTATTCGCCCTTATGGTCAAGCACAATGATGGGAGCGCCACATTTGCCGCCTTGCTCAATAATGCGCCCCATGAGTTGTGACTTGCCTGATCCCTGGACAGCACAGGCGACAAACCCTTTGCCGCTAATCTGATTGAAGTGAGGGTCAAACCTCTGTCCAGCTTTTACCACTTTCCCCAGGACAATTGTTTCGTCGTGAGGGTAGGAAGGGAATACTGGCTCGTACACATCCTCCTTATCGTCCTCAAGTGCCTGCACAACAACCGGTCGGTCATCCTTCGGTTTTGCTACACTCTCAACAACTCTCTCATCAAGCGCGTATTCTAGTGGGGGTGTCGTCATCCCAACCAGTCGCATGAGTTTTGCTTTGACTGATTGATCTTTGAACAACTCTTCTTCATCTTCAGGGGAAAGTGCCTCAACGACCTTTTCAGCAGTGATCTGTACTTGCTCTATATCCCCGCCAGGGGTAAGAAATGCCTGCTTGACCATTGAACCGGCATGAACGAGTTCACCAGAAAACAACCCCGCAATGACGGTACCTGCTATCCCGAAAAACGCGACGGTGCCATTATGCGCAACCGCGTCAACAAACATAGAACTGGCAAATGCGCTGGTAGTAAGTATCACCCGCCCCTTAGAAACGTTACGCAAGTAAGAAGGGAGCATTGACTGCCCCCCACGCTTTGGTAGAATTTTCTCATTGTCTGTCATACTCCCTCTCCTTTCTTATGCCTTTTTCCAGGCGATACTCAACAAATGCATTCCGATAGTTCCGAAGAACCCGACAATAAAACTAGTGACGATAGCGAATCCCCACCGGCCTGCCTCACCACTTCCGAAGCTTCCATACTGGTGATCAGTCCAGGCATTGAAGAAGGAGATCACTACGACACAGCCAATAAACACCTTTGCCATAATCGGACCTGATTTGCTTGCGGCGTCATGGAGCACTTCATATCCAATGATGAGTCCCAGGATAACCAATTCAATCCCCCAGGCAAAAACGGATGATCGGGCTTCCGTTGAACTCATGTTGCCGGTAATCAGACCTGGAAGCTGAAGCATGATCAGCCAGTTCGGGTGATAGACATCAATTTGACCTGAGTTGGTGATATAGGCTTCATTGGTCTGGATTTGCGTCATGATGCCAACAACCCACATCACTAAAAATCCTGCCGCCACGGTCCCAACAAAAAGAGCAGGATGTCCTTTTTTTGCTGTACTGGTTCGTGCTGGTGTCTGCTGTACTGGTTCTGCCATGAGATAATCCTTTCATTTTGAGAATGTCGATCGAAAATCGTGTATACTAGTGGTGACTGTTACCCTACAAGGAGAAACTACATGGACAATCTGTTTGATACGCTGTATGAGATGCTTGCAGAAGTGTCCCATCAACAAAAAATGGCTGCACTCTCTGTCGCTCACTGGCTCATACATCTGATCGATCGTGTCTACGATGACACCGCTGAGAGAGAAATACCGGTCTATATCCCGTTACATCCCATGACTTCAGGAGAAATAGACCGCGTAAAACCAAAAGAATAACTACTCTTGCCAATGGCGATACTTCTCAGTAAGACCGTTCTCTTGTGTAGGATGGTCCCACTCTTTATTCTCGAATGCGCCACATGTGCCATATCGTGCAGGATAACAATAACGATTGCCAGTACTTGCAGAAGAAACATGGTACCTCCTACCAGGACATCGTGATATCATTGCGGGTCACACTACGCTGTTTCTGGATGGTGTCGATGCTGTGCTGAAGCTGTTGCCCTGTATTGGAAAGGGTACGACGGATATTCTGATACCAGTCTGCCGTTTTACTGACATCCCCGTTTGTGGGAGCAGTGAACACGATCATAAAAATGACAATGATCGCAAAGACAGTGCCGATGAGGGGGCCGCAGCCAGATTTCTTTTGTTGCATATGGTCCTTCTTTCTTTTGTTGTGCCAGGACCATCAGATATACTGAGGATGCTGGCAAGTTCGGGTTAAAACGCTTTGCCGGTGCCTGCTAGGTGTTGTCGCACTCTGGCAGGTATTTGCTGTTACTTCCAGTAGTCTATTTTTTCAGACATCCTGTACTCAAAACGAGTTGCATCTGCAATAGTTCGATGCAAGGCAACCACTGAATTATCAACAGAATAGTTGATACGACGCACTTCAAAGACAGGCTGAAAACGAGCCAGTTTTAATGTCTCGCACTCAGCAAATGTTGGTGGACGGGACTGGATGGTAAGATCGGTATGGTCAACTGATACACCGTACTTCTGTTTGATAGCAAGCATCGTATCGAAGCCAGGGTCTTGACGCATCTGCTCTACAAAAACACTGGCAAGCGAAACCGGATACCAGATATGACCAATCCTCAACGGTTGCTCATCTGTTCCCTGTAACCGTGATCGATGCACAACGTGAACACCTTCAGGGATAGCAATGTCTCCGTCTCTTTTCATAAAAAGAATAGCCACATCAGGAGGCATCGATGCAATCACAGGATCAACCAGGTTTTCTTCCACCGTCTTCAACCCTAATTTTTGTAAATGGGTTATAAAATTTGGCGTCAGACCAGGGAGAATGATCCGCAATTGTGCAACCTTGTAACGGTTACCAGCAACAGGAACAACAAGTCCTTCAGATCGTAGGATGAGCAACGCATTTGTAACAGTCACGCGTATAGTTTTCCACTCTTTCGCAATAGAGGCGATAGAGGGAAGTATCCCTTCATTTCCGTAGTCTCCATTTTTAATCCGACTACGAAAATCATCAGCTATCTGCTCAACTAGCGTCCCCCCTTCAGTATCACTCACTTCTTTCAAGTCCTCTCTTAAACCTTGATATTAACTTCTCGATATGTTATACTCAATATACCAGAGACAAAGCAGGTTTGTCAAGGGATTTTAGACAAAAAAAGAACTGATACGCAAATATCAGTTCCCTTATGACTCTGCAACACCTATGTCCTGAGAAAACGAGAGTGTTGCATTGAAAGGATTGTATCATGCTTCGAGTTCCCACATCAAGCGCCTCTTCCACTCAGATTGAACGTCAGATCGAGACTGATTTACGTCAGCATCTTGAAGACACCCCTCTTTTCTGGATTATCCGTAGCAATCGCTCTGTACAACGAACCTGGAATGAGTTGACTGAAACTGAACGTCAACAGACTCAGGAAGCGCAAGTGCGAGCGCAGTATATTGCATTGTTTAATCCCTGTAACTGGTAGGAGGTGGGGGATGTACGTTCTAGAACGTGACGAGGAAGACGCTACTCTCGACATGGGGAGCATTGCATTATTCATTGGCGGGTTAGATACCGTCAGCCTTGAGAACCTGGGAGCATTGATTGTATCGCTTGACCAGCAAGGCATTGAACAATTCGAGATCGAAACCACGCGGTAACGTTGGGGGTGAGTGACTATGCTCACCCCCTTTTTTATTTTCTTAGTAATCGCTGTAGGGGAGTTGATATGGAAGCGGACGAGTTGCCCGTAAAGAAAGCGAGAAAGCCTGATAAGAGGAGTCAGGAGCGTGGTGTATTCCCAGGCTTCAGGAGGCCCGATAGTGCTTATTTCAGTTTGCCGAATGAGTGGACAGATATCACAGCAGATATTCAGAGTTTGGCAGAATTAAAAATAGTCGAATACATTGCACGTCATACTTGGGGCTTCAATGAGTATGGAGGAAAGAAGCATATCACAACCGACGAGTTCATGCATGGCAGGTTAAAAGGCAAGGATACCCGCATGGATAGAGGTACGCAGTTAAGCGATAGGGGAGTGAAAGACGGTATAGAACTTGCTGAGAAGCATGGTTACATCGTTATCACAACTGACGAGAGCGACAAAGCACGCATCAGAAAGTACTACGGTCTCAAGATGCTCCCTGTTGAAGTAGATGGGAAGAAACTTCCTACCAATACCTCACCAGATAGGAAGAGTCTTCCTCCCGCTAGGAACAAACTTCCCACTGGACAGGAGCACTCTTCCTATCGATCTAAGATAACCACTACAGACACACACCTGAAGAAAACCATTTCTGTTCCTCAATCACTTTCAATGGAAGAAATAATCAGACGACAGAAAGAAGCCGCAAAATGAGAGATAATCCCTACGAAGAATTAATGCAACGGCAGGAGAGACAGCGTAAGCAGCAATCGTGCGTCAGGTGCTATACATGGCTGAGAGAAGACCTGGACATCTTACGAGAGAAAACATTCGAGAACTACCAGCGTGATCTCTTCCCATCGGCCTATGACCGCCTCCTGGCATTTACTCAGCATAAAGACGAACAAGACGTGGCGATTGCACCCCGCGAGAACTTTATCATCTTTGGAGGATATGGAACTGGCAAAACACACCTGCTTACAGCGACACTGAACAAATTGTGCAAGAGGCTGGTACCGTGCCGCTTCATGACCGGTCAAGGTTTGTTTGATGCTATCACCAGGGCCATCGGGAACCATGAACAGTATCAGGGATACCTTGATGACGCCGGCAGTATACCCGTGCTGGCAATCGATGACATTGACAAGGTTCACATACCAGCAGCAACCAGAGGGACTGAAGATAACTTTCAGGTCAAGACGTTCTTCGCTATTCTCAATAAGCGCTACATGAAGAGACTGCCAACGCTCATCACGACCAATGCAATGGATATCACCCCGTATGTAGGAGGTGCTTCGTTCTCACGATTGAAGGAATGCGGCAACTTTGTAAGCATGGAAGGGAAGGATTTTCGAGATAGCCTGATCCACTGGTAGAAACAGAGGAAGGAAGCAGAGATATCACACTCTGCTTCCTTCGTTGTTATCAATCGCGGGATCGTTGCTTCTTCGGATCGAGGGAGACCACAAGATAGCCCATGTTGATCAGCGATTTCACGTCAATCCCGAACGGGCGAATCTTGAGGCGTATCCGTCCTAAGAGATTGCGGATAGGACGGATAACCACATCTACCTCTTTATTGTCCACACCCCATATCACCCTTTCTCGACACTTTTCGATACTCTTGCCAGTCATAACCGACAAGATCTCTTCGTACTGGCTGTAGTCAGGGTAGGATTTGAGCATCACATCAAGCACATACATCTCACCAGGGCTGAGCAGTTGTTGATGGATAGGAGTAGCATCTTCAATATTAATCAGTGAGATGATACCAAACTCGAAGTTAAGCCAGAGTTGATGATGCTCTGGCAATAACAGCATAATATTTTTGTAGCAAACAATCTTTTGTGTCTCTATCGGCTGAGCGGCAGGAGCGTGGTTCATCGTCCCACCTCGCGCCTGACTTCTATTGCCCACCCTTCAATATGCACTACAAACGGGGATATATCGTCATGGGCACGAAACTGGATATGATCGAGGATACCGCTAGGGTGTGACTCCCAGGTCTCATGCTCGAAAGTGAGTGAAAAGGGATGGTCACACGTCACATCCCAGATATTCCCTTCAGCAATCGGTATTCGCTTAACAGTAAAGTTCATACCGTCGCCTCGCTCTCAAGAAGTGAGTACTGCACGTTGTCGAGGATGACCGTCACTACCTCGAATAGTTCGTCAGGCAAAAACGGGCGTGTGCTCTCTAATGCCTGTGAAAGTATTTCAATCAGCGGGATATCGGGGTGAGAAAACGCCAGATTATTTAAGGCGTCTCGTGATTGCAGGCGTCGGACCTGCTCAACGACAGGAGAATGCTGTAGAATATTTACGCTGGACATGAAACGATCCTTTCTTGTCTGGTAGTGTTGGAGTAGATTTCGACTACTCCAACAGCTTCATTTTTGTGATGTCACGCTTGCAATTCGCGTAGCTCGCGTGCGAACGTTTCTGCCATTGCATTCTGACGAGGATCGCCAGTTGCAACGAAAGCGTTACGCCATTCGCGCCATACAGGAATTGCAACAGAGACATCACCTTCCCCTGGATCGAGTTGAGCGGCGATTGTTGCCAACTCTTCACAGGTCTTTCTACGGGCGGCAATACGCACATCGTCTTCGTTCTGTGGTGCAGCCAGCACAAACCACGCGGATGCAAGATCCGCAAGGGACAGATCTTCAGGGATATATGACTGCAACTGTACCAGAGTACCTGCCGTGGCATTGGCACGCGGGGAAGGCTGCAACTGAGATCGGACATCTTCAACGAACTGCTCAAAGTTTTCCATAATTTTTGCTCACTTTCTTTGGTAGTGTTAGACATTTTGCTCAGAAGTTCTGAGCAGTTCTCGTACGTATTCTTCGTCGGAAGACCATGCATCAGGATCTTTCTCAAGTTTTGAGACAATTGCCGTTGCTGCCTCTATCTCAGTATCAAAACTTGAGTAATATGTATTCAAATCACAAAGACGTGCTCCCCATTCAGGGGTCTTCTCATGAATTTTTAGTTCATGAGATCCGGTATCATCATCATTCCAATAGCGATCAGTCACACAATAACTCATGATATTTTCGCCTTTCTTTATGCCGCTAACTCTTCGCTAGCAGCACACTTCTCAACTATTTTCTGTAGGAGTATTCCTTTGCTCCAACTTTCAATAAATGCTAATGCCACAAGACCAGCATTAAACTGCATTTCGACTTCACTCCACACGCGCCCATTGGCTTCAGGCAAACCTGCGTCTTCCCCGTACAGTGCATGGAAAGAGACTTGCCCAACAGACGTTTCGATATAGACAATACCGTCAACTTGCCAACACTCAGGATGGAATGCCGTTGCAAGATTGATAAGTACTGGCTTATGTTCGTACAATTCACAGTCATAGCATTTTGCCGCACAATTACAGCAATTGGCTAAAACTGCTAGTCCATCTGGACTTTCAAGGAAACACTCTACATAGTCAGTCAGATCGAAGTACGCCAATATTTCGAGAGCCACTGAACGTAGTTCCTCGCGGTCTTCTTCCACTTGCGCCATCTCTGCCTGCATCACTTGCAAGTCAGACTCGGATTGTTCACATTCTCGATGGAATGTATTGCGTTCAGTGGCTCTCATGACTTACTCCTCTGGAAACAATTCATCCAACATTACTTTATTGGCAAAGCCAAAGATTTTTGCCACTTCATGCCCCTCCCACGGGGTACAAAAATCTTGCCAGGGTGTAGCGTAGATGTCTTCCTCAGGCAACTTCCTCCATATGGGTGTGTGTGTCTCGATATCGAGACACACACCATAGGCACCATGACTCTCGAAATCGATACGAGCTTCACCGTTCACATAGGCAAAGCCGTTTTCAAAATCAAAATCCTTGAGCCACTCCTCGGGGAAAGCACAGGGAGCCATTCCCTTGAAACAGGATATAAATTGACGAGCCATTTTACTTCTCACTTCCTTTGTTGGCTTGCGCTTTCTCGCTCAGCCAGTCTCGTATTTCAACATCTTTCATTGGTAGCAGCAATCGATAAATGCCGGTTATTGCTGCTTTTTTTGCCAGATCTACACAATTCTGGTCTGTTGGTTCCTGACCATACTGCTGTAAAATCATGCGTAAGAGTGCCATGTCTTCCGCTTTGATGTAAAGGCTGATTGTCTTGCCGGTATCAGCCTTCTTAGCGTAGGTATTGCCTTCAGGCGCTCCGGTGCCAGCCATTACTCCTCCGCGCCATCTTCGTCTTCATCGGTGGTATATCCGAGCGCGTTTATGACGCGCACAGCGTCCGTTACGCAACTAACGAACACATATTCAACATCTTCTGCTGGCGTACCACCGTAGATATTGCCACGCCTCTCTTGAGGATCAAAGTCAAGATTGGCATCACGTAACGCATTGTAGACTTTCTGCATATCAACAGATGTGGCATAGTGGTTGCGATAAATCTCAATCTCTGTAAGCATTGTCATATATCCTTTCAACTTCTGTACTCTCAATTCCATATTAGAATACTAACAGATTTCTAACAGATTGTCAATGCTTTTCCGTACCAGTTTCCGTACTTGCTTCCTGCTCAACTTGAAATCACTATTTATTCATCCTTTTCTATAGCCACGATTGACAAATGGACAACTCACAATTATACTTTGTTGTAACAAATGTAGTACAAGATTGTAATGTATGTAGCAAGGGAGGAGTATTTTATGCAACCGAAGTATATTGAACTGTTTTACAATGATCTCGTGAGTGTTGCGCTACGAGAGATAGTTAGTGGGTATTACTGGCAGGGGCATCCTGTTGAGGTGGCATTGCAAGTATTAGAGCAACAAGCAAGAGAGCGACATCTCGTCTTTCGTACCACTGGCACTACTTCATACTTTCGCCTTATTCCTATTGAACAGACAATGCTCCCATCAAAGAGGAGTATACTCATTATTGGTCGTGAGAAGGTCATGAGTGCCTTGCTCTTTTTGATGCTCATCCGCGGCGGGTATACTGTCTCAACAACCTCTGACGTAGCTGAGGTTGCGTTATTGAGCCATACGTACAGACCTGATCTGATTATTTATGATCTGGATACAATTTCACTAGAAAGTATTGAGTTGTGTATTGCTGATATTCCGCAACTCGCCATGAGTAGTACGCGTATTGCAGGACTCAAGAAGCCATTCACGCAACAAAAGTTATTGCATGAAGTAGAACAAATATTCAAGGAGAACGGACATGGAAGGGACAGAAAAGATATTCAATGCATTGATGCAAACCGTCCGTCGAGAGGAACAAGACGGGCACCCATTAGATAGAGATCATCCTGTTGAGCAATTCCTGAGCAAAATGGAATATCAAGCAGGCTTAGATGGATGGATATACAAAGAGGCGCAACCTGGATATTTTCAACTCGTGGGGATGGATGAAGAGGAGTTTGAGGCATTCAAGCAACTGGTATCGGGCAACATCCATCCATGATAGATAGGTACTTTTGGCATCGGTATCTATACTGAGTAAGAGAGTTGCACGAAAATACCTGTCAAAAGATTAACACGTCCTCTACCTCCTTGTGTCCAGAGTGTACCAATTCCAACACGGAAGAGATCACCCTGTCCTCTTGCCTGATAGAAGGATTGCATCTCACATATGAGTGGTAGTAACTCCCCTGTATGCCTGATATAGCCCTTGACTTCCCACCCTTGAATTGTAGGTACCCATACATAGGGCTTGCTGTGATACTCATCCCACAACCGGTATGCCATACCGGTTGTCCATTGTTGCCGTTGTCGAACAATGCTGGCTTTTCCATCTGTAATCGGCTTCTCACAACACAAGTCCATCATAGCCGCCCACTCAGGACGGATTGCATCAAGCCACTGCACATATTGCTCTACACTATATTTGTACTCGCCTCCCCACTTCTTTGCGGCAACGAACCCTCCACAGTCAGCGGCAATATGGGTCATGCAGTCAGGTAAGCGAGGGACCGGTATACGTCCAATGACGTGATCGGTTGGCAAGCCACGTTTCTCTTGATTGCGTAAGGCACTGCCAGCCCAGGACGATGCTGGCAACAGAGCGCAAGGGATGAGACTGTACTTGCCTATCTCCCCACAAGAGACGGTTGGATAAAATGTGATGCTCATACCTTTGCCCCTGGCAACGTTGCCCCGATGCCTAGCAATTCGTTGAGGGCATACCAGCGATCGTGCATCTCTGTGTAGTCCAATCCTTCCAATCGTTTTCTCGCATTTGCTTGCTTATGAAACGAAAGGGTACTCAGCAATACCCCAAAAAACTCACCACACTGGCAAGGAGTGGCATTACCGAGTGTTGTTATCCCATTAGGAATTACAAAAACCATGAGGCCCTCAGCGTCTTCGTACGAGTATTTCGGACCCGTCCCGTTGACACACTGCCCCTTGAGCCACTTTCCATTGTGTCCCTGAATTGCAGCCATCACGCGACCCCCTTCGTGCCATACATCCCGCCGTACTCCTGCTCCAACTTTGCCGCAACCATCTTGGCATGCTCAGGGGTTGCACGCTCGCAATAGGCAAGCCAGTTATGATAGCCTTGCCTGATGAAGAACCCGCCTGCATCCTCCTCTTCCATACGCTTTGTTTCCCCATTCCACCGTTTTTGTGTGAATATCATTTCCAACTCAGGGCATCCATAATAGCGTGCCTGTTCTAGCAACCGTGCAGCATGTGCATGTTCCTTGCAAAAGCCGCTCTCACCTGCTGTATTGGTACAGGCTGTGATGCGCCGTGGAAAGACGGTAGAAGGCTGCGTGATCTCGAACTGGCAGCACGACTCTTGCTTGATTGCTACTCCAAAGAGGTATTTCATGCCTCTTGCTCACTTTCTGGCATATCCCACGGTGGGGTATCATCTTCATTGGTTACAGGTGCCTGCTTGCGCAACTCTTCGCTGACATGCTGTAACTGCATTCGTTTAAGTCGAGAGGCAGCCTGCACTACAGACCTTGCTTGCGTCACTTCGTCACGAGAGAGGATATACATCGCCTCCTCACGGCATCTTAAAACGGCAGGGTGTAACTCAGGAGGCACATCAAGAGACTGATTAGGAACAGGTTTCTGAGCAGTAAAGGCAAGGAGTAATTGGTACAGCATTCGTGTATCTTCTCTCGTAAAATCATCGGGCGCAATAATGCCGCATACGTGAGAAGTAAGGCTTGTTGCCTCAAGGAGAAGCCCAACAAGTAGATCCTCCCAGGTCTGCACGGTCACTTTCTTGTTTTTGCGTACCACCGTTGGATCAGGGTATAAAGCGTGCCCTGTCTTATCCATGAGATCAGATTGCTCCACTTTGGAATGGAAGTGTTCATGACACGATTCGCAAAGCGTGGTTAAGTCATTCAAGTCTTCGCGCCCACGTCGTTGGTATGTGCGATGATGCACCTCTAACTTTTCATTGCTATAACAAAGTCGGCAACGATGATCATCACGGATAAGCGTTTGTTTCCGTTTCTCTGCCCATTCAGGCGTTCGTAAGTACTCGGCATACGGCATACGTGCTAACTGCTCTTTGCGCTGCTCATTAACAGTCAAACGAGAGAACCATTCAGGATCATTCATTATGCAACCTCCTGTATTTCTAATGCCGCCATTGCTAACGCCGTGATACATTCATCACTTCCCATCAATGTAATCTGCACTGCGTACCAGGGACCAGCCTCAATCGAGTAGTACTTGACTTCATCAAGAGTGATATCGGTCAAAGCAGGGAAGCCACGTGAAGAGAGAATGTCAAGGAAATCTCCACGTATCCGATGTTCCGTACACCAGCACATCCCGGCGCAATCTCGATAGACCACCTCTGGTACATCCATCTCAAATTGCTGCAAGGTGTCTTTATCACACCGCATACACTCGCCTGGACGCTCAATCTCTTGTAGTTTTCTCCGTATTTCAGTGATGTTCATGGTTGACCTCTCAAACCGTTAAGGGATAACACATTGTCTCATCCGCTTTGAAGTACAGGGACACCGTACCAGTTGGCCCATTGCGATGTTTTGCTATCTGTAATTCCATCACATTCGAGTTTTCAGAAGGTCGGTTTTCTAGCGCGGCATAATAATCATCCCGGTAAATCGTCAATACCACATCAGCCGTTGCCTCAATATCCCCGCTATCCCGTAAGTCTGAAAGGATCGGGCGTTTGTTGCCGCGTGACTCAACTGAACGTGAGAGCTGAGAGAGGACTATTACTGGCAGGTTAAATTCTTTCGCAAGGTTTTTTAACTCAAGGACAATACGCCCGACCTCATGCACCCGGTTATCGTTTTTGTGCTCCTCTGGCTTGATCAAGCCGAGGTAGTCCACCAGCACCAGATCGACCTTCCCTTGCGTCTGGATGAGGCGGCGCAACTGGCTCCGTATTGAGACAACCGGATTGCCAGAAGTATCATTGATGTAGAGTGGCAACTGTGCAAGGTTCTTTGCGCAAGCTAGAACTGACGCCCACTGATCGCTCTCAATCCATCCACTGCGTAGCCTCTGCATGTCTACCTTGCTTTCCATGCTCATGAGGCGGCGCATCAGTTGCTTGCGTCCCATCTCAAGGCTGAAGACTGCAACGCGTTTTCCCCGGCATGCCGCATTGTAGGCAATGGACATCCCCAGGCTGGTTTTTCCTGATCCCGGTCTGCCTGCCAGAATGATCAGGTCCGTATCTTGCAACCCGCAAAGAGGATTATCCAGGTCGTCATAACCCGTTGGCACACCGGTTATTCTCCCTTTGTTGGACTGCAAAAACTCCAACTCCTTCAGGTATTCTGGCATGAGGTCTGCCGTGGATTGAAATTCTGCATGCGCAGAATACTCTGAAATCCCGTAAAGGATTTCCAGTGACCGTTCAATGGGATCGCCCTCTTGATCGTATCCAGCTTGAGCGATATCAGCCGCCGCCTGAATGACTTTACGCCCAATTGCGGTCCGTCTGACAATATCTGCATAGACCGTCACATCACGAACCGTCATCACGTTTTCCATCAAGTCTGCAAGGTACTTCGGACCGTCATCAAGCGTATCCATCACATCTCGACGGTACAACTCATCAGTGACACTAATCAAGTTGGGGCTTATCCGACGTGTGATAAGTGACCGGTACACCTCGAAGATAGTTCGGTGGGCATCACGATAAAACATGTCAGGGGTGATCGTTTCTGCAATCTTGTCATAACTTCGTGACTGAAACAGGATGCATCCTAACAATGCCTGCTCCGCTTCAAGGTTATGTGGCAATCGAGGCTCTTTCATTGTGCAGCCACTTTCTTCTCGCAACTCTCGCGCATCTCGCGCATCTTACGCTGTAAATCGGTTTCAGGTCGGCGTGTTGTTTTGACGGTCGTATTGCCTACTTGGATTTCAACCTGCTGCACCTCTTTTGGTTTGAGGTCAGCAAGCAGATCCCAGGAGTTAGCAATTGCCTCAAGTTTTACCCGTTTGCCCTGTCGCTTCAATTCAGCGGCTATGAGCAATGCATCCTTGAGCGTTCCCTTGAGCCTGAAAAGGATAATTTTGACACTCGATACTTCCCACTTGCTGAGTGAGCATGGCCCGTAGATGCTCTGATCCCAATTGTCAATAAATTCGAGCACTGGAAGGGTAATACCTTTGACTTCTGGCATTTGATCTTTGATCAACTCAGTGAGCAGGCTAATCCGTTGGCGACGTGCCAACTCTTCAGGAGAAAGTACAGGGTGTTGCTGCACTGCTGGCTTGACTTGTAGGGGTAACGCTGGCTGGTCATACATCAGCACTTCAACCGCTACCGTACCATTGCGGGGGAGATCGCTAGGGATCGGTAAGACTTGCTCAGAAAGTGGCTTCATCGTCGCTTTGCCTTGCTTGCTCGGTTGTGCTGATACGGCTTGCTGGCTATACGACGATGAAGCACTGGAAGAGACAGGAACGAGAGATGCTTGTGTCGATGCTACATCTTCTGAGGTTGAATGTCCCGCCTCTACTGCCATTATACCGGGAGTGCAAGTTATGGGAGGTTGCGCGACCGGATATACCGCTTCACGATGCGAACCTGCCTGAAGGGGATTGGCTTGCGCATCCTTTCCAACTTCAACTCCCTGATCGCTTTGTGGAGCATTTCCTGTCTCAGCAGAATAACTATCGTGAGGATACCCATTGCTAGCATCCAGGTTATCACCAGATTGATCAGTAGTTGCACCATTGCCGTGTGTCTCCTCAAGACTTGAAGATAACTCTGCCTGATTGATTATAGCGTCCTGAGAAAAAAGTGAGGGTGTTTTTGGTTGCGTGTCACTACTGTTGGTTACTACCACACCCTCTCTCGTAGTGTTTCTTGTTACGTGTGTTTCTTGTATGTTACCTGAGGTAACTACCCCCCTTGCTGAAAAGTAACTACCCCCCTGGTTACTCTGAGTAACCACCTCGTTACCTGAAGTAACTACCTCAATGGCTTTTTTAAACCGCAATTTGTAAATGGTTGTGTCCTTACTTCCGGTAATCGCCTCTCGTTTTTCTGAGACAATGCACCCCTTTTTCTCAAGTCCTTTGAGAGAGGCTAAGATGAGGCGATTATGTCCGATACCGCAACCAACGTTGAGCACCTTGCCCTCTTTTGTCTTGATGCCCTCTTTGAACTGGCTGAGTGAAATAGCATCAGCATTCTTGCCAAATCCGAAGGTCCGACGAATGATATACATGAGTACTTTCAGTTCGTTGCCCGTAAGTATTTTGAGGAGGAAGTCAAAAACGTAATCGGGTACGGCTGTCGTTCCTGGTGTGTCAAATCCTTCAAACTGTTCGCTCATGCTACACGCCCACTTTCTACTTTTTTCTTTGCCGTTGGAACGATCAAACTTTGCAATGTAGAGGTATCCCACAAACCATCTTGTGAAGTGGGAGCGAAGCAACCGCAACCGCCCCAATCGTTTTTGTCATAACTGGTATCGCCAGCTTCTAATCTCAATCGGAAATCATGCAGTGAGAGAGGATAGGCAACACCGTTCACACGCTCTCTGAGGATCGTGACGTTTTTTTCCAGGTACGTCCGTATCTCTTCCTCTTTTGTCTCCCATACTGCGTATCGATCTGGTAGCGTGTAGTAGAGGTGCGCCCAATGGGCCATGCCAGCCTTGACGCAACCCCCGCCACAATTATTGTGGCTAAACCCCAGTGTGTAGAGCCTGGGAACTGCAATGCCGATCTTTTCCAGGTACTCTGCAATATCACACTTTTGTACGTAGGGCTTCTCGCAAAGCGGAAACCAGACCGGTTGCGGTGCCAGAGAAGCCGTGAGACGGTCAACACGGTGCATCTCTGTCCAGTCCATACCAAAGACACGAGTGTAGGTTACAGGCGCGTAGCGTTCGTTGAGCACCTTGTCTATCAATTTTCGTTTGAGGATTTTACTGCAAGGTGCCGCGCTTTGCATGGTGATACAGCGCTCGTCATGCATCACTTGCCAGGGTGTACGTCCGTCTGCAACGCGTTCTATGGTGATACCGAAGTAGCGTTCCTGGTCATCAAGGAACCGGTACAGGTCTTCATCTTCAATGAGGGTGTCAGCGAATATGGCGCGTGTGCGTTCTTTGCCGTATCGCTCTAAGGTTCGTCTCAAGGCTTCAAATGAGGTAAGCCCACCTGAGACATTGACAATGTATATCTGTGTATCAGACATCTAACTGTCCTATCTTGACTAACTATCCCATCTACCCTTGACACCTTTTGGCATCTCTGGTACACTGATAGTGCAATACGTTTAAGGGGCAAACCTGAAGCAAATGGAATTATCCTTCAGGTTTGCCTTTAATCGTTTACGCGGGACTCTTCCTCGCTGCCCACTGTTCCAGACGATAGAAATCGTCTGTACTGATTTTGCGGCAGTCGTAGCGTTCCCCATACTCTGCCAACAACTCTAACTCCGCTTCACGCTTCTCGATCTGAGTTGATTGGAACATCTCAACCTTGCCCGTAAACGGGTCGAGGTACGAGACTGGATATATGCCTGGACGGAAGATGTAGTACAGTTTCATCTTTTTCATGCCCCATCTTCTGGATCATAGGCAAACCACCTGATAATCTTGCCTGCATGTACATCCCCTTCCACCTGGACAGACTTGAGGTAATAACCTGCTTCGCTCACAGGCATGGTTTCTTGCTGGCGCAACTGATCGAACATTGCCATTGCTGCTTGATGGGTGAGGATATCACCATTCTGGTTTGTCTCTCCGTAAACCGCAATGATCGTGCAAATTTCTGGCATCATGCATTTCCTCCTTCAAACAAAGTCGACAAGACGGACGCTACTGGCTTTGATGGCGCTATGCCGGTTACTGGTTGTCCAGTAGACCCATAAACGCTCACCCTCCGGCGTCTCCCAGGACCAACGGACAATCCCGTATTGTCTTCCGAAGTGTCTGCACTTCTTGACAACCTTATTGTCTCGTTGATACATACTCGCCGCTTGCCTTTCTGTGTTTCCTTTGTCTGTTATGTAAACATTGACAAATCTCTGTCTAATCGTGTATGCTATGTTGCATACGATGTAACTACCTGATTATACATCAAACGATATTACCTGTCAAGGAAAGAAGGAAGAAAAAGCGATGCCGAGAAAAAGTGAGATGCAACTGAGTCCAGTGGGTGTAAAGATCCATGCAGTTCGCGTGCGTAAAGATATTATGCTAACGCAAATAGCGCGTAAGGCTGATCTACAGTACACTCAGGTGTACCGGATCATGCATGGATTGTCAAACCCATCTTACAGCAGTCTCTTGAGGATATGTAAAGCGCTTCAATGCACGCCCCATGAAACATCCGAAATATTCTCAGCAACCCCGTTTCGTGCTCCTACTCAAGATGAACTGGAATGTGACCCTGTTATTGCTGCCTGAGAGGACTAACCATCCTCTCCATCCCTCCCCTTAAAATACCTGCTATCTTTCTAGTCTACTCGCTTGTTCCAAGTAGGTTTTGAAAGAAGTTCTTTCCCTTTTTTCGGTACGTATACGCCCAACAACCGCGTTATATCCGTGAGGCCAGAGGGTGTCGTGATGGAGAATAGCCCGATATTCTTGTTGCCGCATCTCAAAATGTGTTGCGTAAAACGCGAGTGGCTCTATGCTGAAGTGCTCAATTCCATACTTCAACATATCTTGATAGAGAGGTTTTTGATTGGCGCGGTAAGTTTCTCGACAATGTTGCAACCATCTCTTAGACAATTGGTGCTCGGTGCTTCCAATGTAGAGCATTCCAGTGGCATGGTTGGTAATTTTATAAACGACGAAGTTTTTTCTCATAGCATCTCCTTCGTCATTTGGATAACGGCGTATTCTTTTTGGCATGTAACTCTCCTCGTATATAAGGTCTTACCTCAACAATAAATATATCCGTTACCGATACAGTTGTGAGTGGTGTATAGTAGAGAGAGTCAGCACATCTCTGGGATATGCCCATCGTTTACACAACCACTAAACGATGGGCATATTGCTGTTATCGGTATACTGAGAGCGCAATAGAAATCGTCGCTTCCAAGAGCGCGCATCTGGGAGTGACATTCTGTTTCAACTACTTGTCCCTGAAGACAAGTAGTTCCAGTTCGTCAATGGTGAAGCACACGCCTCCACACGGATCTCCCCATCCATCAGGGCGTACACGCCAGGGGTGCGGGTATCCGGGCTGATAGCTGTACACGTACCCTTCAAGTCCTCTTAGACCGCTCTCAGGCGCTACAATGCGTACTCTGGCACGTAAATCCCTGCAACGGTCGCACTCATCCTCGCTATCGTGTTTCTCGTATTGCCACTGATTGTAGGCTTGTTCCAGTTGCAGCACGCGATGCCCACGCTCTTTGATGGTCAGTTCAATGTGCAAGTCAAGGTCACGCCTGCTGATCGTTCCATCCGTGACTTCTCCCACGTCTTCCCAGTCGTCAGGGATAGCCTCACCCCAACCTTGCAGAATGTTCACAGCCTCGTCTATGGTTATGTGTTCGTTGTTCATTCTTTCTCTTTTCTTCTGTATCGATAGATATCTATCATATAGTACCGTTCTACAGTTTACGCACTTCGTGTACGTTAAATACTATTGTGTAAACGCTCCTCGATAGGCCAGTATCACCAGAGTAGAGATGACCACTGCACCGATGATAGCGACAATGAGGAGGCAAATAAGTTCTTTTCTGCTCATACTTTCAGTATATTTTTGCGCATTGCACATTTGAGAATACTGGTTGCTTCTCGTTGAGATAGATATAGTGGAGGTAAAGGAGAAAGTCTGTATGGTGCAGTGGGTTCTTTTGCCAGTGGTTGCCGGTTTTCTACTTCTTGGTCTCACGGTCCTGATACTCGCGCCGATCTATTTGCCATACGTCAAGCAGGTCGTACGTGCTATCAGGGAGCGAATAGTTGAAATGAAAAATATGTGGAGAGAGTAAATGACGAAATATTGTTCGTATGCTGTTGTTGGGTTTGTGCTTCTCGTTGCCTTATCCTGGTTTCTTGTTGCCAATTTTACCTACAAAGTGGATGCAGGCAAAGTTGGACTGCTCATCAACTACACGCAAAAGGAGAAGAACGGATCGCCTCATGTGACGGTTATCCCTCAATCATCTTTTATCTGGTATAACTCATGGAACAGCCAAGCGGTCTTTGAATATCCGATCGCACTACAAACGCTTACGCTGGTAGCGAACGCTCAGGAGGGACAGCAGCAGGGAGATGACTCAGTAACGTTTGTGACTCAGAACGGGATACCGCTCAAAATAGATGTCACGGTACAATGGCGCGTAACCAACCCGGCACAACTCTATTTCCTCATGCCAGGGGTGCCGCTGGACGGGGATTTCAACCATGACGTCTCCACCAAGCTGGTCAGGCAGAGTGTGATCCATGCCCTCAATCAATCAGGGTCAGCGTACCAATGGCAAGAGGTGTCAAGCCACGAAGACCTGATTGAGAAAAATATGGCAATGGAGCTGTACCCTCTGCTTGACAAATATGGCATTACCGTTGAGCAGATCGCACTCGGTCAACCGCATTACTCTCGACAGCAACAGGCGGCAATTGATAATGTCGCGCGTGCTCAGCAGGAGACACAACAGGCGCAATTCCTCAAGCAAAAAGCGGAGTATGAAGCACAAGCCAATCAGATAACAGCGCAAAGTCAGGCGCAACAAATACGTGTCATTAACGAGCAATTGGCAAAAAGTCCAGACTACTTAAAATATCTCCAAGTGAAGGAGTGGGATGGGCATCTTCCTGCAACGCTCGTCAATGGCAATAATCCTGTCTTCACAGCAAGCAAATAGTTGAGATTGACAGGCAGAAACGGCATGAGCTAAAATACGGTCTCTCATAATATGAGAGACGATAGCACAAGAAAAGGGGTAACACTACCACACCTCCCTACTCCACTTGTGCTATTTTTGTTGGCTTGATGCCCGTTCGAGTATCTCCCAGGGAGGTGTCAAGTCCTTGTATTTGTACTCCCTGTAGTGAGGCACTTCTTCCGTTCCCTCTAAGTGCTCGGCGCATACCAGTACTTCTCGGTACCGTTTCTCCTCAATCCCTGTGAGGTTCTTTCCGGTTGCGCCCACGACCATGCGTCTAAAATGGATAGGCACGATCGAGAGAGGACCGCCAGTTGGCTTGCATAGATTACAGCATCCCATTACTACCTTATTTTTTACTGCCATGTCATGCCTCTCTCAACGCGTTATCTCATAGGTCTGCTCGAAGATGGTACGGGCGATAACTCGCATATCTCCATCCTCTCCTTGTTTTCCATTCCAGGTAATCATTCCACCGTTTGCGTTCTCGCATGTCCAGGTTTCACCCTTTGAGATGAGTGCAAACGGGAATGAGATGTCAAAACATTGAATAGCCTTTGGGTTGCGCATGAGGTAGAGGCGATACCCTTCAGCATCCTCCTCACTTATTGGGTAACGATCTCGCTCAAGTGATTGCTGTGAGGTTGTCCAGCGTTCACCGTCCGGACCTATACAGATACATCGCTCGGTAGTGAGATCGTGTCTGCGTCCCTCAAGATCGTAGAAGAAAGGTTCATATGCAATATCTTCTTCAGTGACTTGTTTTATTTTCGTGGGTACCGACTTGATATAGGGGAGCGAAGTGTACGCACGTAGAACTTGCTCGATACTCAGGACAGTTATTTGATCTATCATCAGGTGTTTCCCTTGTCATACCACGTATAACGGTATCTCATATATGGCTTCAAAAAGTTTTTTAGTACGCACGAAGTCCTTTGTAATGTATCCTTTGGCATCCTCAATTCGTACTTCACCTGTCGCCACGACCTTGTACCGGAAGTCAGCCGTGTAGACTCCAATCTTGTGACCGTTGACGACCAGAGGAAACTTTGGTTGTAGTTCCAGGTCGGTGATTTCACCAGCAACAAGCAGCAGTTTCAACTCACAGTACCGACGCCCTTCAAGCTGGCTAGGGAAACGATGATTGTCAATCGTGACTGGCTTGCTGTTGTATTTCATAATTTCAGCATATTCCTCTTGCGCAAATGGCAAGAAAGTGACCTCCCATAGTTGGGAGGTCTTCAATGTTACTCGTCTTCATCAGTATTGCGTTCAAAGTACGATGGTACTGACTCGAATTGATCGACATGATGGAGCCAGAGCAAGTATTGTTGCTGTTCTGTCATGGCGTCAATTCGTTGCAATTCGTACTCTTCATCCAACGTTGTGCTGTCTTCAGTGTAGGGAGGCATTAGAGTACCCTCCCATGATAGATGTTATCAGCGTCTTCAGCAGACACTAGACCTTCGTTGTAGAAGTCGCCCAACAAGGCCACTTCTACAACATCCTCTTTACAGGGACATGCAGGATCAGTACAAAACTGATGCTCGCTATGGTCATCTGGATTACTGGCAGGTTCGTAGTCCATGTGCTATTATTCTCCTGAATAGTCTATGCGTACGGTTTACGGATTATTCAAAAGAGGCGCAAGAAATTAGCCCTTTCTGCGCCTCTTGCCACAAAGAGATACATCCTCATCAATCAAGCAAACTCCCGTATTTTTGATGCTTCATTGTTGCATGCAACTACGTCAAAGTAGGCATACCATGAATAGGGTGGGAGTTGCTGATGCGGTATCCCTCACGCAGACATTCTCTTGCGAAAGCGCCTGAGTCAAGGAGCGGCGCAATGGGCACGCCGCATACCCTTTTCGACTAAGTGGAAGAGACGAAATCTACCTCTACCCATTGCGGATTGAGATGGATTGACTTTCCTTGATGATCAAAAACGAGCCAGATCAATCCATCAGCCTCATATATACCCTCTTCGTTGCGGACAATGGTTGCCGTCTCTCCTTCGTAGAGTTCTCGACTGCCGACGATCTGTACACGCTGTCCAGGTTCCATGTATTCGCCCTTTCTTGTAGCGGATTATGCCGCCTTTCGCCTCAATCGTTTCCTTTTGTTGATTGAAACGCTTTTGACGGCGCGAATTCATAACTTCGCGTAATATTCAATCGCCTGGGGGATCGCGGCGGCGTTGATCTCGCTCACGTCTCCACCGTCTGAACGCACCTGATTGATGATGCCGAGTAGCCGTTGCAGGCTTGTTACATCGCTTGATCCATTGATGAGATCAGCCAAAAACAAAGCGGTGTTACGATTGACTGCATCCTGAAACGCTTCAGTGGTTGTATCCATGTGTTTATTTTCCTTTTCCTATTTCGAGAGAAGGTCTCTCGTCTCCACTCACTGTTGCCAATGAGCAAGGACGAGAGAGCAGATCGTTACAACCTGCCCACTCGAAAATCTATGTGTTCCATACAAGCTCACTAGGCTTTATGGCTTGCATCCATACATCGGCGTTCTACTTACCACAGTGCCGATCTGAACCGTGAATGTTGCGGCGGTATGATCCCATTTCTCTACCCATTTCAAGGCTACCCATTGCCGTCCCACGGATAGGTATGCCGATGCGTTCAATTAGCCGTTACAATCCTCATCGTAACAGGTCGCATCTAGCAGGAAATAGTGCTTGTCTATCAGGGTTCCCGTAGGAAGTCGTGTGATTGTTCATAACCCCGATATGGTATTCAGTTGGTAAGGTGCAACTGAGGAGAAGCGGGAGCTGTCTGCGACTTGATGCCTAGTAAAGCCTATCTTGCGATGACTTTCAAATCTCCTCAGTGAACTTGATACTATTTAATTATGTATCTTGAGTCCGTTAAAAGTCAAGTGATTTATGACGAAATTTATCATATAACAGAAAATACACAGGAAAGACCTTGTAAATTTACAAGGGAACAGTTATGATATAAAGAGTCAATGAGTTTATCAGCAAATTTCGTCACAGAAATAGAGGAGCAAGAATATGCCAGTAGGAAAATACGTTGCATTAGCAACTGAATTAGAGAAAGATATCCACTCTGGAAAATATGGTCAAGAAGGTGGCTTGCCAAGTGTTATTGAATTGGCCGAGAAGTGGGGAGCGGCTATCAATACGGTGAAAAGTTCGCTGGCACTCTTAGAGGGTAAGGGTATCATCGAAAAGCGAGGAAGCAACTACTACGTCAACAAGATTGATATTGTCATGACGCGGCATGTGCCTGCCGCAACTGCACGTCTGCCGCGTGGTTCCTTTTGTAGAAATATCAGTGACGTGACCGTAGATGCCTTCCCCTCCTACCTTGTAGTAAAGATAGATGCTTCCTCTCCTGGGCAGGCACCACACCGTACACAGGTTTCAGGAGAGTTCGTTGACGGAAAAGAGCGACCAATCATGGTCGCTTCCCGTTACTACCTTCTTGCGCTTACCCCTGAGCAGGTCAACCGACTAGAGGATGCAACTTATGATCCAATGTGGGATGAGTCTGATGTGCCAGTTAGTCTAGTAGCACATAATATATCGTGCGCACGACTAGCCACAGAAGAGGAGAGAACCTTGCTTCATCTCCCTAATCCATCTGCTGTTACCAATCTCTTTGAGGCAATCTATGATGCGCAAGGCAATGTACTCATGGCTCAAGAGGTCGTAGTGTCTCCTGCATACGACCTCCATCATAGATACCCATTCATGAACCGCCCGTAAAGGGTACAGCGATAGATTGACAAATGGACATTCAGCAATTGAGGTAGTTTCCGGACTGCCTCTTTTTTGTTGACCTGACTCTTGTGTCATATCACTGGTAGGTTGCCATAGTCAGGTCTGCCGTTTTCGTATACAAGATGCAGCTTTTCACCAATTGATGAGGTTATCGACAGGTTGTCAAGGGAAAGCTGTCGATAACCTCATCAATTTATAGCACAAGATGCAGCTTTTCTGAAAAACCTGGATTTTAGGAAACGGTCGGGGTATACTAAGAAAAATAGCTGCATTTTGCAATACGGGAAGTGCCAGCTTTACAAGGAAGGTCCGGCATGAGTAGACAAAAGAGTGAGTGGCCCGATAAAACGGAAGTGCCAGAAAGCCAGTATGTTACCGTTACGATGATATCACGGCGTACAGGACTTTCAAGGGCAATTATAAGAGGAACTATAGAACGCGGTGAGTTATCAGGGGTAAAAGTATCATCAAAGTACAATAGTAGCGGATTTGAGTGGAATGTACGATTAGAGGATGCAGAGACATACATACAAAAGCTGGCGCTTGAAGCTGGCGATTTTCCTCAAGAGGCAGAGGAACCACCTGAAAAGCTGGCGCTCGAAGAGGAAAAGCTGGCGCTCCCTGAAAATGTGTCTCCTCGACTCCTCGGCACACCTGAAGAGTGTGGTTGCTGCGGACTAGATACCGGAAATATCTTAGGTGATATCAACGGGCTTACGCGTGAACAGTACGGCTATCTTTGCCATAAGTGCTACAAACTGGTACAGATGTTTCATGCAGATACGCAACGCATGGAAAAGGTGCTTGCTTATTTGAAGATAACACGAAAATAGACCTCCTATGCGGCAAACACGAGAGGTCTTTCCTGGTGTAGGAACCATGTTCATTGTACCAACCAGACAATGAATACAATCAAAAGGAAATGGAATGAAGACAAGTAAGAAGAAGTGGAACGAACCATCAACACCGGTCATGCCTCAGCAGCAAAATGCGTGGCATCCGGTAACAGTTCGAGAACTAAGAGAGCAACGGGAGCGTTTTAATATCGATCCTCCTTTTCAACGGAAACAAGCATGGAACCGTCGGCAATGTCAGCAACTCTATGAGACGATGTTCCAGGGACGACCGATAGGGACACTTGAAGGGTATCGTGAGAATACAGCGATGGAGGGCGGAACCGTCTTTGGTATTATTGATGGACACCAGCGCATTACGGCTATTCTGCGCTTCGTTGATAACAATATTAAAACCTGGACGTATCCTCAAAAGTTGCAACTCTTCCCAGGTTCCGAAGCGCCGAAACAGCCTGGACGATTTTTCAGAGATCTCGATGTGAATGCAAGGAACTACTTTCTTGACTATCGGGTGGATATCAACCTTATCCCAAAGATGACTGACCACGAATTAGTTGAACGGTTCCTTGAGATACAGTGTCATGTGCCGCTCTCGCCTGCTGAACGATTGTATGCCTATCCTAGTAAAGCGAAGGAACTAGCAAAGCGGATCGGCTCACACTTACTTTGGGATGGGTTCTATGCAGGAGAACGGCATAGAGGACAGGTTTTTCAAAGTTGCCTCTGTCTTCTGGCAATTGAACTGCAAGGCGGTATTGCCGATCTACGAGGTCAAAGCGTGTACATCAATAGCCTTGCGTGCGGGAAGCGTGACGATGAGATTACAACCACAGTAGAGCAGAGAGTGAGAGGGCATTTGGATGAGGTGTGTTTACTCTTTTCAGGGATGCAGTTCACTGACAGGATAGCCAGCGTGGTCATGTATCAAGCTGTGATGAAGTTGAAAGAGTGCGGATATCAAATAAAAACAACCGATCGCGGGAAACTGACAACCTGGATACTGAACATCATCAATGAGTCAAAGCAGGTAATGGGGATACCTGTCTATAACCAGCCAATCCAACGCCTCCTTTACGCTTCATCTCAAAAAGTATTCTGGGAACATAACCTGAAAGTGGTGTTGCGGCTAATGGATATACCTGAATCGCAAGAGGGATAATCACCGGGGAGCGACGTTACGTCGCTCCCCTTCTCTTTTTGCCAATTATCAAATCATCAACGCTTGTTTCTTGTATATTGATACTCTTCAATATATGCTTGATGCATAACCATTGTTCAGGTATTGAGGAGGATACGAGTATGTTTGTCGATGGATACGTTCTACTGACTATTTCGATTATGGCGTTCTGGTTTCTTGTGTGGGGGTATACCTGGATATTTTACCCATGTAAATGTCAATGCGGGAAAAGGATATGGACGCGTCGGGCCATGAAGAAACATTTGGCAACGAAGCATATTTGGGATTGACCTGCACCAATGCTACCCTCTCTCTCATCGTGCTATGAGCCTGCTACGGCGTGGCATTATTTTGTGCTAGGCATTTTGCCTCTCTCCATCAGTACAGGCGGTGTGTTGCCTGTTATGTGTCGTGCAATGAGCAGTGTGTATCATGGAAGTATGCTACTCACCATTCTGCAATATCTCATCGATACTATAGCGCTTATCTCCATGTGGTACTGGATACGCCGCTTGTTCAGACCGTTTCGCTGTGGCTGTGGAATGACCTTCTGGACGGTCAAACGGGCGCTTATCCACATGGGGACGACACACCGCTATACCCCTGAACAGCATTAGCACCTCCCTCCAATACGAATATTCCCATGAAAAACTGGCGTCAAACCTGCTAAAAGCCTTGACTTATTGTTGGAAGAGTGGTATTATTAATACATAGAAGAGAGTACATGGTAAATGACGTCGGAGGGCAAAACCTGCTCACTTCGGACGTCATTTACCAGTACAAGAGCGAGAGAAAAGGAAACGAAGATGACAACTACAAAAACCTGCACACGTTGCAACGGAACTGGCACATACAGTTTCAACTTGAAAGATGGCACCGTTTGCTACGGATGTAGCGGGTCTGGTGTGGTTGCAGTGACCTCCAAAGGGAAGAAAATCAAAGCGACTAGCACGCTTCGTAATGCACAGATCGGGGATACGATTGAGGCAGGCAACATTTACGAAGTAATCTCTATCGCCGATGTCGTTGACCCCAAAGCTGGCTCTACTGATATTGCTGATATTCTCAATCATACCCCTTACAATCAACAGGTCATCGGTAAGAATATCGTTTCAGGGAAGTACGCGAAGTTCTATCGCTACTCCTCACAACAGGAGGTGAAATGAACCTTGACCACTACGCTGATCTGACGGACTCGGTAGGAGCTGCAAGCATCCTGGCTAGAAAGTTTGGCGGTTCCTACTCAGTAGAAGCGTTGCGGCAACTGGTAAAGAATGACAGGATCAGGTGTTTGATTTTCGAGGGCGGCGTACTTACTGAGAGGCATCCAGGCAAGAATACCAGGGGAAGAGATGTATTCTTTCTCAGGAGTGACATAGAGGCGTTAGAGCGTCCCAGGCGAGGACGACCGGAAAAGCAAGTATAGCAATTGGCAAGTATCAGGAGTGGGATAACAACCCACTCCTTTTTGTGTACCTTGCAAAGAATACTAGTATCTGCCTGCTATACTAGTCTCAGATGCACAATGGACGAGAGGAGATATTTTATATTGACTCAAGATCAAATCATGTACCTTCTCATTCTCCTGAGCACGCTCTTGTCCTGTTCCCTCTTGCAAATCTATCAGACGGAAAAGCAACTTGACTGCCTGATAGAGCGGCAGAAAGAACTACAACGCTTGCTCACACCACTGGATGAATATATACGTTATTGTGAAGCAGTGGAAGAAGAGTATAGCGATGAAGGGTTTGAGGAGTATCTCCTTGAGCGAGGTCTATCTTTACCTGTATGGAGATATGCACTCATGAATTATAGAGTTACTGTTGAAAGTGGAAGGGAATCATCATGAAATCAACTGAGCAAGAAGAAATTAAGCAATTCGTGGAAAAGTTTGGTCCTGGTGCAAGAACTTGGCAAGAGCAACAAATATGCCGTATGCTCCAACTTGGCATCTCTCCACCGCACCATCTGGAAATGCGGGTGAGAGTGGAAAAGGGGGATCTCTTTGAGATGGTACAGGATGCAGCAAACTTGTTCCTCTCCACTTTTTACCTGTATCCAACTTCTATCGCGCTTCATCCAACGGTTGCATCCTTGATGGAGGTAGCAGAAAAGACGGTTACGGCCACGCTACGCAACACTGCAAGCGACTTCACTGAGAAACTGCTAGGGAAGGGTTTCACGGCGCGGTCTATTCACATCGAGAAGGATGATAGTCTGCAACTATACGAGTGTGCTGTGCGCTTCTCTTTTGACGTTGATAAGAACATTGATACTATTTGCGATGTCATCATGCGTTCCCTGGAAAACATGCAATGATCTCCTTCAATCCTACATGCTACGTAGACACACAGAGAAGCCTGTAGGTCAGGGTGATGATACAATGCTCTATTATATCAATCAAGATACGATAACAGGTGCTAGTGCGCGTCTATAGCACAGAAAGTAGGGTGCAGAGAATGGCAATCAGTGTTTGCTCAGGGTGCAATGAAGTATTCAACTCGGTGGGAGCGTTTGACCTGCACAGAGTCGGTACATATAGCCGATTGCTGTACAGGGAACGAGCTGATGGGACATTGAGTAGATCTGTTATTGGTCGCTCTACCTTTGCACGACGTTGCCTTTCGTCAGGGGAGATGCTGGAGAACGGGATGCTCAGGAACGAACGGGGCAGATGGATCGGACAAGAATACAACGGACCTGCCTACAAAAAGAAAGTGGAGGAGAATCATGTCAGAACTTGAAGAAGATATTCTTGCAACATTACGATGCATTGTGAACGCTATCTTACCTGTCTTGCAACAAGCCTATAGTGCCTGTTATCTGGTGTATCGTGATACCGGTATGCCCTATGGAGATACGTTTGATGGATGTATGCAATGGGTACGTGAGATGCTACAACGCGATGGTAATGAGCAAGAGATTGAACGGATACGGCAATTGTATGAGGCAATAAGGGGTATACAGAAAGTGGAGGAGGAAGTCACACATGGATGAAACAATAGAGCATTCACACGAGATGCAAGATCTACACAATGAGGCAATCAATACCGTCTATCGGTTTATTGCGATAGACACCAGTCATATCATCGGACCTGATGCGCTTTTCCATTTGGGTTTGTATTTTGCTGGTGTTCAAGGGTTGATTAGGAAAAGTAGTGAAGGGCGATATGGGAACAAAAGAAACCTATAGCATTGTGGAGGCTGCCATGTATCTGGGCCTCACTGAAGGGAACACGAAACCAATCTACGCAGCAATCTATGCCAACAAGATACTCGCGGTAAAAGAGAACGTAGGCGGGAAAATAGTCTGGGTGATCGATGGAGAAAGCTTAGCTGAGTACAAATCACAGTTAGGAAACGGGCCACGCAAGAAGCCTGCTGAAGTCGCTGTACAGGAGAAGCAACCGGTACCAGTAGCGCATCCTGTCCGAAGAGAGGCACCCGATGATAGTACCTTGCTCCCTCGTGCTATCACCTCACTCTTTCAATTCTTGTCTGACCACCATCTATCCAACGATGTGCGATCGATACAGAAAGTAGTAGAACACTTGCATATCTGGGAAGTACAAACGGCAAACACGCCTGTACAAATTGTCATTGCAGGTGAACGCGTAACCGTCCTGGCAGATGAGTACCAACGAGAGTTAGAGGCACAGGTGCAGGAGTTGAGAAGCCACCTGAGAGAAGCAGAGACGCGCCTGTCCTACTATACACGCAAGGCACAGGAGCGAGTGTTGACTGAGTATCACTATCCCCTCACGGTCCTTGTGGAGTCACACGTTGATGGTTTTCTGGTATGGTCCAAACAGTTTCCCTTTGCCGCAAGGGGGCAAACAGAGGGGGAAGCGTTGGCCGCATTCAGAAGGATGATCTGGGGCTACGCATCCTGGCTACGCACGCATGAGAGAGAGTTAGCGAATGGGATGCGAGAGCAATTTGGAATGCTCAAGAATTTGCTCGTTGAAGATTAACCTACCCTTGATGCCATACATAATCCACTGTGTGTATGTCCGTACTTCCTTCAACAATTGGCATCAAGGGTAGTTACTGCTACCAGCGGTGGCGTCTGTGATGGCGGTGGCGTCTTCTATGACGCCCGTACTCGTCGTAATCCCAATACCATCCATCGTCGTCGTCCCAATCGTCGTCTCCCCAATCACGACGATACCCGCCTGTAACTTGAGCCAGTTCTGTATCGCTTAACTCAAGCATTTCATATGTTTCTTCCATCATTTTCTCCTTTTCAAAGTGGGGGATTCTCCTCTTCTCTTCTATTAGGAATGGAAAGGAAGAATCCCGTCTCAGGTATTCGCTGTCTCTTTTCGAGACTCCTTATAGCATACACAGCCATATGCCAAATGTCCATTGAGCATCTGTCAATTTATGAATAAGACGCCCACAACGACGGTACGCATCCTGTAATCCTGGGGTGTTCTTCTGTATGATCTGCAATGAAGGAGGCTGTATTGTGGCTGTCAGACGGTTATCCTTGTGCTGTAAGCCAACAGAGGCTTACACGTCTCTTTTATGAGACATCAAACTTCTTTGTCTTTCTCTTGCCAGTGAAGCACGGTCAACCTCGAACGTTCCGTGTTGAGGCAAGTGTTTGTGTCTGTGCATTCAAGCGTAAGGTAGCGACAAACAACAAGAAACCACCTATCAGTAAATCTGAGCGACAACAGAGATAGGTGGTTCTTTGTTGTAATTAATCGTCGTAATGGCTCAAAGGCACCTCGCAATCTAGGACGTATACATGCTACAAATAGTATAACATGTTTGGGCTTTTCGTCTTGTGCGTTCTTTTCAACCATTTCCCCTTTTGCTATACTGATAGAAAAGTGTGTGTGAGGTGGCAATGCGCAACCATCAATTCGAGATCCCTGAACAGGCTGCAAGTCTCCATATGAGAGAAGTTATTCTTTGGACGAATGGCAACTGTATGGTTTTCGACGATAAGGGGCAACAGATGTGTGAGTTCCAGGGGATATTTGAGAATGCTGCTCCTCGTATCAATGCGGTCTTTTCTGGCAACTGGCAGTACGGGGATTGGAGACGTGGGATCATACAAAGTGTTCCATTTGAGCAGGTAATGTTCACAGAGAATGGAGTATATCGGTGGACATCGGAACCGTGATAGTGTTTGCCGCATCTGTGGGTTTATTTATCTGGCTGGTAGTCA